ATACGGTCTCTAAATGCGGTGGATCTTGCGATCGCAATATTGTGTAAATAAAAAAATAAAGCTCCCTTTCAGCGGGAGCTTCCGTTCGTTTGGTATTTAAGCCGCTTCTTCGCAACTTCGAATAAGCAGTTTACGTGCTCCAGGCCAAGCGCCGACTCTGCAAAGAAGCGCTATGATCGCATATACGGATATGTCTTTATAAGTATCTTCGATCGATTCGTTCTTCGCTTCCGAACCATGCAATGTCAAATTCATCAATCTTTCGAATTTATCGTTCATTCGAATTATCGTACCGATCTCGCCGAATTTAGCTATGTTACCTGGACCATAATCCAGTTGCTTAGAGATAAATATTTTGGTCAATTCCAATTGGTTCTCTAAGAAACTGTAAAACAAATCTTGCTGTTCTTTCGTGCAACAGTCTATTTCTTCCAGTATTCCAAAAAGCTTTTCTGCAATTTTGTTTTCCGGCATGAGTGAATTACTCCTTTATTCTATCAACTTTTCTGGTTACAAACTTTACGGTCAATAATTCAAACGCATTATTTTCACGACGAGCTACGACGGTTTTTCCGACGAAATTCTTCGAATCGAAGATTATTTCGTTGTACAGTTCGTAATCTTTATTTACAAACGCGCTGAATACTTTCCCGTCCTTATCTTCAACTATCAGACTTGTTAACACATTGTCTTTGGCTTCGATTTCCTTTATGCGCAGGTTGAATCTGTCGTGGTCTTTTACTAAGAGCAGTCCGTCTGAAGGTCCTTCGATGTAGGGGGCTGAAGTGTTGCGAAGAACTATCGAGTCGTGGCCAAGCCGGTAGAAGGATTCCAGGCACATCATCACTGTGTGCTGATTGATTATCACTTCGTATCCTTCCGAGGTGTTGCGGACGGCCGAGTCTCGAAGCACTTCTTCGTTTTTCAAGAAGAAGGTTTTCCGCTGGAGGGATCTCTGGTAATATGGGATCGACGGGGACGACACATAATCGGTTATGTAAATCAATGAGTTGCCGGCGGTGAAAGGTTCCTCCTCGTTAGCCGTCATCAATTCGCCTTCGAGAAAGAACGGAGTAATCACGGGTATTCTGGACAGCGTTTCTTTCCAGGCCTCTTCGAGTTTTTCTAGCCGGCGTCCGCTCTGCGAATATATAGAAAAGCCGGAATCGAATATTATACGGCATCTCGGGCCTTCGTAGCACGGAGTTATTACGTAACCCTTTCCGTATTCGACGAACTCTTCGCCCATCTTCGTGTCTTTGTAAGTCATGAACCCTATCATGCTTTACCTCTTAAGTCGTCGAGGATCGTCTTCGGAAGTGTATCGCACAACTTGCCTGTGGCTAGCGCCCTCATGAAGTCGGATATTGTGTCGAGCATGTTTTCCCTCAATTCGACTGCTTCCTTTTTCGTCGAAAAGCAGACTGCGTATCTACTTGCGCCGATCAGCTCAAAACAAAAAGCTCCCGATTCCTCTTTCACAGTCGTAATCGCAGTTATATGCGGAATAATCACGTCGATTTCTTTAACCCGGCTCTCTTCGTACGACGGTAATTTCAATATTCCAAACCTTGACATGTCATCACGCTCCTTCAAAAAATAAACCGCCGTCAGTATTATGAATGTGACAGCGGTCTATAAAATTCGGAACGGTTCAATCGAACTCTTCTTCTTCGATCGGATTGGTCTGCATCTTTATCTGCATTAGAATGTCTGGATTCAAGATTCTGGTCTTTCGTGTTTTCAGGTTGATCTCTTTCCTGGAAGAGTCGGCGTAAACTATCCTGATTAGCTCCATATTGCCCGAGAATGGATCGAAAAAGTATTTTACGGTGCATTTGTCCTTCCTGATAGAAACTGCGTTCAAACCGTAAAATACGCAGTAATTTGCGCTTGTTCCTGCCAACAGCCGCCGAAATTTTATGTACGGCATATCGCCCATGAAATTTGCTTTCGCCGTTTCGTGGATTTGCTTGTCTTCTTCGCTTGCGACGAATAATGGCCCAAACGAGAATCGCTGCGTGCCTGTGAGCTCGTATTTGATCGGGACGAGCAATTTCAATTCGGTTATTTCATCGTTCTCGTCGTTCATGCGGATCGTGCCGACGAGTTCTATATCCGACATCACAAGTCCGTCGGCGGCGAAATCGTTGGTTATCTTACTTACGCACGTTCCTATATCGTCGAGAGAATCGAAGTCTCTTTTCGGCAGCTTTACGCTTCCGTCGAGTTCGAACAGTGTATCGTCGCCGTTTATAACGACAAGGCAGTATCTAGTTTTGCTGTGCTTTTCCTTCACTTTGGCCCCTCCCTTTTGACCAGATAATAGCAGAAAGTTCTGCCAATAAAAAACGGGCCTTTCGGCCCGCTCTTAATTTCTCTCTAAAATTCGATTATTGTTGAAGCTTTCACGCTGAAGGCAAACACCGGAACGATATCGAATTTCGCGGCTACGTCGAGGAAATCGAACAGCTTCGTCTCAACATTCGCATATACGCTGTAAGTCTCGTCGAGCAGATAATATCCAGCGCCGACAAATGCGTCGAATTCCAGCTTTGCCAATTCGAACTCCGAACCGAGCTTCACTACGCCGGACACATCTTTCTGATTCGCAATGAAATCGCCGAGTAGGTCGATGCCGAACTTAGCATCTGTATAATGACCTGTTCCCAGCTCTGCGAACAGTTTGAAGTATTCCGGTCCTATCGCGGCGGATTTGTAGTGGAATCCTAGCGTAGGAGTGGCGAACGAGCTGAGCGGCGTGTCTATGAAGATTCCGACTTTAAGATCGCCGAGTTCCCTGCTCATCTTGGCTATAGCGTCTATGCCAAGAGTGTTGTCTTTTATCAGGTATTCTCCGACGATATCGAGCGTCAGGGCATCGAGGCCAAGGCCGACAGCCAATTCAGCCAGGTGTTCTCCGTCGCTTCTGTATGTAAAGGACGGAGCTATGGTTACAGAGAAAACCGACACTACCAGTACGAAGACTACTAAGAACGTTACGAGCTTGCGCATTTGAACATTACCTCCCGTTTGTTATCGTCTTTTTTTGCTTCAGGTTCCAGTCGAATACTTTGAACTCGATCCCGTCGTTTTGCTTGTCGAATGCGTCGCGTTCAAGCGGATTGTTTGCGTACGCCATTTTCCAGTTTCCGTATCTCACAAATCCTTCGAATGCCCCGAACACGTAGATCATAAAATGACCTATCGGGGTTAAAACTGCCTGGTTGCAGTAATGCTGGTACTCATGTCGAAGGTATTCGTAGTCGTCTTTGTGGTTTTCTTTGACTACTATTATGGGTCCACACGAAATAGCTCCGGCTTCCCCGGCTATCGAATAGATCTTTTCCGTCGTTATTAGTATCGGGTCGTTTGTCAACATGAATGCGGAAACTGCGAAGTTTATTGCCAACGCGATGTAGGTTAAAAGAAGAAACTTGTTGTTGATTAAGTTTTCCAAGTTATTCCCTCCTCATCGAAGGAATAACTTCGAACGAAAAATTCATCGTTCCCTAAGATCTTAAGATCTTAAAGATCTTATATCGTTATAAACATAGTTAGAGATCTTTGCAAAGCCATGCCAGTCGTCGAAAAAGCTTTCGAAATCTGCGAGATCGACGATAATTAGAATCGTTCCAATGTTCTATAAAAAAGAACTAATTTATAGAACTTTCTGAGCAATGTTCTATAAAAAAGAACTTCTATGGATCAGAATGTTCTATAAAATAGTAGTTCTATAAATCAGAATGTTCTATAAAAAAGAACTTCTATAAATCAGAATGTTCTGAAATATAGAACTTCTATGGATTAGAATGTTCTGAAATATAGAAGTTTCAAACGGGACTGTTTGCGTACTTTTTCATGCAGCGAGCGGCGACTGCCGAGATGAATTCGTCGTAGGTTCTTATTTTCATTAAATCCAGATATGTGCGTAGGTTGTCTTCCGAGCCGGCCATTTCCGAGATAACCGTCTTTATCTGTCCGAGGTTGAGGTTTGGTCCGTTCTTCTCCCTCGTTGTGGTATTGACTCTGTCGAGGATATGGAGTAAGGTGTGGCCGAAGATATCGTCGAAAGCAGAACGTTTCGGTTTTATCGTGTTGGTTTCCTGCCGTTTGACGTCGTCGGTTTGAACTTCTTTCGATTCCATGTACCAGGCTTTCGAAGGGTGAACCCACTCGATATTGCCATTCGATATAATCGGCACGTGAACGACGTATCGTATCTTTCGTACCGATCTGCCCCCGCCTTTCAACGGAAATCTTTCGAATTCCTCTATCATTTCGTTTTCAAACAGGCCGTCCATTACAGCTTGAATATTGTTCAGGGTAATGCCGGTCGCTTTCGATATCATGTTTTTGTTCACAAATGGAGTTATTCCTGTCGGAGGGTTTTCTTCGTACGGTTTAAGTCCATAAGCGAGCGAATAGAGATAAAGGTATCCTCGCATCGTAGCCGTCGGTACATCGTGGCGCATGATTATGGTTATCAAGTCTGAGGGTACGCGCGAGAAATTGGATTTGAACGAGTATTCTATTTGTGTCTTCTTGACTTCGCCTTTCAGTTCGTCGAGTCTCTGCTCCACATCGTCTATCTTTTTGTGCATCTGTTCGATGATTGATGCGTGTTTCTTGCTCATTTCGTCCACTCCTCGAATTCCTGAATGAACGATTCCCATTCTTCGATGGCGGTAGGGAAGCCCCGCTGCCTCTCTTTTCTTCTCTCGGGAGCGAACGTCGAAACGGCTTGCCTGGCGAAGAAGGCACGTGGATAAACTTTCAACCTCGGAATGATCGTCTTGAACGCATCGTTTCTCGTCGTGATTCTCTTCGCCATGTCCATGTCTTCGGTAACTGTCCTGTTTATCATGCTAGCAAGGAACTTGAGCTGTTTGCCCGCTATCCCGTAATGGTTCATCAGCTCGTTGAAACCCACGATACCCTGCCACGAGTGCATCGATGGGTCTAACGGTACTATTATGTGTGTAGATGCCAACAGTCCAGACACAAACATGTATGAAACGGACGGGGCATAGTCGAGTATGATGTAGTCGAAGTCGTTCATAATCGCCGATTGAGCTATGAGCTTCGAGAGATAATCGTACGGCTTGTCTGCAAACGCATACGATTCCTCCACGGCAAGCAGTATATCGGTAGATGGAATAATGAACAGATTTTTTATCTCGGGTATTCCGACGATGAGGTCGTCGAGAAGAACCTTCTTCGTCAGGATACTGCGTATACCCTCTTGCATTCTACTCCCGTAAGCAAGGGTCTCGGTCAGGTTCGCCTGCGGATCTGTGTCGATGAAGAGAACGGAATACCCCTTAGCTGCCATCTCGAGACCTAAAAGGCCGCACAGCGTTGTTTTTCCTACGCCTCCTTTGAAGTTCGAGACTGAAATTATAGCCATTTCCATAACCCCCTTCGCCGCGAAAATGCCACAGCGAGAGTATAGCATAGAACACGAATAAATCGCTAATATCGTATATAGATAACATCGGACGTTCTCTAAGCGGCGATATATCTACGGAAACGCAGCCGGCGAAGCAGGTTGAACGAAGTTATAAAACATAGAACATTCTAAATAATAGAACATACTAAAATGTAGAACATGCTTTAATATAGAATGTTCTACAAATAAGAATATTCTACAAATCAGAAAGTTCTACCGATCAGAACATTCTAAAAAATAGAATAAAAGAAAACCGCCTTTCGGCGGCTTTTCTACATGTTTGTACTTACGATTCGTTCGATCCCGTCGCAGGTGACCACAGGGCTCTGCCAGTCTTTGTCCGCGGTTCCTGGATAGGTAACATAAGATGGCAAGTCGTTTGGGTTTATAACCAGCGGGACGATGTTGTTCGATTCTAGGCGTTTAATTCGTTCTTCCAGTTCTTTAATCTTCACCGCGAATTCCATGTGCTTGCAAAGATTGTTCTGTCGTTCCGACTCCAATGCCTGTGCCAATTCTGCGAGAAGGTCTCGTTGGAATTCTCTCAAGTACAGCGAGAGGCATGTATCGCTGCAAAATTCGTACGTTTTGTCTCCTATTGTCAGGACGTGCTTCGCATTCTCTTCAATTTCGCTGTAGCACTTATCGCAATACACCTTTGTTTCTCGCATGCTCCTCACTCCCTTCTTGTTCGAATAGTACATCTGCGCAGGAAACATAAATTTATCCGATTTCTTCGTTGTTAAAACAGTATCTAGGAGGTTGATTGTGTTGAAGAGAGAAAATATTTTGAGGTTTGCTGGCGGCGGTCAACATTTCGTTATTCCTATATCGAAGATAGCCATGGTCAGGAGCTACGAGAGTAAGAGCGCGGACGACCGGCAAAGACATTTTACCGAGATCGGATTGCTCGACGTTCGCGTACTGGTTATCACCCACAAGTGGTTAGAAGATATGTCGAGGTTCAACGTGTATTTGCACAACGAAATGCTTAACAATCACGACGAATTGTATTCCGGCGAAGAGAGGCAGTTCGACTTTCAGAACGTGGAGGTACGTTGAATGCTGAACGAGTTGGGAGTAGTGATACTGAAAGACGATTTTTCCGACGCAGAATATGCCGTTAGCATAGACAAAATCAACTACATTGCCAAGAGCAACGACGTCTATTATGTATCAGCAGAAGCGTTTGAGGCAAAGGCGCTCGATATTTACACCGGTGGCGCAAGCAGTCGAATAAGGTTGAGCTACAGCAGTCTCGAAAGGCGAGACGAAGTGTTCGACAAAATAGTCGCCGAAATGAGATATCCATTCGTAGGGAGGAAGGAAATATGCCCTGGTACATAAACTCTATGGGCGATGCCCACAACCTGTCTAACGTCAATTCGCTTATCGTGTCTTCTAGTGAGAACACTATGGCGTCTATCAAACTTCCCGAGAGCGAAAAGCAAAAATATTTCGATGGATACATGATCGTTGCGGAATTTCACGGTACATGGCAGGTACTAGAATTCGTCAGTGAGTACGACGAGGGTAAAAAGTTAATCTCATACATACTCTCTCGCGTAGGTAAAGGTCCGTCGGATGTCGTTCGATACGAAGAAACCATTCCGATGCTTAAGTAATAAAATGCAAATTATATTACATAGACGCGATCAACTGCATCTCCCCTTAGAAAACAACTTCGAGCGGCCGAAAGGCCGTCTTTTCTTTCTGGTTGGGTTCTCTACGTAATAAATGGTATGATATAGTCAACTTTTATTACACAAGGGGCGATACGATGAATGGAAGGCAGTTCGTCGAACCGATAAGGTCGAAGGCGGAAATAAACAGGGTGAAGGACGCGATGAAAGCAGACGGAAACGTGAAGATGCTCGCGCTCTTCACTCTCGGAATAAACACGGCGATGAGGATATCCGACCTTCTCTCCCTTCGCTGGGAAAATATCGTCCAGAGAGGGAAGATACAGGAGAAGATTCAGTACAAGGAAGGCAAGACCGGGAAGCGCCGGCAAATAGTATTCTCCAATTCAGTCAGGACTATCCTGGGCCAGTTGCACAATCTCGAACACGGGGAGTACGTCTTCAGCAACGACGTCGATAGGTACTCCGACGAAGAAAGGCCTCTCACTTATGTGAGCGTTTACAGGAAGCTGAACTACTACATAAGGGAGAGGGCCGGAATAGATATACGGGTTGGGTGCCACACTCTGCGGAAAACGTTCGCATACCACGCGTTCAAAGCCGGTTACGATATCTATATCATACAGAGCCTTCTGAACCACTCGACTCCAGCGGTAACGAAGAGGTACGTATCACTCGCGCAGGACGAGCTGGACGGGGTGTACCTTGCCGTCGATCTATAAATCGTACGCCTTCGTCACGAACTCGCAACTGGAACGGTCGAGATAGAACGATACCACAGTTTCGTCTATCAGCATACATTTTCTTATCGCCTTCAAGGTGAACTCGACGTATTCTGTAAGTGTGTCTATGTCTTGGATCTCTGGTTTGTACTTGAATCCTTTATACCGCATCTCCACTACTGGTTCCACGTTATCCGGAAAGATCGAGTTCGTCGTAACCATGGTAACTTTGCCGGCTCCGGTTACGAGAATAACGTTTCCGCCGGCTCTTTTCAACTCGGAAGTAACCAATTTCGCCAGTTCCGAACAAATTTCGTCGCTGTAATCTATGGCCTCTTCCATCTCTTTACTCCGGTCGAACTAAAGAACAGTAAGCACATGGCTATCTCGAGCGCGAATAGCTTCCAGTAAGAAAGGCCAAACTCGAGCGAGAAGACCCATTCGAGTATCTCGACGACTATGAACATCACGAACGGCCCGATGACAAAGGCAAAGAATGCCACAAGAAGAATCGCGATTACAATTAAATGTATTATGTTATCGGAAAAAGGATCTAGTTTTAGAAGCACGAAGCTCTACCTCCTCAGTTGTATGTGGGCGCATATTTCAGTTGCGGCTTAACCAGCACGACTCCGCTGTCGCTTTCCTCTACGTTTCCGAATTCCTCGAGCATCGTCGAATAGACGTGAGAATTCGGCGAATACATGTCGAAGTACATTGAGCAATGGCCCGTATAGACCTTGCTTATCGCTGCGGCTACGGCAGGAGATCTCGACGTTCCTCCGTCGCAATGGACTATGAGAAGTCTTATTCTGCTTTCCACCGACTCGACAAAATTCCATATCTTCCTCGCGTCGGATCTGTCGAAGAGTTTGTGCGGGCAATCGAACGTCTTCCTGTATATATCACCAAAGGCTATCTGAAGGCTTCCCACGAGGTTGTTGTCCTGCAATGGCATAGGAACGAAATCTTTATTCGAGTTAGCGATAGATATTATCGCGTATCGTACTTTCGGTTTAACGTGCCGGATTTGATCTCTCGTCATAACTTCTATCAAAAACATCGAAATCCCTCCTTCGACAAGATTATCTGTCTGTGCGGTGTGGATAAAAATAGTCTCGGGTTTGCGTTTGCGCAAAAAAAAGAGACTACCTCGCGGCAGTCTCTTTTCGAACGGAAGAGCTATATGTGTATTTTTCTGGCTATCTGGAGAAAAGCGTTTACGAAGCCGAAGCACGACGGCGCGAAGCCGTTGTAATTGAACACGACGTTTTCTCCTTCGAGAATGAATATCGCGCAGAAGTCGTCGGAGCGTTCCACCCTGTAAGTGTAGTGCTTATTGAACGAATCGTTGAACTTTTCTAGTGCCTTTTTCAGGTCGTTCTCTATGTTGGTGAACGCCGTGTTCATTTCGTGTTCGTCGAAGTTGTGAACTACTTTTGCCTGTGTCATTGTCCCTCCTTATATTCCACGGTATATTACCTCGCCCACCTGTTCGGAAAGGATATTTCCGAAGTGTAAAAGCGTTTCGGAGTTGTACGGTTCGACTGAGGAAAATTGCGTCTTCCTGTATTGCTGTACGGCTACCCTCTTTGCGCCTTTGAGTGTCTTCGCTATTTCTGCGAAATCGCGTTCTTTCACGTAGTCAGGAAACATGGTTATTCTAAATTCGTATTCTTCGAATTTCTTCATTTCTTCTATGCTCTTGAGATATGTTTCGAACGTGATCGAGCTGAAGAGCGAAGTATCCAGGCCTTTGAAATCCATAGCTATGTAATCTATGTGCTTTCGAAGGGCAGACATTATTTCCGGGCGCGAACCGTTCGTATCAACTTTTACAGCGAGCGATAGGCGTTTGAGTTCCAGCACGTCGTTTATGAGGTCGTCGTGTATAGCAGGTTCGCCGCCGGTTATGCACACGGCTTTTATGCGCGTGAGGCTCTTTAAGACGTTTATAACGTATTCGCTCGAATAATCCATCGTCGTCAGGTTCGGTATCTTTCCGCTCAATTCCGGGTTGTGGCAATAGGCGCAGCGCATGTTGCAACCGCGAGTGAACAGCGTGCTGCATATCTTGCCGGGGTAATCTACGAAGCTGGTCCTCATCAGCAACGCATAAAACATTCGGATCACCCTCACTGAGCCTGAACCATCAGGTTGTATTCGAGCCGATTTTTGAACTCTTCCTGTTTCCCGTTGTTCCAGTTCTGAATGGGCCTGTAATAACCGGTTATTCTGGAATAGACTTCTGTGTTGGAACCGCAATACTGGCAGCTCCACTGTTCGCCTGCGAGATAACCATGATGCGGACAGATCGAATATGTTGGCGAGATGGTCAGATACGGTATTCTGAAGTTCTCGAATACGACTTTCACTAGATCGACCGCGGTCCTCCAATCGTCTATCCTTTCTCCGAGGAAGGCGTGGAAAACCGTGCCGCCTGTGTATCTTGTCTGCATGTCCTCTTCGATAGTCAAGGCTTCGAAGACGTCGTCTGTATAGTTGACTGGAAGATGAGTAGAATTCGTGTAGTACGGAGTGTATGTGCCTGCCGTCTTTATGTCGCCGAACTTCGCTTTGTCGATTTTCGCGAGGCGATAAGCCGTCGATTCGGCCGGCGTCGCTTCGAGGTTGTACAGGTTGCCAGTCTCTTCCTGAAAATCGACGAGTACGTTTCTCATGAAGTTGAGCGTTGTAAGGGCGAAGTCGTGTCCTTTGTTCGATGCTATGGAGTCCTTTATCCATTTCGCATTCGCACAGGCTTCGTTCATTCCGACAATACCTATGGTCGAGAAATGGTTATCGAAGTTTTTGAGATACCTGCGAGTGTATGGATACATTCCCATTTCGTTCCAGTTCTCTACCGCTTCTCTCTTCTTCTCGAGACTGTTTTTGGCAAGATCCATCAAGTTGACCAGACGGTAGAAGAAGTCGGCCTCGTCCTGCGCGAGGTACGCTATTCTCGGGAGGTTTATGGTTACGACGCCGATCGAGCCGGTGAACTCGTCGGAGCCGAAGAGGCCTCCTCCGCGTCTTCTCAATTCGCGCCTGTCCAGTTGAAGTCTGCAGCACATGCTTCTGACATCGTCGGGATTCAGGTCGGAGTTTATGAAATTCTGGAAGTAAGGCGTTCCGTACTTACTGGTTATCTTGAACAGCTTCTCTATGTTGGGATTGTCCCAATCGAAGTCTTTGGTTATGTTATAAGTTGGAATCGGGTACTGGAAACCACGGCCGTTGGCGTCGCCCTCTTCCAGGACCTCAAGGAATGCACGGTTGATTATATCCATCTCCGGTTGACAATCGCCATAAGTGAAATTCGCTTCTACTCCTCCGACGATGGCCGTAACCGACTTCAAACTTTCAGGTACAGTCCAGTCTAGCGTTACGTTGGTGAAAGGCGCCTGCGTTCCCCATCTGGAAGGCGTATTGACGCCGAAAACGAAGGACTGGATATTCTGCTTCACTTCCTTCAGAGAGAGATTGTCTATCTTCACGAAGGGGGCCAGATACGTGTCGAAAGACGAGAAGGCCTGTGCACCGGCCCATTCGTTCTGCAAGATACCCAGGAAGTTCACCATCTGATTCACCAGGGTCGAAAGATGCCTTGCCGGCGTCGAAGCGAGTTTTCCGGAAACTCCGCCGAGTCCTTCTTGAATGAGTTGGCGCAGGCTCCAGCCGGCACAGTAACCTGTTAGCATGGAGAGATCGTGAATGTGGAAATCCCCTTCGCGATGGGCCTTCGATATTTCCGGCGAATATATTTCGTCGAGCCAGTAATTGGCCGTTACCGTGCCGCTGGCGTGCAATATGAGACCGCCGATCGAATAATTGACCGTCGAGTTTTCCTTCACTCGCCAGTCCTGTTTTCCGATATAAGAATCTACGATGCTTTTCGCTTCTAGTGGCATAATGACCTCCTTATTTTGAGAGAGCAAAATCTAGCCGGGGCAAAGAATCTCGGCCTATAAGATAAGTACGATTCAGGTTTTATATTTGGGAAAGCACTCTTTCGTAAGCCTCCTTGTCAAGGAATAACTGAATATACAATATCTGGTACCGGATATATCAGACTATACCGACGGCGTCGAAGGAGTTGAGATCGACCGAGACCGCGTCGTTTCCAATGATCTCGATAAACGCGTCGTGCATGAATTCGTCGATTGCCTCGGCCTCTTCTAACGTTGCAATACGTATATGTATTCCTCCGTCGGCAGATTTTCGCCACCAGAATCCTACACCGGTCTTCGAATTGACAGACAGCGCCTCGATCTCTTCGTGCCTCGAATATCTGAAGGCTCTCCGGGATATTATGCTCGCATGGTTGGAGAGCTGCTCGAGAAGTTCCGAAAAATCGGCCTTGGAGAGGAGAACGCTGTATTCCTCTCTCGCGTCGATATCGTTCACAAAAACGAGAATGCTGCTCTTCAACGCAGATCTCGACGGGTGAAGGTTCTGGTGTCTGAAAATCTTCATATTATCTCCTGAGTACCGGCATGTGAGGCTGCCTGACGAAATAGGTGTCCGGGATCTCTTCAAGTGCGACTTTCCCGGCCGGCAGTTCCATGCACTGTTCCCTGAACGGGCAGGTGACCGTGCATTCCCAATCGCCCGTCTGTCCATCGCATGCAAGTTCCTTGACGAGTTCCTTGCGCCTGGAGTCGCTTATCTTTCCGCAGTCGAATAGGAAGTCGATGTCTTCTGGAGTGTACGACGGCAGGTAATCGCGCTCCGGAACTATCTGGCTTTCTATCGCTTCGCCAAGCACTTCGCATCTTTCGAATATGCCTTCTACCGAGAAGGGTTTTATGAGGACGGGGGAGAGGTCGAATTGGTTACTGCCGATTTCTACGACTCTCTCTATTAGAGGTCTGTGATATCCCTCTTCGTCTTCGTAGATGGTGAGTCTGTAATCGGCGAACTTCATTGAGCCGCGGAGCCCGTAGAAGATCCTCCATTCCTCGATGGGTTCTACGTAACCATAGCACGGCGTGAAGTATGGTCTAACGTATTTGTAGAAAAACTCGTAAATCGAGGCCTGAAGAATATGGCCTATCATAGGAGCTGGCGCCATCGGATCGAGTAGGTACATTCGTGCTTCTTTCGGCGGGTTCTTGTAGCCATCTATCAGCTTTGTCTTACCTTCCTCTCCTGTCGATTTAATTTCGGCTCCCACGTGTCGGCCGTTGATGTTGAGAATAATATCGGCGTATCCTGACATTTCGTACTTGAAGTCCTCGCCGAAAACGAACTGAACCCTCGGCTGTCTGATTACGATGAACTGAGCGTACTTGCTGGCGAGCATATCTTCGAAATGGTCGCCAAACTGCATCTTCATTGCCGTAGCCAGCCCTTTCTTCGATAAGAAGAATCCGAAGTTCTGCATCGCCTGTTTCCTGTTGCACTCTCCGAAAACGCTAGAATCGTCCATTTTCACCGAGAGAGATGACGGGCTGAAGCGTCTCGCATACGTTGGCGGATTGAGCCAGTACATCTGAGCTTCGTCCGACCCTTGCTGTAACAGTTGAGTGATAGAGGTTATTTCTGGCATTTCGTCTCCTTTCTGGCAAGGCTCTTCATGGCCATGCCGATTTGTCTTTGGGTGGCGTCGATGAATTGTTCGATGCACACGGTGCTTATTCTATTTTCTTCAGCTAATTTGTTCGTGTCGCAGCCTTCCACGTATTCGCAGAGCATCTCGAACTTGTCGTCTTCGACGAAGGTGAGTACGTTTTGCAGGTACGGATAGTTCGACTTCGTGCCGAGGTACTGTACTATCGTCTCCTCGTAATCCTCGAGCGACTGGTCTTCGTACGAACTCACGTGTTCGGTCGCGAATTGATTCGACATATCTTTCGAGATTCGCCATAGCCAGCTAAGTACACGGCGAGGAAGAAGGTAGGAAATGTATTTGTGGAACGGTATCTTCGAGTGCGTGTATTTGCCTATGATATGAAGAAGAATAAGGCTCAATTCCTGCATGATGTCCTCTTCTGAGTATTGCTGGCAAATGGTTTGCAGGCGCGCCATCGTGTCCCAAACGTTTCCCCTGCTTGAAGAGGCAAAGCCTTTTCGGATCACTTCGTAGATCTGCCGGTTCCCGTCGTAGTCGGTGCCTTTCAGTATTGCGATCACGGCGTTCAGGTGGTGTATAAGGTGGCCGCGAATGGAGAAGAACATGGCGTTCTTCTCCTTTGCGTCGTCTGTGTTTTTATACGACTCCACTAACTTGTTCAGGTTGTAATGTTCTCTGTGCATATTACACTTCCTGAAGTCCTAGATAGAGGCTGTGAGCTATCGCCATCGCCGCGGCTTCGTCGTGCTGGAGTTCGTAATCATCAGGAATGGCGAAAAGCTGTCGGCAATTTCGAACCATATCCTCCTGCATTTCCTTACGGCGCTTGTTGTAGCTCGAGTCTTTGTACTGTTGCGGATTGATTCCGACGGCCGCTTTTCCGGACGATTGGTTTACAAAGTGAGGAATCGTGCCTGTCTCTTCGAATATTGCCATTGCGATCGCGCCCGTTAGACGAGAAAGTAAGAGACCGCTGCTTGCGTTGGCTTTGACGAATTGATCTTCGATCGCCGAGTGCGCTATTCGGAAGTCTTTCTCCGAAAGAGAGCGGATGACGTATTTGAGAGACATCGAGATATCAATTATCTTTTCCGTGTTCTCCGAGGTTCTTTTCGGGTTTATCTTTGAGTATCCTTCGAGAGATCCCGTCTTGGCGTCGAGTATTGCCCACGCCGTGGTTCCTGTTCCGGGATCTATTCCTAAAATCACATCTTGAGACATGAAATCCCCTCCGAGTAATATTCATTCGCGGGCCTCCTTGATAGCCTGGTCTATTTTCTCGACGACCCATTTTTCGTCTTCGGCTTTTTGGAAGGGAATTTCGACGTACGAGATGCCGTCTTTCAGCAAGGCCGTTCTCTTCTTCCTGTCGAGGAACTTCCTGTTCTCGTACCGCTCAAGACTTTTCCACGGATTAGAACCGCCGTAATCGACAGTTCTGTAATGGTGTTCCCCGTGGACTTCTATTGCAATTCTAATTCCGTCGTTTGTGGTTAAAAGCCAGTCGATGAATTGGCCGGCGAAGGGTACTTCCTGCTTCAAGTTGTTCGCTCCGTAGTTTCGGATAAGGATCTTTCCGATGGAGCGGTGGTAAGAGGAAGCCTGCCGCGAGAAGTCAAATGCCGATCTTCCTTCGTATGTCTTCTGCTTCAAAGAAGGTGAGGCTGTTTTCAGCGGCTTTCTTTCTAACTTTTTCTTCGATTTTCCGTACCACGGTTTCGGGGATAACATCTTGCGCCTCCTTTTTCACGCAGTTGGTGTAGAAAGGGCAATAGTAGCAATGGCTACCTACAACCCTGTAAGAGACGGAGTGCCATATTACGTCGGCTATGCTCGACAACTGGTGCGCGATATCCAGATAATTCGTGAATTTCTGAAAGGTAGAACTCCTCATAGATTTCAAGTCGAGTAGCATTACGGCCGAAAAGGTCTTCTTTCCTCCGTATTTCTTCACGTACCAGTTGTCGGAAGCAATGTAATGTGCGCCGATTGTAGGCGTTAGCGGGAGGTTTAACATATCGTTCGGCGTGTACCTGTAGAAGGGGATAACTATGACTCTTCGGAAGTCTATTTTGTGGAGCATCGGATACGTGAGCAATCCGGCGATTCGCGCCTTGAGGAGTACGGTCCATTTCATAGTTTCCACTCTCGGGAATATATAGGATATGTACTTGCACTGTTTGGTCGGTATCGTGCCGTCTGGCATAGCGTTGTCGAAAAACCAGCGAATAGTCTCCGCGCCGAGGCTGTAAACGTCGTTTATGGAATAGACAGGGTGCGTGAGCGCTATTTTGTTCTTCGCATATCCGCTCGAATACTTGTCGAAGTATTCCCTGAATTTGACGAGAAGGTCCGTGTATTTCGGCATCTCTCCAAGCCCGGCGAGATGGTAGAAGTCTAGCGTTGTGTCTTCCAATGCTCTTTTGAAAGGCCATTCCCACGTCCACAGTGGCATGAAGCTTTTGGCGTTCCGGTGAAGGGTGAGCGCCATAGATTTCGGGCATGTCTCGGTGAATTCGATGTATCTAAGCGGTATCTTGGCAAGTTTCTTGTGCGGCGCAAAGATCGCGTTCCTTTTTACTACCTCTTTCATCGTCACTCCTCAAGCTTGCCGCGATATTCATTGCGTCGCTGGCGTTGTTCAGAACTGTGGATATGTTCGAAATGATAGACCGTGTGAGTTCGAGGCTATGGATAAGCTGCCTGTTCGATTCCAGAAGCACGGAAGTTTTGTAGATATCCAGTATTCTCCCGAGCGAGAAGTCCGACCTGTTGACGGAAGCCGCGAGCGCAGACGCGGCCTTCGCGATATCTGATACCTTCAGTTTCGAAAGCAATTCTACGGATTTGTATATTGAGTCCTCTCCGGAGACGTTTTTGTTGTTTTCGTACCAGTATGCCGCCGAGTGTTGAAGCCGTAGCGATCTGAAGGCCTGTATTCCGTTTTTCATTACGAATTCGTCGGGGTCGAGCCCATCGGGAAGTTTCTTCACGGCCGATAGTATATCCATCTTCGGCAGTATGTTCTCTATTAACTTGCAGGTGCCGCTTATACCCGCCTCGTCTCCGTCGAGTACGAAGATTATGCCTGTGTATCCTAGCTTCTTCAATTTCGAGATGAACGATTCGGCCGAGCCTTCGGCTATCGAACTGCCGTTTATCGCGACTGCGTTGTATATCCCGTTCAGCCACAGACGTATCGCATCGAACGGGCCTTCGACTATATACGCTGAATTCTTCGATTTCGACTTGGCTGCCATGTGCAATCCGTGCGGCCATTCCGATTTAACGAACCAGCCTTCGACGTTGTTCGTGTTCTTCGATTTCGACGGCGGGTTCGGGTGGCAATCCCTAGCCTGGAAAGCCTTCGGGTTGCCCGATTCGTCGAGTATCGCGTACATGAGAGATCTCGGAGCAAACCTTATCGGATACTGAGGATTCGACTCGATAAGCCCGAATGTTTTGAGGAGATCCGGCTTGAACTTGGAGCACATATACATATGGTACTGGTTGTAGTCCGACACGTATCCGACACCGAACTCTCTTATTTCCTCTATGGTTACTCTTTTTCCTTCGAGGTAGTTTCGCACGTCGCCGCCGAGTTGTTTCGGATTGAAGTTCATAGTGTACTCGTACGCCGCTTTGAACATGGCTTCTATATCTTCGGTAGGCACTTCTTCCTCGTATGTGATTCCGTACTTGTTCAGAAGCTTGAGCAATGCGTCGTCGAAGGAAAGGCCTTCGACTTCCATGCAGAGATCGACTGTACGCCACATCTTCTTACAACTGCCGAAGCAGTAAACGTGTTCGTCGCCCGGATCGTCGTAGTAAACCATCGAGTTGGTTCTCCCGTCGTTGTGTACTACGCATGGGAACGGGATCTTATGCTTAGCGTCGATCTTGAAGTTGTCGTAAAGATAATTCTTCAGATAAGGGTCGAGGCTTCTGGCCAGCCCGCTCCTGTTTTTCAGTCTCATATTCATACCTCCTTTCGAAATTCAAGCATTCGTTCATGCAAATAAAAAAAGCAGGGCCAAAGAGGCCCTGCCTGTTTCGAATCCACTACCGCTAAAACAGAGATATGGTAGTATTTTCTGTTTTTCGTTTGTTTTTCTTGGTTCGTTTCTTGTACACGAGTTTTTCCCTAGTATCTAAATTTTTGATAGTCTCGTGTATCAGCGCAGAAATAATGTCGTCGAAGAGCAATTCTCCATCTTCGTCGATAAGTGTAGTCTGTGGTATCTTGTATTCTTCCATGATAGACACCACTATGAGATCGGCAAGAATTTCCTGCACGCTTCGATGAATGTTCTGTGATTCGCCTGGGTTCAATCCGGGGATCGTTTCGTCAATTGCTGTCCATTCGAGCTGTTGAATTTCTCTTAGGTAGATCACTTCGTAAGTCTTTGTGTCGGGTGTGACGAAGAGTCTGAAAAGATCTAAGCTTTCGCGCACGATTTTGTGACTCAACTTGCTCTTGCCATTTCCATCTTTCAGGATGTTCAGCCACGAATCAAACTTCATATTGCCCCTCCGATGCTTTTACGTACTCTACAACAATATCGCTGCCATTTCTGGCGAAGAAAGATTCACTACTTTCGAAGAAAAAGTATCTATCTTCCCGTCTTTAATGTACATGAGCATAAACCCCCAAGCCGGCCTGGATTGCCTCGCCGTGTTCTTCGCGTATTTCAGCCGTCCGCAAAGGCAACCGATTTCGTATCCAGTAACGCCGTAAGTGTATATTCCGTTGACTATTTTGTGAGTATGACCAATGATCACCGCATCGATGTTTGAAATGTCCGTTCGTTCGAGTTTTAGGTCTTGAATCGTGTTAATAACCGTTCTGGCCTGTATCTTCGAATAATGATGCGGGTGTCCGATGAATATACCATTATTATAATTTATCAGTCCGGAATGTTGGTAACTAACGTTTGAAGGGGCGTTAGTGGAACGTTGCAGGATAGTTTCTTGAGATAAATCGTCGTAACAAACGGAATCTCCCGAAGCTATGTGTTCAAGCATATCGAAGGAGTCGAAGAAGCTGAATTCAGCGTCGTCTAACGAGACGCGGCCGGAGTGGGTCCGGAATTCGTGGTTCCCTTCTATGAGATCGACGCGCGGGAACTGTCTTGCAAGCGACCAGACGAGTTCTTTCGACGTTTCGTAAGCTTCGCACAAACGTCCTATTCGGCCGGTCTTTTTGAATTTACTGATTGATTCAGCGTCGATTAAATCTCCGTCGATTATTATAGAACGTGCCTGGGAAGAATACTGTTCCGAGATCAGCATTACGAGTTCTGGTATGTGGTAAGGGATATGCAAGTCGCTTATTACTACGTGGAGTCCATCTTCTAGGTGTGAGTTCGGGATAAGCTTCTGTATTCGTTCTTCTGCAAGGACTTTGGCAAAGGTTTGCATCATTTACCTCCGGCGTAATTGGAAACCGCTACTACAAGATTGCCTATTATCCATCGTGATATAGCCACCGAGTACGGGTCTTCGATCTTTGCTACGCATGCAGCTATAAAGCCTTCCGTGTTTGTTTCGCTGATTCCGCAAACAGATTTCACCGCCGGTATGCTTTTTGCTTTCTCGAAGGCTGTATATGCGTCTTTTGCGACTATCGGCGCCGTTGTTTCGTAGCCTTTCTTTCGTCCAAGATGCCCCATCTGGACGCTTCCGATAAAATACATGATTTACCTCCGGGTATGTCTTTTGTTAGGATTATAAAATTGTCTGAGGCAGTTAAATTGTTATTGCAAGTCGAATTAAGATGGTGAAAATCCTATGCGAGGAAAGCGAGAGAGAAGCGGTTTCGAAGCTGTCGTAGCTGGTTCCGAGGTCGATAGACAGCGGCTTGTATATCACGCTTTCCGAGATCAGAAAATCCTTCTGTGTCGCGCTTGCAAGCGTTTTCATCTCCAGCGTTTCGGCTTTCACGTTCAAAGTCGAGTGTTCATCTGGTATAAGAAGATAGAGGTTACAATCGTGTTCGGCTACTACAGAGCCGTTCAACTGCGAAAAGGAACATTCATCGATGTTCACCGTTTCCTCTATCTTCGACTCTCGTATGCCAGAACCGCCGCATTTTCCGCACACAGATATTGGCGAAGTGTACCCTCCACGGCAGCCACACGGCAAAATGTCTAAATACGTAGCAACAAATTTTCCATCGATGAAAATTTTTGCGTCGATATTCACCGGCGTGACATTCACGTCCGCGCTGTATTTTTTCGAACGCAACAATTCATAGGCTTCCTTCGTTTCCCTGAAAGCCTGCGAAGATAAGCTGTTTCCACTGTTTCTGTCCGGGTGAAAGAATTTGGCAGCCTCCCTGTACGCGTTTTTTAATTCCCTTTCGTCGGGGAATCGGTCGAGACCTAGAATCGAGAGAGCTTTCAGGATATGCACAGCAATCTCCTCAATTCCGAAGATATCGCTTCGAGGTTACTCGCAATTTCGGCAAGCGCGTCTTCGCCGGAAATGGCGAGCAACTCCGACGCTATGTCGTTCGGTTTTGCCGAATGTAGGTTCATAAGGTCTATTATGGCTCGGATTAGAATTGCGGACCCGGCGGCGCTCTGACGCGCCATCGGGACGTGTTCGAGGTGCTGCGACAATTCTATTCCGCGCAGTTCATGATACGACTTCTGAAATCTCGATCTGTTCTTTTCCATCTGCTTCGGCTTTTTGCTCATTGCCATCCCCTCCGTCGAGATGTGGCTCGTAATCGAAGTCGTATGCGTTTTCGAGGTCGAACATGAGAGAGTCGTAAACGTGGTCGAGCAGGTGCCTGTAAGCTTCCACCGTGGTCCTTATGACTTCAAGGAATGCTTTGGAGCCCTGCGCCTTGCATTGCTTCTCGACGGCGTTCCCGTCTCTGTCTTTGACCGAATAGGTATAGTTGAACCAGCTACCGCGCGTTTCAACGATACCGTGCGCGATGGCGAATTCGACTACGTTATCCACGTATGAGAGACCGTGCGACGGGTTTATTACGAATTCCTCCTGCATGTACGGCTGACCGAACCTGTTCTTGTTGCAGAATACCTTTACCCTTATGCCTTCCCGTATAGAGACGTCATAAGCCTCGTCGTGCTTGAAGATCATGCTCGGCCTCAATTCCAGTTTGTACGAGACGTAGTGTTTCATAGCGCGTCCGCCGGTAGAATCGGTGTAGGCCATTCCTCGACCCATGTTTGTGCGGGCCTGGTTCAGTGCCAGAATAGTTACGTTCTGGTTCGAACATAGCGGTACGAAACGCGGAAGTACCTGTGCCAGGAACCTCGCATGGCTACCTATTGCGTTGGAGTCATAAGGATTCTCGGACGGTTTCGCGTCGAGCCAGTTCTCTTTCGGTTTCATCGCGGCCACGCTGTCGATAACCACGAGCGATATGGTCCCCGGCAGGGTTTCGACGGCTCGCGAGACTTCCATGAGCGTGAGCTCTATGTCGTCTGTCTGCTTTATGATGAAGCGTTCGTCGTTCTGATCGACGCCGTTTATAGAGGCCCATTTCGGGCTGAAAGCGTGTTCAATGTCGATCCAGATAACGGCTTTCGACGGGAAATAGTCGAGGAAGGCCTTCACGACTTTCAGACCGAGCGTCGTCTTTCCCGAGTGCATATCGCCGTATATTTCTAGCATCTTGCCGGTGAGAACACCGCCGCCGAGGACCCTATCGATCTGTGGAATATGTATCGGAACGAACTCGCCGGTTATCTGCTGCGGCGGGACGACTATGTCCCGCAAGGTCTTGAGTTTGTTTGCATCGCTACTTGTATCGAACAGTTTCTTAGCCTTTGCCGCCATTTCAGCCTCCTAATCCTAAGTCTTCGTCGTTGAAGGTGATCGTCGGAATTCCAACGTCTCCTTCGAGTTCTTTCAGAATGTCGTAGTTGTCGTCGTTTTCGAATTTGTTTTCTGCCGGTTGCTCCTGCTTTTGGTTAACAGCTCGAGAGGAGTTCTGAGCCGGTTGTTCTTGCTGAGACTTTTCGTTTTTATACATTCCGTTGAAGTAAATGTCGGAGAGAAAGAGATAGGCAATGATGAAACCTCCCTCTTTCTTCTCAGAAGGTTTTATGATCACGTTGTCCGTGCTGAACTGTATTATCCTGTTTTCCGTAAGCGCCTTCCATCTCGCGTCGTTCGGTTCGCCTGTGATGTAAACGTCTATCCAGCGAGGAGAAGTTTTCGTCTTGGTCCACAACGAATAATGCCGGCGCACGTATTTGCCGTTTTGTACCGGCGTCGATTGGTTGTATATGTTTGATATGAAGCCTGTAATATCGATCTGAAATTTGAATGTAGGATTGTTCATTAAATACCTCCCTGTGTTATACTCATCGTGAAAATATCATGTGACGGAGCATATAAATAGATGAAGGTCCCTGTCGCACTAAAACGTCGAATAGGAAAGTCGAAGAAATATCTGAAGATGCTTTACATGGCTGTACTCCTGCGTGATTACACTCAAAACGGGACCGTGTTTCTGTCCTCTATTGAATTTGTATCGCACACTCTCGATTCGAACCTGACCAGATCGAAGAAATACGTCGATATGTTTCTCGAATCGGAATTTGTCAGAGGAAGGAACGGAGATGTTGTTTTCCTCGAAAGCCTGAAAGTGAAGTTCAACAACCACTTGAGGGAAGTCTCGCTTGGTGAGATATCTACGTTCGGCGCGTTCAGGGATTTTCTCGTGCTGTCTTGCCTTGAATACTACGTGCATATCTCGGCGAAATCTGTCGCGTCTCTTCTTGGAATGTCGGAGAGGCAGGTCCGAAAGATAATTCAACGTCTCGTCGAGACTGGACAGATAGAAAGAACAGACAGGTACGTGGATATAGAGCAAAAGGTCAAGCCCTCCGTTGTAATTACGGAAGGCTGTGTAGTACAATCGAGTGAAGGGAACTCCGATTCGCAACTGTTACGGATAACTCCGGAATACAGGGAAATCCGCGTCAGGAAAAAGGTACTCAAGCCGTATCGGTTAATGAGGACTTATAAAACATTTAGAGACGCTGGCAAGTGCCTTGTATGGAGTTTGAAGGATATAGCTGAGCTATTCGGAGTTTCTTTACTTGATCTTGTAAGACTGCGAAAAGAAAGGCGAGGGGCGAAAATCTTGAATGCGATGCTTCGAGAAATCGCCCCTTGTTTCGGTCTTTGACATTACCAAAATTCAGGCAGCTCGGGTACTCAAGCCGTATCTTCTACGCCGTGTTTTATACGACGAAGTAACTTACTACGCAGTAACTATATCGTCGTTAAGACACTTGAATCTAAGATATTCGGCATCTGATAAGCGATAGTTTTCGACCACAACTCCAGATTCGAACGTATTTCGAGAAGTTCTTTGTAATTCAGGAGTTCAATCGACTCTATTTCTTCGGATATTGAAACGTCTTTCTCCGGGTGAATGTAGTACATGTAATGGAGTCCGACGTGTACTTTGGAAACATCGACGTAGGGAGTGTAGATAACGCCAGAGAATTCGAGGTTGTGCGGCATGAGATCGATCGAGAGTTCCTCTTTCAATTCTCTTTCGAGGCATGTTATTGCGCAATTGTCTCTGTCGTTCATGTGGCCGCCGAAGCCTATCGACTTTTCGTTTCGAAGGCGTTTTTCGTTGCCTTTCGAGCTTCTCTTGTACGCGAGGAATAAGTATTCGCCGTTTTCCTTCGTGTATATGGTTGCATATGGTATCACTTGCAGGAAGGACGGATTTTCTTCGACGTCTCCTCTTCTTGCGAGTGTTCTGTAAGCGAGTATCGTATCGAAGAGCAAGTTTCGGCTGTCTTCCTCGAAGATGTAGTCTTTCGTCTGAAAAGAGTCGATGAGCTTCATAACCTTTTCCGTCGGAACGACGTAGATCATTTCGTCCATGATAGCCTCCTATGCTATTATTGCGAAATCGCGTGAGAGTGTTGTGAAAAGAGGGCCGTACTTGGTCATTGCCAGTCCTATCTTGCTCTTTCTGGTTCTTGCGAGGAAGGAGTTCAGGCTCCGGCAATTTACTTTCGCGGGCTGGAAATTCGCCGGCAGGTTCTCGACCTTCATCCTGTCGCTAACTTTCACCGTCTTGTCCGCGACGGAATCGAAGTTGAGAAAGCCATATTTGTCGAACCTGAGCATCGTCTGAGTCCTGTGGTTGTTTTCGAATTTCGAAAGCATCGCCGCCGTATCTTTCAGCGACGAATAATCCAACGTAGCAACCGGCGTATCTTTGACCAGCGAGATATATTCTCCGGAAAGCTCCACGATCCCGCGGTATCTCTCGTCGGGTATCCTTGGAAACATGAAAAGATAACTGGAGCCTGCGAAGAGTGTGTTCCCCTGGAAGGAGTACAACTGGAGTTTCGCGTCTTTCGGAATGAATTCGAGCGCCTTGAAGAAATGGCGGGACGTCGTGTATGGGAATGTAACGACGGTGTTCTCGTCGAACTCGCCCTTCATTTCGAAGTATGACAGCCCGTTTCCGTTTCCGAGACACACGATGGAACTCTGGCGCTTGAACATGATTATGTCGGCGTTCTCGTAGCCATATGAGGCAACGAAGCTAGCGTTGTCTATGAGCTTGGACAGTTCCGACGCTTCGATGCCAGACGAAGTATCCATGAACTGATCGAAGGTTATCGGTTTTGAGTTGTCTTTGAAGGCCGGCGCTACGAATGTTCGCGAACCGCTTTCAATCTTTGCCGAATCGTTGTCTAAATCTATTTGGACCAGTTTGTCTTGACAGTTTCTTGCTATGTCTTTGAAGACGGACAATTCTATACGCATCACGAGATCCTGAAATTCCACGTTCGTCGTCCTAACCAGCGAGAATATTCCGAATCCGTCTGACACGTACATATAGACTTTGTTTTTGCACGTCTGAATCGTCAAATACTTGTTTGCGTCGTCAATAGTAGAGCCGGCGAAGGCGAGGCAGACGTCGTTGACTTTTTGTAGCAGAGCCGTTTCGAATGCCAGTTTCATTCAATACCTCCTCAATAGATAATTATTAGCCTTCTTTTCGCCCTCGTGGCGGCCACGTAGTTGACGAAGGTTTCTTCCGGCGAGTGCGAATACTTCAGTAGCAGAAAAACGTTGTTCCATTCTAGTCCTTTGGCACTGTGTATCGTACCAGTGTAGCATTTTGTACCGGCCAGTTCGTCGGCCTGGTAGTTCGCCCGGGCCAGGAATGCGCAACTTTCTCCTGAAAGGCGTTTTGCCGCGACCTTCGCATTTTCCCTCGTGAGTGTCAGCACTTCGTCTTCTATATCGTTTGGTATCATCTCATAATCGACGCCTATGTCTATCCTCTCGACTAGGCAACGGGAATAGTCGAGTATTCTCTTTCCGTACCTGTACGTTTGACGAAGGATATCCGTCTTTGCGCCGGCCTTTATGAGTTCCGACATGATGGAAGAGGCTCCGCGGAAGGAATATATCGACTGGTACGGATCGCCGACGAGGACGAGGTTGTCCGGCCAATCGACTATCTCCTTGACGAATTCGTACTCCGAGACGGTGATATCCTGCGCCTCGTCAACTATCACGTATTCGAACGTCTTGACATGCCTTCTCGTTGGTTTGTACCGGAGGATTTCCTTCGCACCCTGCACCATCTGGAAGAAGTCCATGGCGCCGGATGCGCCGAGAAAACCTTCGTACTGCTCCACTATATCCGACAGCATCGTGCCGGCGATCTCTCTATCCTCGACCTTCCCGAGCCTGAACAGGTCTATCAAGTTAAGTATCTGGACAGGCTCGCCGAACTGTTCTACCAGGAGGCTTGCCTGTTCTTGCTCGATGATGTTCGAGGTTATTCCGAGGGAACGTGCCGTGCCATAAGCCAATGAATGGATAGTAGATGCGTGGACTGGGAAACCCGCCCTGCTTCGTATGTTCTCGGCTGCTTCTTTGGTGAAGGAGAGAACGGCTATATCGCCGGGTTGTATCCCGCGTTCCTTTACGAGAAACCTAACTTTCTCGCAGATCGTCGTGGTCTTTCCGGTACCAGGTCCGGCGATGACTATTCTCTGGTCGTTTGTTGCTACTTTCTTCTGGAATCTGTCTATCATGCAGCTACGCTCTCCTTTCTGGCTGTGAGGATATCCGTGAGGATACTCGAGTATTCTATATCTGAATTTTTCTTCTGGAGTATCTTCGCCAGAATTCCCGGATCGCTTTCCGACGAAGGCGACCCTACTACCACGAGCTTGTTCCTCGCTCTTGTAGCTGCGGTGTACAGCATTTGCTTGGTCCACATCATGTAATCCTTGTTGTCAAGCTGGAGGATTATGAGCGGGCTTTCCGAGCCTTGCGATTTGTGGACAGTGATGCAGTATGCGTGGTTCAGTTTGCCTATTTCGAATTCGTCGTAATCTATCGGATCTTGAATGCTCGGATACTGAATGTAATAGGTCTTATCGGTATAGGCTTCTATCCTGCCGATTTCGCCGTTGAACACGTTCCTGCTGTAATCATTCAGCGTGTTCATCACTTTGTCGCCGTATTCGTAAGGTTTCGTGCGGCCCAGCAACTTTCGTACCGCGTTGTTCACGCTGTTCGCACCGGATCTCGTCGGCGTTAAGACTAGCGCGCTGGTGAAGAGAACGTGTTCTCCCCTGTCTTTGTACAGCTTTCCGACGATGTTTATGATGTCCTGGACGCTGTCTGCCTTCGAGGGTACGAACTGTATTCCTTTCCCGCCGCGAAGGGCAGTTCTCGCCGCCTTCACGTTTGCGTCCCTTATTGCGTTTGCGAAGTCGATTATTCCGGTTGCTTCCTTGGCCTGTCTGTAAATACCGGTGAGCGTAGTTGTTGTGAACAAGCCGGAGGTTATCATGTCCAGAAACGGAGTTCCGATATCCACCGGAGGCAGTTGCCCGGTATCGCCGACGAAGACCATTCTCGTAGAATCGCCTATCGCCCTCAAGAGCATCAGCATAACGTCAAAGTCTATCATAGAGCTTTCGTCGATGATTATTAAGTCCCTTTCGAATGGGTGCGCCTTGTCGTGCTTGGCCTTCATTCCGTCGAACCCGAGGGCGAGATGAATGGTCATAGCGAACAGCCCGTTATCTCGTAGGCGTTGTGCTGCTTTTCCGGTAGGAGTTAGTATCATCGTGGTGAGGCCTAATTTCTCGGCCGTTCTCACTAGCGTCGATATTGTGAGAGATTTGCCGGTACCAGGGCCGCCGTTCAATATGTTTATCTTCCCGCTCGTGAAGGCCGATAGTATCGACTCCTGCTGCTGTACGTTCAGGGTGTATTCTTTCTGGCATTCTCCCATTCTCGAAAGGACGAGTGCGCGATCGAATTGTTGAGCATTCGCATTCTGGACACGGAGAAGTTCGCCGGCTATCTCTTCGGCTTTATCGTAGAGTTTGCCTGCGCACATGCCCTTCCCACTTATATCGCGGATATCTTCGTCGTTGACCATCTGGCCGGCCACTTTCTTTATGTCGGCCAATTCGACGTCTGCCTTCTTCGCTGCCGTCTCCATAAGCTCGAAGGGCGGAATGTAATAGCGTGGCATCTCGTTCGAGCGTGGCCGCAGAGCCGAATAGAAAGTGCTGAGTACGTAGGCTCTGAGACGGTAGTAATCGAGTTTGAAGACTCCGAATTCTTTGGTCATCGCTTTGTCGAGGGCTTTGACGTCTATCTCTGGCATGTAATCGACAAGCAGGTAAGGGATCTCGCAGATGTTCGAGATCTCTTCCTCGTCCAGATGCTTGAGCAACGTGTACAGTTCCGTCCTGTTGGTTGCTCCGTGTACTTCGGCAAGTATCTTGTGTACCCTGTCGAGTTTCTGCATATAGGTTTTAATTATGTTCACGGTTTTCTCGCCTATTCCTTTCACGGCGAGCAGTTCTTCTTGGCCGGTCGATATCACTTCGTATGCTCTGTCGCCGAAGGTATCGACTATGAGGTCGGCGGTCTTCTCGCCGATCCCTGGCATGTCCACGAGCATGCTTCTCGCGACCGTGGCGTTGTCAACGCTATCGACGGAATAATCTTTGAACGAGAATTCGTGGGTGATATCCGAATCGGCGTTCTGCCGCTTCTTCAGACTGCCTTCGAGGGAGACCACCATGCCCGGGATGGCGGTAGGAAATTCGCCCCGGCAAAGAATGTCTTTGTCTGCCACTTCGAGAATGAACATCTTGAAGCCGGTCGATGGGTGTTCCCACAGAATCCGTTTGATCTGTCCTCGTATTATCTTGTATGCGGTTGCCATTCATTCAACTCCTTTCAAAAAAAGTGGCCGCCCGTGGCGGCGGCCTGATAAAGGGTATGTGGTCAGTTGAGTTTGACGATCTTGCGCAGTTGTTCTAATTTATTCTGGTCGTGTTTTATACCGCCTTGCTTTTTGCTTTCAGTAATAATTGTATCTTCGTGCCGGCTGTTTAATTTCGACAGGCGTTCGAGCGCAGTTCCGGTCGGAATTTTCAAAGCGTCGATCTCTGCTTTCAATTCGAAGTATTTCTCTGTGATGCTTTTGCCGTCCTCTTCGATTTTTCTAACGGTGTTTTTGAGAGCGTTGATTTCGTCAGCTTGCGATACCAACTCGCCTGTCAACATTTCGATCTCGTCTATGATCAAGTTGAGCGCGTCGTTGTATGCCCGACCGATGCTGTCTATCTTCGAATTTAGTCTCGCAATTTCGCTGGCTGGCAACTCCGTGGCCTCAATCTGAGGTTTCTTAATCGAAGGGCTTAATTGAATACCGGTTTCTGAGCTTTCTATACGGATAAGCCCTTTTCTCTGCAGGGAGTTTGCTACTTCCATGAATTCAGACGTCGATTTGAAGCAGAGAAAATTAGAAATAGTCTGTGAATCGACGCATTTCGATTCTTGCGCCATGTTTGCGACGTATCTGTACACGAAGAACTCGATAATGTCTAAGCCTTTTGATCGGATGGGTTTATCCTCCTCCGTCAGAAGGGCCACGAAGTAGAAACAGTCGTAAGTCTTGTAATAAAATACAAAGTTGAAGTACAGTTCCATCTTTTCCGTTATGCTCTTCAGGGAATCTGGTTTCCTGCAACCGGTTATTGACATGGCGTCTTTCGACGAGATCTTGAGCACTTGCGACGGATTGTTTTTGAAATGACTTTCCAGTTCCTTCTTCAGTGCCAGTATTCTGTTGTTGAAAACCTCTGCCGGGTTCAAAGCACATCGCCTCTGTAAACGAATTTGAGAAAGGCCTTGTAGGTCAGCGGGTAAGTTTCCTCGAAGATTCTCGCTATCGCTTTCGCGTACTGCTGCATCTCGAACTGCGCATGTGAATCGGCGCGCAGGTTCAGAAAGTTCATAAGACTTCTGATGTTTATAGTCCAGTAGATCTCCGTGTACATGGAAGTTGGCAGCACGATGCGCGCCTGCTCGCGCGCCACTCCTGCCTCGAGAAGCTTCGTGTATATCTCGAAGGAATCTCTGCAGACCTTTTCGAACAGGAAAGATACGTCGGACCTTTCCGACGAAACGCTCTTCTGCCTGTCGTAAGAATCCTGCGCGCGAATTTCGGATGGGACGTACCATTCCGGGTCGAACTGAGTGTAGCGGCCGCTCCTTTCGTTGATCGAAGCTATCCTGTGCCTCACTAGCTGCCTCATTACAAATATCGGCAGCTTTATGTGGAGTTTCATGACCATGTGTTCGAAACAGGAAGTGTGTCCCTTCTCCATCAGGTATTCGAGGAGTTTCTCGTCCCGCTCGGGAGTGGTCAGCCCCTTGTTGTAGCTGACCCTCGCGGCCTGGACGGCGGAGAAGTCATCGCCGAAACGGTCTTCAAGACGGACGAAGCCTTTATCCAAAACTTTTATCTCCATTCACAGCCTCCAGAAAGAGCCGGGACTGCGCCCGGCTCTCATTTGCTCATAAGTTTTGTCAGTGCTTTCCCGAATTCTTCGGCTTCGTTCTTGTTTCTTAGGTCGTATCTCTTCCCGTTGATAAAACCGGAGAAACCGGAGGATATATCTCTCAAGAACTTTTCGATTTCGGACATGTCCGATTCCTGTACCATTTCTGGTTCTTCCGCTTCGATCAGTTCAAGCCCGAGGGCTTCGTCGAGGAAGTCTTCTACTTTGTCGAGTATCTTATCGCGGATACTCGCCGGATTTATTATTGCATATCCGTCGATGGCCATTTCGGTTACTATTTCCGGCATTGAGCTGTTTATAGAATACAGCAGTTCGTCGATCGACACGATCTGTGCTTTCGAGATTCCGAGTTTTTCTGCGATCTTTTCATTCAGATTTGGCACTTGTTTTCCTCCTCTTTGGCTTTTCGTCGATTTTCCAGACCAGTTCTTGAATTCCGATTGACAGTTTCAGATTTGCGATTGCCTCTTCCTGCGCCTCTTTCATTATTTCGAGCGGCGACGAAGCCGGTTTCAAGGATTTTGAATAGGGCATCGTACACTGAACCTGTATATTGCCGTAGCAGACAGTGCTTTCGACGAGTATTTCTACCGTGCAGATCCCGTCTTCGTTGTACATTTTAGTATCGAAGGCGGTCAATAAAATCACGCGTGTCTCTTCTTTCCTGTTCATAAGATCACTCCTTCAGTCTTCTTCTGGCTATGTCTCTGAGAATCGGAAGGTCTTCTTCGTCAAACAGCTCTTCTTCGCCGCTGAGTATCCCGTAAACTCCGCTTTTGGATATTACAAAATGGTCTCTGAGCGTTATGTCGAAAACGCTGCACAGCTCTTTGAAGACCTCGGTGAATTTAATGTCTTGCTCGGAAGGCTTGCTGATTCCCTCGGGGTGGTTGTGTATGAGTATAGCTTTCGTGGCGTCCGCTATCAGCATGCTGGTGAACATCTGCCTGTAATCGGTCTTGACGTTCGTAGGATTATCGTTTGTGATCGTCAAGATGCCGACCACCGAATTGCCGACGAGAGATATCAGGCGCATCTTCTCGCTGTTGAGGAATACCATGTCAATGTTATCTATAACTACGTCGGAAATGCCGTCTATTCTATTGGACGAATATGCTTTGCTCGATATCTCGGAAGCTATATCGCTTATCGTGTTTGCCAGTCGCCTGATTATCATTCCCCTGTCGTTGTTTTTGAGGGCTTCCTGTATGAAAGCTGTTTTATTCGAATTTATTGTCGATAGCAATTGTCGAAGCGCTTCGCTGTCAAGTTCCATTTCTTGCCTCCTATGATGTTATTTCTTCTTCGTCTTCATCTTCAGGATATGGTTCCATTATGGAGACGCTTGCGTCTGGATACATTAAAACTATCTCTTTAAGCAGTACATCGGTCGTGCCTAAGAGGTCTGGTGGCACAAATGCGTTTATATCCATCGAGCCGCTGTCGTCTATGCAAACGCTTATATCGACGGATAGATCGAGCGATTTCAGACTGTTGCATATCGCTATTTCGTAAGCGGCGTTCAGGATTTCGACAAGGTCGGACCTGTCCTTCTCTTTCGCTTGAAGGCGTTCCGAGATCTGGCGTGGGGTTATTTCGTACTTGTTGGCCACGTACTGAATAGATCTTATGAGAAGAAGTTTGTCGCGTCCGGCGCAATGGGTCGATATATCCACTATCGAACTCTTTGAAAAGCTCAATCGGCTCACTCCTTTCGAACCGATTGTAAAGTCGTTGTGTACGGTTAAAAGCTACGATCCGTTGAACTCTAACTTGTCTTTCGAATCGTCGCCGAATAGCTCGTTGGCAATTGCCTTCGTTATGTTCGTGCTTTTGGAGTTGCTGGCTACGTACATTTCGATTATATTGTGCGCCGTGTCCGTGACGATGTAGCCGTGTACTTTCTTGTTCCCGTTTTGCATGATATGGAAGAGTTCGTATAGATAAACGTTGGTGTCTTCATTTTCTTTCAAACACTCTACGATCTTGCCCGGCAGGTTTTCGAAGAAACGGAGGTCGAATTCTCGGACCGTTCCTTCGCCTTTCACTTCCATCCGGTAGTGTTTGGAGTGTATTATTCTGCTGTTCTGCGTTGCAGATATGAATTCGCCTTTCCTTAAGAATGTGGTTTGAGAATCGAATTGTTTGTGTCCGGTTTTGAATTTCAGTCCCCCTTTTCGAACAAAAAAATAGCCGAAGAGCTAAGGTACGCCCCTCGACTATTTTCTCACATTGAAACGGTTCGTTAAGCTGCCCGCTTGTAAACGTTCTGGCCGAGTTTTCCTGCTTTCAACAAATTGAAAATCTTTTCTGCAGATGGCTTGGACAGGTTGGCGAAGATATCGCCGTCCTCGCCTGGATCGTCTCCGGCTTCGGCAAGTGCCTCTTCGATCATTTCTCTTCCTTCGGCGGTTATCTTGCATCTGGTCCCGTCGTATATCTCGCGGGCGAACTGTTTCTGCTTATCGGAGGCTTCCGGTTTGGAATTCTCCGAGAAGACGGCCTTCATCCTGTCGGCCGATTCCAGAACGCCGAGTTCCAGACCTACGCCGAGGAAAGAAAGGGTGCGGCCATACGATGAAGTTTCACAGTTCTCGTTAGCGTATTTAAGGTTTATGTTGCCTTCCCTTATTTCCCTGGCAGTGCCTGTGGCGCTGCCAAGGAGTTTCCCTTCTCCGTTGAGAAGTTCAATTTTCGTAGTTATTTCTACGAAGTCTTTCTCGGACTTCTTCTCGACTATTTCGGCCGTATAGAAGTAGCCTTCGCCGGCATGCTTCGCGCACCAGCCGTTCAGGATTCTGAACTTGCCTGCTACGACACAGTAGGGCTTCCCGTGCAGGACCTCGATACAGCCGAGCTTGTCCATGTCGCCTACCGATATAGAATAATCCCTGAATGTCAGGTTCATGCTCCTCAGAGCGTCTGTTAGCTGTTCTTTCATGCTGCTTTGTCCTCCTTATGAAAATGGCAATACGTACACTCGCCGAATGCCTCTATGAAATCGCCCGGGAAAGGGTTCGCGCATTTCGGGCAGAGTGTTGTGAATTCTGTGTCTAGCAATAACGGTATGACAGACAACGCTTTGAAGGTATATATCTCTTCTCCGTCCTTCGAGAGTTTCATTTTGAGATGCTGGGTCTGGACATCGAGGAAAGGAACGCCCCGGAGCTTTGCGAAGAGTTTTGCCACGAGGTCAGAGACTTTCTGATCGTTAGCAGGACTGTCTATCTGCGGCTTGCTCTTGACCACGTATCCGGCGTCCCTGTATTTTACGATGAGGTGCAATCGCACGCGGTCCTCGGAGAGTTTTATTACGAAGGCAGGTGTCGAATTAGCCGAAACGTTTCCGTCGCCATCTGCCAGACCGATTACGATGATGGCTTTTCCATGCGCACATTCTCGCAGGCTTTTTTCGAGCGTATCGCGTATTAGATCTTCGTTTGCAAGGAAAGGGATTGCGAACTCTAATCCGTTCGTATTCATGTATTCTCCTTTTTGGCGAAACGGTACAACTATTCTGCTGGTTTTGAAGTGTATAGGGCTTTGTACTCCTCAAACAGAGACATAACTCTTTCGACGAAGACCAGAACGTCTTCTTCGATTTCTCCGCCGTTCAGATACTTCTTCGTGTTCCCGTATCCGAAATTCCATGCCATTATAACCAATTCGAGCGAGTCGAAATGGTCCATGAGCCACGATAGGTAATACTTGGCGGCGTGAGTCGATTGTTCCGGGTCGTACGGATCGAAGGCCTTCCATAATCTGTTCGCGACGTCCTTGACAGCTATCTCCTTGAACTGGAAAAGTCCTACGGCGCCGCTTTCGCTCACGACGGAGGACCTGAAACTCGATTCACAGAAGGCTATCGCCGCAAGCAATTCCGGCTCTATCTCGTTCTTCGTCTCGACTTCTTCGGACCATTCCATTATTTGAAGCGGCGAGACCTTTACGGCGTACAGGAGCGTGGTCAAGATCAGTGCTAGGTACACAAGTTTTCTCATATTCATCACCCAACGTCATTCTAGTGTGCGCCGTTGTGGATAAAAAAAGCCGCTCCAAACGGAACAGCTACATTTTTCGTCTGCTTTTGACCAGCGACTCGTATTCGTCTTCGAGGAGACAGGCGAGTATCGTATCTTCTTCGTCTTTCGACAGCGGTCTGTACGGTTCTCTGTTCCAGTCGAGGTAGCATTCGACACTCCAGGCCAGTGTGGTTCTATCCATCGAAAGACGTTTCGCGGCCATTGTGATGGCCTTGTCTATTTTCTGGTACCTGAAGAGCTTCCGCCTTTCCCTGGCCGACATCGACTGTACCTGCGAGAGGGCTTCTTTCGACAGTTCAGCTCCCGGTTTTTCGTCCATTATTATGTCGATGACCTCGACGTACTGCAATACGATGTTTTTCATAGAAATGGCGTCAGGAGACACAGGGCTTCAGCCCGGTGAGGAATGACGCCTTCACCTACCTTTCGTATAATAGTAAGGAGCTGGATCTCTCCAGCTCCGTGTAGGCTAACCAATAGCCTACCTCCTTTCGGAGTAAGTTTCCCATCGCCAATGTTATCCGACAGTTTCTCGTTAGCAGCACTGTTCCTACCCATCAGAACTGTTTAACCACTAACCGCAGAGCGTAAGACTTGGGAACGCATCCTACGGTGCCTATACATTTGTCGGTAACGTAGTGTCCGAAACACTTAGGCTAGTCAACAAGAGCTACTAGCTCCCGGCTTTTGCCGTGGGTCGTTGACGCAGCCTCCCTCTTCGATGTGAAGTAAATACGCGGTGCCAGGGAGCGCGGAGCTATGCAGTAGCAATCATGAGTTTCCGTGTTGCATACCGTAACGTCTTCGAGTTTGAAATCTTTTGAGAAGTGGTATGAATAAACCTTTTTGACTGCCGGCATGTCAACTATTATGCTCGACTGGTCCGAGAACGTTAAAACCGTGACTTCGACTCCGCGTTTTATTAGCGACGGCAAAAGTGTGCAAAACCTTTCGAAAATGCTCATTTCTCTACCTCCCACAATTCAGTCTGTTTTGCCAGCCAGTTCCTTATGTCCTTGTTTTCTATGATTCCGCCCTCCTCGGGCATCGAAGCGACGAACTGCGATTTGAATTGCTGGTGCAGTCTGTAGGCCTCGCTCTCTTCCACGAAGAGGAGGAGTATGTTGAGCGCGAGATCGGCCGGGCCGGAGCCGGAGTATCCCCATTCGTAGCCGTCGGGGCTGTGAAAAATCTTGAATCTCGGCACGTTTGTCATCGCGATGCCTTCCTTGTCTCTGGTAAGCACGATGTTCCCTTCAAACTCGCCGGGAACAGGCAGCGGCACGATCTCTTTCGTCTCCGAACTCGCTTTGATTTGAGCGAAGCAAACAGGGCCTATCTCTCGCCTGATACTCTCTTCGTCTTTCAGTGGTCTCCCGCAAACCTTACAATACGGCATATTTACCTCCTTAAAAGCGGACCGCCCTCAAGGGGCGGCCACCGTTGGTTTTCTGTATTTGTTTTTCACAAAGGAAGTATAGTTCTCGTGACGGCGATTAAATTTCGACCGCAAAATCGTCGTCGAAAACGTACACTATACTTATTGCACCGTCGTTTATCACCGCGTGGAAGTTGAATACGTTGATCTTCATATACTTGGTGATCTTCTTCGGCTTCGGTTCTTCGATAGGCCTGTCTTCGAGTACGGGTTTCGGTTTCCCGTTCATTTCACACCATTTGGCTATCGCCGCGGTCATATCGTCCTCGAAGGTTTCCGGAGGCACGAAGTAGCCGGAGGGCGGAATGTAGGAGATGTTCTTGGCCTTGTAGTCGTATCCGACTATCCTCGTCTGGCCGTCTTCTTTGGCGCACTGTTCGATACCGTTGACTATCAGGGTTCCAATAAGCTGAACCGGTTTTGGCATATTTTGTCCTCCTTTTTACACGAATCCACTACCCCTCGCCTGAGAGTCAACATGGCTCTCATTGTTCCTGACGGACGGTCGAGGTAGAAATAGATATCGTTACTGTCGAGTTTTTCGGTCAGTTTGTTATCTGTTATTACGAACGACGCGAGCTGGTGTATATCCGAGAGCTTGCAGACCGGCTGTTCGATAGTTGACATGGGACCGTCGATGGAGAAGAGCGGCGGATTTTCCTCGACTATTGCTTCGTAAGCGTACCCGTTGAAGACGATGCCTACGCAGTTGTTGCAACTGTTCATCATCGCCGCAACAGCGAGCGCCAATTCGTATTCGTCTGGCGTTGCCATGAGCAGGATCTTCGGTTGTTCGATTTCGAGTTCGAGTCTTCCGCGAATCACGATCGTAATCTCCGGCTGTTTGCATGCCGTTTGAACATGCTCGATCAAGGAGACGTCGTGGATCTCTACGCCGTCGATGAAGAGTCTCGTGGATTGCGGCGTACCGCGACTCGTTACCTTGACTTTCGTGAAGCTTCCCATCGGTCAGCTCCTGTGTATCGAAATGTTCTTCGCTTCTTTCTTGACGATATCCATGTCGATTCTCCACTCGGTGAACGAGAAAGTTTCTGCCCCTTCCCCAAAGGCTTCCGCTTCGTGTTCGAATTGCGGAAGTTCCGACTGGTCTGTTGCGGAATATATCATTTCGAGAATCCAGTTTATCGCTTCGCCGGACATTGGAATCGAATCGTACGGAGTGATTATGACGCCTGTTGCTTCTACGAGAATCGTTTCCTGCGTTTCTAAGGGCGTTTGCGATGAAGCTGTTAGAGTTGTCAATTCGAGTTTTACTTTCATGTTCCTCCTTGGGCGTTAACGGTAGTGTCTAGTACAAATTCCGCTATTCTCGCCCGCGCTATCTTCACGTATTCTTCTTCCCGTTCGATTCCTACGAAGTGGAATCCTCCAAGCGCAGCCGCTATTAGCGTCGAGCCGCTTCCGGAGAACGGATCTAGTACCAGGCCGCAGGCCGGCGTTACGAGAGTTATGAGGTATTTCATCAGGTTTATCGGTTTGACTGTCGGGTGCTTGTTATCTACCTTCTGACCGGCAGTTCTCTCCTTCGGCGAGACTTTGGCGCAGTAGAAGAACCTGCTTGCGCCTCCGGAATCTCCGTAAGTGTCGTTCTTCACTTTGTCGGAGGACATATAACCGTAGGTGTTTTTTCCTTCTCCTTCGCTGTTCAGGCGCGTAGTCCCTTTTTTCATAAGCCCGCTTTTGAGCGTGCCTGTCTGTTCATCTAGCATGAACGCTGAGAAACCGTCGAGTAGAAGATTCGCCGGCCATCTTCCGGTGTGAAGTTCTGGCTTCGTTATGGGTTTTTTGCCTGTCCAGAAATGGTCTTCCGCCTTTCGCGTAACTATTTTCGGCTTCTCGTTGTGATCTATACGGCAAGCGTCGATGTTGAGGCCGCCGGTTCCCCACTTGAGTACGTTCAGCGCGAGGTTCTTTTCCGACAGTGGTTTGCGTGCCATTATTATCGGTTCGTACGCTGGTTTCAAGGCGCTTCCCCAGCCGTGCCACATTTTGGCTTCCTGCGAAGATGGCACGTTGGAATCCATTTCATGGTAGCCGGTCTCCATGGCTTTTTGCATCCACGGGCGGTCGCCTCCGTCGATTCCGGTACCGCCGTTTATACTTTTCGGATTTCTTACCTGCGAAGAAGGGATCGCGACCTTCTCTCTTGAATGGCCGAGTTCTCTGTCTATCGCTTTCGATATATCGTGCGATTTTGGGTATCCCGAACCGAATAGCCACATGAGAATGTCGCGGATTTCGAATCCAGCGTCTTCTATCGCGCAGGTTATCCTGTGCGCAGTTCTCACGCCTCCGAACGAGATGAGATGGCCACCAGGTTTCAACACCCGGAGACATTTCGGCCAGAGCTCAACGCTGAACGAGACGCCCGTGGAATCCCAGGACCGGTTCATGAACTGTATCTCGTAAGGCGGATCTGTGACTATTGAGTCGATGGAGTTCTCTTCGAGTTCGGACAGTACGTCCAGGCAATCGCCGTGTATGACCAAGTCGTGCATTTACAATCTCCTCCGGGAAAATCCTTCGATGGTGGTTCTGCATTTGGGGCAGATAACGTCTTCTCCTCGCAGGTATCTCGAACAGTTAGGGCATCTCTCACGCATGATAAACCTTCAAAACCCGGGGCTGTCAACCCCGGGCTTTGTCAAAAGAGAGGTTCGTCGGTCGTCGCCTGTTTTGACGATTTCGACGGAGCGAACTCGACGGCGGTGACGTTGATGACTGTCGATTCCTTCTTGGCGCCGTCTCTTGCTTGCCATTTGTTGATCTTGAGCGAGCCTTCGATTATCACCGCCGTGCCTTTCTTGCAGTAGTTGCCCATGAATTCGGCGGTCTTGTCCCACGCGACGCAGTTGATAAAAAGCGCTTCCGCATTTTTGTCGAATTTCCTTGCATCGTTGTTGGCAATCGCAAACTTTGCCATCTGTTTTCCGTTGTTTGTGAAGCTCAATTCTGGATCGTTCACTACGTTTCCCGACAAAATGATCTTGTTCATTACTACCTCCGTATGCTTAGTTGTGAATTATTACCTTGTCCCGCGGGGCAAAACCTATCGTCTGCGGTATCGTACCGGACGTATCGAGAAGGTAGAGCATTGTTCTGTACGTGGCTCTCTCCGTGAGGAGAGCTTCCAGTTCCGGAATCTCGCTTGAGGCCTGCAAAATTTCCGGCGGACTTATATGCGGCAGTTTGTGGCCTATCTTCTCCATGAGTTTGTTGAGCAGTTCTTTCTCTTTAGGCATTTCGTCTTCTTTAGATTCGGCGGCTTCCTTGAAGAGGAGCGCGACGTTTTCGACGTCGTATGCCTCTTTTACAATTTGCGGCAGTTCTTCAAACGGTACGAAATTTCCCTCAAGCAGCATTTTTATCCTCCTGGAATAAGACTTCGATGTTAGTATAGAACGCCGAAACCGGCTTATTTATTGGTATTACGTCGGTATCTACGCAGAACCCTTCGATAACGACCGTTGTGCCTTTCGGGTATTGCGGAACTCCATTCATGGAGAACGTGAGTGGCGTTTCGTAGCCTATCGTCTCGAATATAGAAAGTTCGCCGTTTTCTACCACGTGCGCTTTCAACTCGTTCAGCTTGAACATTTCCAGCCTCTTCCAGACGAGAAGTACCTTGTTTTTCGAAGGTTCCGGAAGATCGTCGAAATTCGAGAAATTGCTTAGCATAGACACTATTATATCGATGAGTTTCTCTTCGTAGCTCATGCCGCTATGCCTCCCTTTGATGTTAAATTCAATCTGTCGTATTCCTGTATGTACATGACCGACGAGTGGATTGCGAAGTCTATCTCTTTCTCTATATCGTTATCCGCGCTGCTCAACGCGCCTAATTTGAAGGGCGAATATGCGAAATGCTTCTTGCAATAGGCGACATGCTCTATCTCTCCGACGACGTGCTGGACAGATTTCAAAGTTCCGCCCGAGAAGTTGAATAACAGGTTCAAAGGAACGAGGAAGCCGGTGTTGATCTTCGCGCAGGTGCAGTTATTTTCGTCGAATGTTCTTCTTGACGCGAAGGCCATCGAGAGGAAGTGGAAAAAAGTATCCTTGTTTTTCACGTAACCGACGTCCGATTTCAGCTCGTATGCCGCCGGGACGAAGTCGTCGTCCCAATCGGAGTAGTAATAGATGACTTCGAGTTCTACAGCAAACGTTTCCGTCTCGCTTTTCATCATGCCGCCTCCATTTCTTCGACGCACTTCTCTTTCTCTTTCAGAGGGTAATCGACAGCGCGTATCGGCATAACCACGTTCGTTTCCGTGCCGCTATCGACGACAATCGTGTAGGTTATACCGCTCGAATCTGTTTTCCCCGCGAGCCCGAAAGTGACTTTCTCCGTCGTCGGCAACGTGTCGGTTATGTACCTTCCGTTTACCAGGACTACAAAGGCCGGATTGATCTTGCCGCAATTTTCGAAGAAGAAGTTGTAGTCCTTCTCGCTTATCTCGGCCTCAATCGCGGTTACGAAAGAGCCGGTGAATTCCGAATAGACGAACAATTGACGCCTTGTGACCAGCAGATTGACCTTGTAGTCATCGCCGCTCATTATCTTCGCCCTCTTCACGGCTTCCTTGAACAGCTCGGTGTTAACAGTGATATAGGCTTCCGGTTTGATGTTCAGTATGTTGTGGAAGGGAGGGACCGACGGATTGGAAGGATTGTCGAATGCGATGGCCTCCGAATATCCCGTTCCGTCGCTGGATTTGAAGACTACGCCGCCGTCGATAGAAGAGCAGACTATGCGTTTCGTGCAGGAAAAGAGTTCGATGAATGCCGGCGCAATGTCGTAGCCGATCATTATATGTTCGTGCGGCTCGTACGCGACGTTTTCCGGCATAGTACCGGTGGACAAGCGGTTCCTGTTGAGCCTGAACCCGTCGGTAGAATACAGCACTCTCTCGCAGGGATTGAAGCAGATCTTGTTGAATTGATCGAAAGCGTTCCTTCCAACGAACACGGTCGCGCGTTTCATCTTGGACACAAAATCGCCGGTGTTTTCTATCGCGAATGTCTTGCTGCTGGCGAGGTCTATATTGCCTATCTTCTCCCTCATGCGTTCGTCGTGATCGCTCCTCGTCTCCAGAGAGAGGCGACTCCTGCCTTTTGAAATAGTTATCGCATCGTATCCGGTTCGGAAGTTGATATTTTCATTTTTGAGCGTCGCGAGGTACTCGCACGCGTTGCTTTCCTTCAGGCTGAGATATACGTTCTCTAAGTCGTTCGGCTCCGGCGCTCCGACCAGTCTTTTAACCATCGTGCAACCGTTGATGCGCCTGGCGAGTGTAAGAACGTTGCCGGATATCATAACGAAGAAAGTGGGAATCAAAGGTTCCTTGAGTTGCGGTTTTCTTATCGCGTTTATCGCTTGCAAAAGCAGGTCGGACTCGATCTTCATTGTGTAAACCTCCTTGAATTGTTTTAATGGATATTAACCTGTTCGAGTTTAGTTAAAAAAAGAGCGAAGCCTTTCGGCCCCGCTCATCGTCCCCACTGTCTGTCGTAGAACTCCTCCATGTAACGTTTTCTCCCTCGGAAGTTTATGAATGCCTTATCTCCGTCGTACAAGACCGGTCGCGTATAGATCCTCCCGAACTTTGGAGCTTCGCCTGCAAGATTCGTCTCTTCCTGTATCTTCGCGTTTTCGCCGTCCGTCTCGAGCCAGAGTATAGAACCGCCGCAGTTGGCGACAAAAATATCTGCGGCGTATCTCGTGTCAAGCCTCGGCATGACTCTTCAACTCTTCGGCGTATTTGTTGAGTTCCTTGCGAAGCTCGTCGTAGAAGGCGTCGAACGCCTTTACCTTTTTCACTATTTCTCTCAAGTCTTCCATGTCGTATTCTTCCGGGTAATCGGCTTCGGACTTGCTTATGTGCTGTATTGGGTGGTATCTTCTGTATCCGGACGTGGTTATGTCTTCGTACAGTTCGATGTGACCGCCCATTCTCCCTGTCTGAAAGATCTTGAGCCCGCGGTTGTTCTCCTCGAAGTCATTGACCAGCGACTCGAAAATGCCGTACAACTCGTCGAAGTTGTCCTGCGCAACGCCGAGTGTATTGCCGTTGAAGATGCTTCTTATCTTGACACAGTGGGAGTACGCGTGCGGTGAATTGAATTCGTGGTGTTCCTCGTGCTTAGAGAGGAAGTCCAACATGGATTTCTTGCTTCTCATATCTACCTTCATTCTAATGCCTCCTTCAGGAAAAGTAACCGACACCACTACCACGAGCGGTGCCGGTTCGATGTTTTCCTATCTGCTTTCGAGTTTGAAGCGGCGAATATTGCCCGACGTATCGCAAAGCGCTATTATCATCGGCTGTTTTCTCGTTCTCACTATTCCGTTGAGGAAACCTAGCATTCTCACGAAGAGCCTGTCTCCGTTTTTCTTCACGAGGATCTCCGTCTCGGCAGCCAGGTTCTTGCCGCATTCGACGTAGATGTTGACGAGTTCTCTTACCGCTTTCGGATCGGCTTCAAGTGCTTGGTTCAACCTTTTGACTATTGTTTTCAGTCTCATCTTCCTTCTCCCGCATCTGAAGTGGTCAAACATGCTCAGTTTTATAAAGAATAGCGTGTTGGAAGTTGCTTAAAAAGCTTCATGCGGCATTCGGAACGAAGGAACTAACGATTTTCGAGGAAAGCCTTGCGATGAGTTCTTTGAACTCGGGCAATTCCAGAAATTCTCTTCCGTCGCAGTCATAGATCGCGAGCGTGTACCTGTGCATCTCTATGCTGCCTTTGAGGTCTTTTCTGAACTCTATCGCATATTCAGTGCGGTTCCCGAGCCTTTCGAAGGTGACAAGTGAGGCCTCCTCGAAGTCGAAGAAGTCGAACAGCGAAGCTATTTTCTTGGCCGCGTTTTTGTTGGTTTCTTCGCTTTCCAGAAAGATGATATCTTCTTCTAACGGTTCGCTTCCGTTCGTGTAGTTAACCGTGGTGTGGAGCATGAAGCTGCCATTCGCTGCGATAATTCTCGCCTGATTGTAAACCTCGATCATTCCGGTGTCGTCGATTTTCGAAGCGTTCAGTAGTACGTTCATAAAATCACTCCTTTCGATGAATAACCCCGGCTTTTCGCCGGGGCTTGTTGTTCACAACGTGTCCGTTCCTCTTGGCCCGCGTCCGCCGAAACGGACAAAAAACGGCGCGCAGGTTGCATCCTGAAATAAAGCACTCGACGGTCTTCCCTGCCGCGAGATTCAAAAGCTTATCAGGCTGGCAGGCGCGGTGGGAATCGAACCCACTACCCTGACTCTGCGAGAATCAGTATCTTGCCATTGAAATACACGCCCGATGACTGCGTCAACTTCCGGCTGAACCTTTAACATTCTGACCTATCGGCCACGATAGCGTCTGCCTATTCCGCCACGGAGCATGGAAAAAGTCTAAGCTTTCCTTTCTCTTTGACGAGTATTATTTCGTTTATTATTCCTTTGCGTATATAATGGACGAGACAATGCAGGGCCGTGCTTTCCGTGTGATAGTGTATATCTGGCTGCATCATCTGTATGAGCTTTCGAGGGGCTATGCCGGGATTCTTTTCGACGAGTGCCACGACTCTCGAGCGGAATCTCTTGAACGACGTCCATCTTTTTGCGCCTATCGAACCGGCCTCGTTGTCTTTCATCTCCGGCCTGAGCGAAGCGAGGAGCTTCGACTGTTTGTCCTTCGATACGTGCCTGAAGAGTTTTACCTGTTTGTCGATGTTCACTTCCTCGCCGCGCACGGTTATAAGACCAATTCCGTAGTGGTCAAGCACGAGCTCGATCGACGGGCTGTACGAATACCTATTCGGTCTAGGAACCGCTATTGAGATGTAATGGGCCACCTGTCTTCTGGATATCGCCTGGTCTATCAGTTGCACCGACAGGCTCGTTTTAGTTTCTACTATCCAGATGCGCCCGTCCAACACTCCGACGATATCTGCTACGCCGGAATGGCACGGGACTTCCTTGTAAACGTCCCATTTGTAGTCTTCCATGTAAGCAACGACTGGCTTTGCAACATCGACTTCTCTCATAGCGACTCCTCGATTCGAGAATCTAACCGCTCCGGCGGGATTTCAACCCGCTACACAGCCAGGCTGCGGAGCGTTCGCCCAAGCGGCGGTGCCGGGGACCCGTAAGGAGTTACCTTTCAGGGACTTACCGACTGATAATTCTCTGGTACGAGACGATTATCCTGCTATGCGTGGCGCTTAAAATTCGACTTCTCGCGTAAGATGATCCTCTACTGCTTTCTTGAATTTGTCGAAGAGAGTGTCGTCGATGTCGAAATATGTTCTCTCCCTGTCGAGAATGGCGTGTAATTCGTCTTCTTTGCAGTAATAAGCTCTATCGTATAGTTCTTGAAAGGCGTTGCGGCTTTCTTGCGCGTTGCGGGTATCCATAGCGGTTGTGTCTGGAATGTAGATGACCGAATATGGATTGTTTCCTCCTCTGAAGCACAAGGTTAGTGCTTGCGCGTTCTCTCTTTCTATTACGCAGACTGTGCCGAAAATATCTTCCGGCAATATGAGACCTTCGTCGAGCGCGTCTTTCGCTTCTCTCTCCGTTATGGTTCTAGGCGGATTCTTGTGGCCCAGCGCGATATCCAGTACAGAGAAGACGTAGTTTTTCAATCTATCTTCGGCCAATCCTTCGTCTTCGAGCATCGCTTTCGAGAGACCGGCGATGGTGAAATTCTTCGACAGTGCCTTTTCGCAGATCTCTTCGTAGTAGGACCGCTGCGCCTGGACCGGCAGGTTGTCTATGGCTTTGTCGATCTTGTCCTGCACGAATTTAGAAAGAGGGACGATTTCTCCGGTATCGAAGTTGAACCAGTTGTTTATGATACGCGGCAGGCCGGGATATGACACTGGAATACACATCGCCGGTTTCGACAGCGCTTCCACTATCTCGGGCAGTTTGCAGTTCTCTGGAATCGACGCGACTATCATATCGACGTCGTACGATTCGTAGTGCAATCTGAAGAATATCTCTTCTTCGTACATAAAGATTCTCCTTTCAACTGAAGTATTTGACGACTTCTCGTCCTATCCATTCTGCCATAGGGACTGCCACGGCGTTACCTATCATTCGATAGGCGTCGGATTCCGAACCTACGAAGATGAAGTTGTCGGGGAAGCCCTGTAGTCTGGCGTATTCCCGCACCGTGTAAGGCCTGCAGCCTAATTGGCTTTTTGGATCTTTTACCATTCGGGTGCCTCTGTCTTTCGAATAATGGGCTACGCACGTAGGGGCATACGAATCGGGATCTTCAGGATCGGAGATTATAGGCCTGTCTCTGTAATTCCCTTCGAGGCGTTTGATTACGTATTCCGGCACTTCGACCTGTACATCCTTTTCGAGTATTTCCTTGAGTTTGATCTTGGAAGCACAGCGTGGTGGTTCGGGCGAAAAAGGCCGACGGGAACCTATCATTATTAGCCGTTCTCTCCTCTGAGGTAATCCACAGTCGAGTGCATCTACAGGGCAGAAAACCGTTACGTAGTAGCCAGGCAACTCTTGGAAAGCCTCCATCACGACGGGGAACTTTTTCATGCCTGGAACGTTCTCCACTACGAAGATTTCAGGAGCCGCTAGAGCGGCGTGCCTGAAGGCGTGGAGAAACAGGTCGTCGCCTGTTCTCGTGCCGTTTATATCTGCCGCCGAAGAATACTTCGTGCATGGGAAAGTGAAAACCATCACGTCGGAGTGTGCCTGCGGTTTCACCAGAACATCGCATATATCCTGGTTTATCACCGCATGCGAAAAATTCATGTTCATCGTAGCCACGCATTTCGGATCTATCTCGAGGCTCTGGATTATGTCTATTCCTGCCATGGAAAGCCCGAGGTCCATTCCGCCGGCGCCAGAGAAGTACGATTTCGCGGTTATTCTCATTTTTTGCCTCCTTCTCAAAGCGCAGCGTACGCTTCGCCAAATCGCTCATATATCCACATGATAAGCGAGAAGGTTCGGACGTCGAAGCGGTACTCTTCGGCAAGAGTTTCAATCTCTCTTTTGCGTTTTGAAAACCATTTTTGCGGCACCAGTTTTTGCGCTTGCTGCCATTTTTCGTCGTTTCCGTCTCCGAGCGCATAGAAAATTGACTGGTCTAGCGAAATTCCTTCGCCGGTTTCGTTTCGGATTGCCTTTCGGAGTTTTTCAACCGTCATCTTTGCCACTCTCCTTTTGCGATTTAGAATAAAAAGGGCTGCCTGAAATGGCAGCCCGTGGATTCCGGCGTTATATCTTTGCCGTGCTTTCTATTAACATCTGCGACTGCAAAAGATATGGAACCGCTTTTTCGTCGCATTTCTGTTCGGCTTTCAAAATCTCTTTCAGGAGTTCTTTGTCTTCCAGATTCGCTGCATACAGCATCATGAGTCCTCTCGTTGCGACGGGTGTGCTTTCGTATATTCTCGCTGCGATCGTGATCGAGCATTTTGACATTTCTACGAAGTGCTGTAGCGATTCTGTGCCTATGAACATAGACTCTGCAATGAGAATATAGGCTAAAGGAAGGTCGAATTTCACTATCGACTCGTACAGGTACGGTTTTACTGCTCTCATGATCTTGGAGATGGGATAGTATTCCATGATGCCTTCGAGCATTTTATGATCGCCGTTCAGGACGGCCCATCTGACGACGTTTTCGATATCCTGCATTTCGCTCATTTCCTGTAGGTGCTTGAAGTGCATAAGTTCATGGAAAACGTCGAAATCGAATTTTCTGAATTCAGTTACGATGATCTTGTCGGCGCTGTACACGATGCCGTATTTGGTTACTGTCGCGTCTTCTGGAATCAGTATTTCGGCTATCGAGGAGCCGTAGATAATATGCTCCGTGAAGTGTTCTAATTCGACAAAGTGGAAGCCGTTGGTCATAGAGTGCTCGTATATGTCGAACTTTCCCTGGAACACGTTTAGCCCCTTCTTGAACGAGAAGCCTGAATAATCTTTGTTGCCGTAGAAGAACTTGTAGAATCTTTCTCTCGAGTTAGTCAGCTTCATAATTTAACTAATCCTTTCCGAATTAAAACTTCGAGAGTCGCTTGAACAGGGTCAACGACTTGTGGTTCGACGGCGGATAATACGGTTTATCGTCGAAAAAGGCGGAAATTATCGCCTTGGCGAGCACGAACTTGTCTCCGTCGCCAAGGTACTCCTTGTATTCCTTTTCCGAGATGCAGCCGGTCATGAGAAGCTCTTTTGCCCTTTTCACTAAGTCTTCTTCTATATCCGGTAGCATGCTTTTGAACTGTTTCTTAAGCAATTCCAGTTCTCTTTCCCTCATGACAACCTCCTTTTTAATGCCGCAGAGACGAGTTTTCGTGCCTGCAGCTTTTCCTTCTAAGGGCTTGTTCGCTCAGACACGCTTGGCAATAAGTGTATTTGTTATCCGGTATTCCACTACCGCATTTCGGGCATACGCCGGCGTTTTTCTTTCGCCAGTACCTCAATTTTTGCCTTTCCGAATCAGTCATTCTTTTCATCTCGATCGCCGGACATGAATTCGTGCTTGTACTTATTCCACATTGCTTTTACGAAGGCGTGTTTGCGGTTTTTGACGGCGAGTCCGTAGATTTCCCTTATGGACTGCTTGTCAAGGTGTTGAACGAAGGCCATGAACATGTTAGTGAAGTTCTTGTAATTGCAAAGCGCCTCTTCGCACATCAGTCTGCTTAGGAAGGTCATCACTTTGTAGTTTGGCGGATTGAGCAGATGGTTGATAATGTTAGTTAAATGGTCTCTTTCTTTTGGCATGTTGTAGGACGAATTGACCGTGGCGGTGTACAGCGCGTAATGATATTCTTCGAAGAGGGCTGTGATCAGCGAGCGGTTGCTCAAATTCGCATCTTTCGTGCGAATGAACCATCTTATGAGTTCGCCTCCGGCGGCGTTATGCGTATTTGCACCCTGTGCCACGAGTTCGTCGATCACTTCTTCGTCGAATTTACGGAACTTCTTCACGATCACTTTGTCGGCTTTGTGTTTCGTATTGCCGTAGGAGACTTTTGCGTTTGGTGGTATTTCAATCTCGGATATCCATGGTCCATAAGTGATGAACTGGAATATCTCCTCACTCGCGAAGTAGATGCCGCCAGGTGTGCAACCGGTGTCGGGATCGAACTCTTCGCCGGGTGGTAGCGTGTTCAGCCCTTCTCTGTATTGGAGCTCGTAATGTTTCATATTTTCGTTGAAGAACTTGTAGAGTTTCATGCTCTGCCTCCTTTGTTTGTCTTTGAACATGATGCGGCATGGAATCGAAGATAAAAAACGCCTCGAGACGATGTGGTGAGCCATATCTCCTCGTAGTCGCCGTCTCTTTCTCTCACCGCATAGCCTGTGACGTTTTCTGGATTTCCGAAATACGACTCGATTTTTTCTTTCGGCACGTGTTTCAGTATCTCTTCGATATCCTCGAATCCGACGTAGTAAGCCGGGTCCAAGAACTCGTCGAGCTTGCGCATTGTGCCTTCCTTCGGTACTGTAAGCGTTTCTTCAGCTACGAGTTTGTCGAGGAGTTCATTGAGAATCATTTTCCTGTTGGAATAGATGGCGTTGTTGGCCAAGATGAGATCTTTGGTGAGCTTGCAGTCTTGCGCAAGCGCCACCAGTATTTCCTCGTCTTTTACCGGTTCTATCGACAGTTTGAAATACGACATTTTTTCCTCCTTAGAAGGAAGAGGTCGCCCTTTTCGACGGCCTCTTTCGTATGCTTATTGTGCCGGTGCTTCCTGTTCGGTCGGTACGGTTTCGGCTACCGGCACGCCTTTGTCGAAGAGTTCGACTATTACAATATCGATCGGCATGCCGCTGTCGTCTAGCGTGATTACGTACTGGTCCGTGTACAATTCGAGAAGGTTTATGTTCTCATCGTCGCTATTCCAGGAGTCTGTAACCGGTTCGTACCCGAGCTTTTCAAGGCAAAGTCCTGGAAGTTTCGCCCTGAATTCTTCCGACGGGACGAAGATTTCGAAGTTCTGGTCGATGAACACATCGTTGATAACATCGCTTGCTTTTGCTTCGACGGAGTCTTCCAATTCCTCGCACTGTTCGATTGACATAATTACCCAAAGTATTTTCTCCATGTCTCCTCCTTATAGTTAATAGCCATTCCAGACGTTCGTGTACGCGTAGGCCACAGCTTCGAAAGCCCTGACAAATTCATATTTTTTCGCTGGATCTTCGTTGTTTGTCGGTGTTTTTGTCAACTTGATTTCGATTTTTCCGTTTTCGATCCACGATTCCCATTCGTAGTCTGGACCGACTATCTTTTTCGTTTCCTCGTTTATTATTCGCATCCTTTCTTCGAGCGGCAGATGTTTAGTCGCTTTGAATCGAGGAGTTTCGTATTCGATTGCAGGGAGTGTGGAAATTCTTCCATCGAAGTATTTGAGTTTTCTATTCTCGTTGGGATCTTCGCCCTCTTCCCACGAATCAAAGTCTTCTACGCCGTATATCATGTCCTTTTGATCGGAGAGCTCGAATCCGTACTTTTTCTCGATCCTCTCGAACGCAGGCTTCCATTCGTATATGCCGTCGCTTGCAAGATAAATCGTGTTGTCGAAGTGCGAAAGAACGAGCATGACATCCATCACGCAATCGTCGTAAGGGTATCTGTTGGTTTTTGAGTATTCGAAATGTAATTTATGGTCGTTGCCGCACTGAGGATTCCACAAACCGGCAACGTAGCAGAAGCTCTCGCAGGAATCTTTTCCAACGCCGTTGAAGTTTATGATGTTGGGATTCAACAGTCTCTCTCCGAAGACGTTGTTATAAACCTCGACGACTCCTCTACTCTCGTAGTCTTCGATTATTTCCTTTATCACGGAGAAGGCCTCTCCGGAAAGCTCTTTTGTTGGCTGGCAGAAATACATATAGTGGGAATATCCCATTCTAAATAACCTCCTCTTGTTTGGTTTCTTCGATCAGTTGCGCTATTTCCGAAAAATAGTTGAGCATTTCCGGGAAGAAAGAGTCATTCACTTTTACGATGAAAAGGTAGAATATTCTTCTGGAGTCCTTCCAGTCAGGATTTTGATACTTAAAGGCTTTTAACCACGAAAAGAACAGGGTTTCAGGATTTGGAATGTAGTTGTGATCGTTGAGTATGCAATGTATTGCGTCGTATTCGTTCTCTTCGACGAACAGTCTCATGATCTCGTCCGGCTTACGGACTTTCGGAAAGATCGTTTTGAAGACTTCGTGCCATTCGTGCTGGTGAACTAGGTTGCGCCCGATTATCTCTTTCACGAAGTCTATCAAGAAGCTCTGCGAGAAGTTGATGGGTTTTTCGAAGAGATATTTGAAAATGCCGGCGTTCTCCACTCTCGCAGGAGCAGAGAGCACGTAAGGCTCTTCGAAGAGACGTATGTTCGAGTAAGAGACAAAGACGTCGAGCATCTTCTTGTCTCCTGCGCTGAGTATCCACATCAGCAATTCTCTTCCAGTGCTGCCTTTGCACTCGGCCCCCTCTCTTATAAGCTCCTCGAGGGTGAGCCAATCGAAGGGCTTGATTCCCTTGATGATTATTTTGTCGCTTTTGAAGTAGTGCTGCTGCTCGATGACGTTTGCATTCGCAGGGATCTCCACTTCGGATATGTAAGGTTTATGCCCCACATAAGGGAGAAACCTCAAGATGTGTTCGCGCGCGAAACAGAAGTAGCCGGATTGTATTTCGTCGTTTGATGCTTTCGGCGCTATTTCGTTGAGCCCTTTTCTGTAAAGGGATTTGCTTTCTGGCTTTGAAAACAGTTTGTAAGCTCTCATGCCTGCCTCCTTTTTTCTATTCTGGCGTGTGGAAGCGGTGATAAAAAAAAGACCCCGCACTTTCGCGCGGGATCTTTTCTTCGAATTGCCTGGTACGGAGAACATTTTGAAACGGAGCTTTAGCGCTCTGCCGATTGAGCTACCGGCAATATGCCGGGCGGGACTCGAACCCGCAACCTCTCGATTACAATTCGATGGAACCGTTTCGTACGCTACCGTATTTTAGCAATCGACGATATGGTGAACATTCGATACAGTAAACGAAGTGTTTTAGGCCGCTAAACTACGCAATGCGACGGGATTCGAACCCGCGTCTCTCCTAAGAAGTAGGAAGTAACCGTATCTTTCGCAACCACATCTCTCGTATATCTTGCTTGTTTCTGGTTGGCGTAAATCCAGATCTCGAATACTAGCAATCGGGGAACTAGCGCCACAGTATCTTTTTATCCAACGAGCAACCGCAGGAGGAAGTAACTGCGACTACACCACCGATTCTCTATAACTATCAGGGAGAACGATTTCTGAAACGGGGACCTGCACAAATGAAGTAACCGTTTCTTACACTACCCTGATGAAACAACTCTACTACCCCGCGTTGCGCATAAATTTCTCGTATTCGATCAGGTAAAGCACGACGGCCTCCGAGAAACCGTTTATATGCACGTAGTTATCGTAATCAACTCCGTACCTGTACGATGCGACATCAATTATATACGGTTTTTCGAATTTCGGTGCCGGTACGTTGTCGCCGGCCTGTTCGTCCGTCAAGATGACGAGTCTGTCCGCCCGCGAGTTGATGTTGAGCCAGCTTATCGCCTTGCCGAGGTACGTGCTTCTGTGTTCCTGCGATGTTCTTATAGAATGGGCCAGTTCAAAGCCGCGGTTCGGCTTGACCGATGCGATTCTATCCGAAAAGGTATAGATCTCGATATCCTCGCATATCTCACGAAGGATAATAGCGAGACCGTTGGCCATGTCTATCCTGTCCAGTTCCGACCTGTCGCTCACGTTGTTGAACATCGAGCCCGACACGTCGAGGAGGACGATGGTTTTTCCGGACAGTTTCTCCATCTTTCTTGCCCTCTCGAGCATGGCCGGTTCTATGAATTTCTTCCATTCCGGCACAGCATTCGCCGCCGAGATGAAGCGGAACGGGAAGACCTTCGAGAAATCTACCGTCGAGAAATATTCTTTCACGAGTTCCTCGCTCACTCCGGATTCCTTCATGTTTCTCAAGTTTCTGAGGAAGGCGAGCGCGCCGAGTTTCTTCTCCTTCATGAGCCTCTCGAAAGTTTCTCTCTTGCTGGCGCCCGATGACAGTGCGACTTCCCATGTATCGGGAGTCTCCATCTCGTCGTTGGCTATTCTTTTGAAAAGTTCTTCCTTTTCCTTGGTTTTCGGCTTCGGGTGTGTTAGGAACATCACGTCGCGAAGTCTTACGGCGCTTTTCTTCGAATCGTTCTTGGCGAAAGAATATTCGCCGAAGAGGTCGAAGCATTTCGACAGTCCCTTCTTCAACTGGTTGGCCAGCGGTACCTTGCCCGAGTTCTTCCAGTAGAGGGAGAGCAACTCCCCCATCTCGTCGGGTCTGCTTATGACGCGCGGAATCAGGTTGCCGACTGCGGCTCTGTGCCTTTTTTCGGCCAGCATCGACACGATGAGCCATAGCGGCACATGGCGCAGGTTCATCGTTTTTCTCGCTTCGACGGCGAGGTCTGCAACCGATTCGGTGTCGTTCAAACCGACGAGGTTCTTTATCCTCTCGGTTATCTCCACACCGGATTCGTAGAAAGTGTTTTCCCACAGGAGACAGGCAAGCACGCTTCTCCTGAGCTGTTCGTAAACACCGACGACGGCGGCCTTTCCGCCTTCGTAAGTGGTCGGTGCCGTGTCGAAATCTTTCGGATTAACCGATACTCTGTTCGTTCTCATCACATTCGCAGCTCCCTCTTCGAGGGGCAACTACCTCCCTTTTTGTATGAAATTACGAACCAACTACTCCTCGAAGCCGATATCCGAGTATTCGCCGTACTCCTTCGGATACTCGTAGCGCTTGTCCGGTTTACACCCGATCCAGATCAAGTGAACTCTTGTATTCATTCCCTTCCTGTCTCTGCCCACGTTGACCGAGCGGACGAGTTCGGAAGTGTCATCAACGAAATCTTGGTTCGTTCTGTAAAGGCTGATGGTTTTCTTCCCATCTGTCTTTCTTGATCGGACATCTTTAACTATGTAGTTGAAATCCCGTATCGCCTGTTTCAGGTTGGCGGTCTCGAGAGGCACCATGAACGGAACTACGGTGCTGCCTCGCATCTGTACGACGTAATTCATGGTCTATCCTCCTTTCGCGGTATCTCGTTCCACTCTTTTCCTTCGAAGAGTCTGTCCTTCCGTTTTGCCGCGCTTCCCCACTTCTTGAAGAAGAACGGCACGTTGTTTTCCACGCACAGGTTTTTCACGTCGGCTATCCATTCTTCGCGGACAGCTCTTGCGCCCGGGCCGGTTTCGCCACCTAGAATGACCCAATTCAATTTCGAGATCCACGGTGTCAAATCGACCGGCCCTAACATTGGCTCGATGGATACGAACAGCGGGCTGTATCGCATCTTCGTCAACACGTTCAGCCTGGTGTCGGCGGTCTGCTGGTTTTCGACGGAAACGCCGTGCCATATGAATCCGGTTTGCGACACGTACCCTTTTTCTAACGCACGGAGCAGCTTGCCTGGCCTCTTCGTGAGGACGTAGAAGGTACAGTGCTGATTGTCCAACATCGTTTCGTAAATCTTGCCTATAACGTCGTACGGGACTTTTTCATGAAACAAGTCCCCCATGGAGCAGACGAAGACGCTTTTCGGCTGTCTCCATCGCTTTCCGAACAGCTCGGAAGGTTTTATAGTTACTTCAAAACCGTCAGGGTATGCCTTCGTACCGCGGAACCTTTCGGCTATTCTTGCGGCGTAGCAGTTGTCGCAACCGGCGCTTATCTTACTGCAGCCGGATATTGGGTTCCACGTTTCGTCCGTCCATTCTATCTTCGTATTCTTCATACGGATTGCTCAAAGACCCTTGTGAGCGGTAGATTCGACGCGTTGATATCCACTGTCAGTTTAAGCAACGTGTCCAGGTTGTGCGAACAGTTCACGTACACCGTGTTCTTCTCCTTCAAGCTGATAGTTTCGACCTTGAAGAAGTCTCTCGGATCTTTTCTTCCCGTCGATAGATCTATGTACATGTCGATCATGTTCTCGACGGTTCCGAGATCGTAGTAAAGCGTTTCGCTCTTCAGGGCCGTTATGGTGTACATTAGGTAATGGCCGGCGCAGGCGATTCTCAATCTGTACGGTTCTCTGCCGTTCGAGCGGAAGGAATTATCCTCGTTGCCGTCGATATAAACGGCCATGTTCGGCGGGTAGCAGTACCTATCTTCTGAGAGTACGGACATAACGAAGTCGAGCAGCGCGAATTCTCTTTTGCCGCCGAGTTCTATATATTTCGCGTATTTCTCGTCTGCTATTGCTTTAGCGCGAGAATACGCAAGCTTTATCTCGTCGGTGATCGTCTTCCTGCTCTTGTTTTCGTAGTTCGGTATCGAGCAGTAAACCGTGAAGTTTTCGTCCGTTATAGTGACCTTGTTCTTTTCCCTTATTGAGATATACATTGTAAAGCCTCCTTTGTCTTTTCGATTGTGAAGTGTCGTTGCCGGGATAAAAATGCTATGCGGCTATCGCTTCGGATTCTTGCAGGAATTTCTTGCATAGTCTGTCGGAGATGGCGAAGAGTCTGGAAACATCGGCCCATTTCTTGCTGCGCGACCAGTTCTGAACGTACTGTGCCGTGTACCAGGACGTGTCGAATCCGAGGGAGGCCATTATGAAGTACGAAGCGGTCTGTACGACTATCTCTTCGTCGGCGCGTTCCAGTTCGTTTCCGAGCTGGAGATGCGCCCATTCGTGTACTATCGTGCTTGACTTCTGGCCGGTGGTCTCTTCCTCGTGTACGTAGATGGCCTTGGTGCCTTTCTTCGTGAAGCCTTTCATGGTGCTTTCTCCGTCGTAGAACAGTATTTCGTAGCCCATATCCTTCACGGTTCGCGCGATTGTTTGAAATCCTTCGTATTCGTCTTTTATCCGAATTTCGCTTACGGACGGCAATTCCTGTCCTTCGGTCTGGCTGACGTCGAAGACGTAAGTTGCTTTGAATCCGCTTATGTATGTTATTGTCTCTTCATCGCCTTTGTCGTTGATTGCGGTTCGCTTTCGTGTGGTGGGCGCCAATATAGCTATTCCTTTCTCTCCCTTTTTCACGTACCTGTTCAGTTTCTTCCACGTGTTGAATCCGGCGACTCTAGTGGCGTCTGGTTTCTGGAAAAGGATAAGAACGATGTTGAAGAAGGAATAGTTGTGGAAGAGTCTCATGCACTTCTCGATTTTCCTGAAATCGTCGGAATCTATCCATTTATGAAAGGCTGCCTCGAGCCTTTCCGTCGCTTCTCGTATGTCCATGTTGCGCCTCCTAAAGCAATGCCGCTATTTCATTGTCTTTCAGAAGTCGGCACTTTCTGCCGGTTATAACTCTCACGTTGAACTGGCCGTTTGCGAACATGCAATACCTTAGAAGGTTCTCCCTTTCCACCGCGGTGAGGAAATCCGTCGGCATGCTTTGCCCTTCGAAGAGAGAATCGAAGTAGTTCAACGATTCCTCGTCGAAGACTTCCCGCGGGTCGGTGCTGAACTCTCCGATGTGGAAAGGCTCGCCGTCAATCCTGTGTTCGAGTTCGAAAATTGCCTCGCCGTCTCTTTTGAAGACAAGATCATTGCTGAAATCGACTGCTAGTTTGTCACACAGAACGCCGGACTGGAAACCTTCGAGGCTCCAATCATCGACGAGGTATTTGCAATTGGTATCCTTCAGAAGGAGTAGCGTGTTGCTATCCTCCGAATCCACTACAATGTCTTGCCTGTAGAATATTCTTTTCATACGGTTGCCTCCTTTTCGTAAGAACTGCCGTCGTAGATCGTACCGTCGTTGTAGAATTCGAGTTTGTTCAACTCGGCGTAGCTGATCGCCGCTTCGTCGCTCACGATGTTTTCGTAATGGCAATCCACGATCTCGCACATGCGCTGGGTAATCTCCCGGGCATCTTTGTTCACCACGTCGTGAATTGTGCGGTTCAGATATACCCAATCGTCCATTTCCTCGTCGGACAGCTCGTCTATTTCCACGAAGATGTTGTGGCTTTTCTTGATTCTTATTTCGATATCGTGTTCGGCGGCGAATTTGTCGAATATCGTGTTCGCTTTCCAGTCGAGCCTGTCCCTGTGGAGTGAAATCCAATCTGTGCACGTAGTTTCGACGGAAAAGTTTGCGAACACTGTAGAGCCGTTCCATTCCCAATGGAATTCCATCTTTCCGTCGTAGCCTTTATCGCGCAGGAGATCTTTCAGTCGTGCTTCTAATTCGTCGTTGTAATCGTTCAGGTTATCCCACAACATGTCGTTTATCACGCACATTGCTTTTTCTTTCGCTTTTTCGTCCAGTTCGTCCAACGTATAGACGTTAGAAGTTACCTGTCTCATTTTTTCACCTCAATTCTCGAATGATTTTCTCAACGCATTGGAGTAATAAAAAACCGCCCCGAAGGGCGGTTCGCATGTTTGCTTGAGTTTTGTTAGATTTCCACTACTTCGTCGTACAGTAACGGAAAAGCCGAAGGCCTTATTCGAAACTTCGTTCCATGGTTGTGGGTTGTTTTTGCGTCGAAGTCAACATAGATATGTCCTTCTTCGATTCCATTCAGGAATCCTTCTAAATCAAATTTCTTGAGCATCAAAATTTTGTTATAGGCAAAATGAAGCTTCCCTTTTTCTGTTTTCGCATCTGCGATTATGTAGAAGCAGTTATGAAGCTTGGTACCGGCTTTGTGAAACACATCGTCGAAACCCCAGTACGGTTTCGGGTCTAATTCTGCGAGAGTACCTGCACGTTTTAAGACAGATGCTTTCCAATCGTCGTGGTGACTAGCGATCGAATTGCTGTCGAATGATATAAGGATCTTTCTTTCGTTCCTGTCCACTACGACTTGGAAACCCCGGTCGCTTCTTGCTGTGCCGGTAATTGTCTGGCGAAAACTGTTTTCGTTTTCTGTTTCGTGCGGCCATCCATAAAGCTTGAGAAGGACCGAAGGAACCCATCTAAATGCCCTTGGTGATGGTTCCATGTGAAACAGCGTCAATAGCGATGTTGTGTCTGATCGCTGGCATTTCAATTCCCATTCTGCCGCATTAGGAATCGGAAGATTGTTCTCTTCGATTCCGAGAAGATCTTCGAGCGTATTTCCCACTCCGCCGGAATTGCCTGCCCTTCTGTTTTCGATCCAGCCCAATTCTCGTATTTCTCTTAATCGAGCGATCAAAGAATCTTTTGTGTACATTTCCACTATACCCCTCCTATCTTTTAAGGTTTCCAGAAATCGAGAAGATATTCGAACGTTACACCCATAGTGATGTAGTTAGAAGGCCAGCCGAAGATTCCTATTCTATTGACGACGTTGGTTCTGTCCCAGATGATTATGTTTCTCAGTTCATAACCTCTCTTTCGCAATTCTTCTACAACGTTGATATGTATTGTTATTCGCTCGTTCTCCCACCACATATCCGGTACGTTAATCACGCAATGACCTTTTGGTTTCAAGATAGTCAAAAGGTTTTCGAAGATATCTCCGATATGTTTTGTGTATTCTTCGATCGGCATTGTGCCTAGATCTCTGGAGTCTTGCGAATACTGTTCCACTTTTTCTAGTTGACCATTATCTCGTTCGCGTCGAGATTTATTCTTGCGCTTTCGATTAAGCAAATTCGCGTAAGGCGGAGACGTCCATATTAAGCTTACTGAATCCGGTCTGAAATATTTGGGAATGTTCCTGGCATCGTCTGCTATTGCGATCTGCTTTGCTGACGAGAATAGGGTAGTTGTTTGTACCCGTTGATTAGATAACTGAACGTACTTCTCCTGGAGATCGAATCCTACGGCATTTCTGTCCAAGTCCTGTGCCGCAACGAGCGTTGTGCCGCTCCCTGCGAAAGGATCTACCACCAATTCGCCTCTGTGAGTGAACAACGAAATTACTTTTTTAGCCAATTGTATTGGAAACGTCGCAGGGTGAACTTCTTTGTCCCTTATATCCCGTCCTTCATATGAGACTTGCCATACTCCCAGCTGACATTTAAGCCATTCTTTAGCTTCCAAGCAATTTATATTCGTCGGTTTACATTCGCAGGTTCTTTCATAACCAATGTCTATGAAGCTCTCGTGATCGATAATTGACATTTTTTCCTCCACAATATCCCTCCAAGTATGTAGAAATCCGTAAGATGAGTATTAAATCTGTAAGAATTGAATCGGCAAAACCAATAAGAGAATACCATAAATTTCGTAGATGGACTTTGCCGATTATGTATTGAAATCGCCTACTTGCTATCGAGAATCAGTTTTATGGTTTGCGCTTGCCGGAAAAAGCAGAACTCCCTCTCGGGAGTCCTATATGTTTATCGGCATGATGAGGCTTGTGAAACGGTTTTCGGATATCAATATCGGTTCGCTCTTCGCTTCGAATTCTATATCGACGGTTATAGCGTGGCTTCCCTTCAATGCGTCTATTATGTAGGAAGGGTTTACGCATACCTTTATCGGATCTTTGAACCTGACGATACCGTAATCGCAAGGTTCTTCCTCCATTTCTCCGAGGCTGTCCGCGCAGATCAATTTCACGATATCGCTGTTTATTTCGAAGATCACCTTCTGGTAAGTTTCCTTAGTCATGGCCTTCGCGCGCTCGAGGCCTTCGAGCAACGAGCTTCTGTCGAAAGTTACTAGAGTGTTCATATGCTTGGGCATAACCTTTCGCCAGTCTGGAAAGATTTCGTTGCGCTTAAGAGTAGAGATGAAGATGTTCGGCGTTTGAAAAGCGATGCGTTTTTCGCTTTCGTATATGGTTATCTGCGTTTCGCCGAAATGCTCTCGCGCTTTCATGAGGATCTCGACTGCTTCTTTGCTTATACGGCAGTCTATAGAGCCTTCGCAACCGGCCTTGGCGATCGCGAGCCTGCTGCTGTCGGTACCTACTATCTGAAGCGTGTCTCCGTCGTTTTCCAGAGAGACGTTGTGCATACCGTACCGGTCTAGAGGTTCGACGTATGGCAAGACCCTTTTCAACCCGTCGAAGAATTCATCGCTGGAGACCGTGAGTGTTCGATTGAGCGGCTCGTAGTTCAGGTTCGGGAATTCATCGCGCGGTATGTTGCTCAGCCTGAAGAGTTTTTTATCGTCGATCTTGACAGTAACTACCTGAAAGTCGCAAGTTACGTTTATGTATTTCGGTAGTCCTTTGTAGAGCGAGAGTATTCTCTTCAATTCCTGCGTGTTTACGAGTATCGACGAATTTTCCTGCAGATCGAATTCGTCTGTCAATCTTATGCGCACAACGGTTTCGAGATCAGTTGCTTCGGCGAAGACTCCTTCGATGTTTGAGTAGATACGCAGGCATTCCAGGATCGGTCTTACTGCTTGTTTGGTGAGTAATACAAAGATAGGAAGCGTTTTTACAAACATCTTTGCCAGTATATTCATTTTTTCTCTCCCTTCAAATTGAATGGCGGCCTTTCGACCGCCCTCAGATTTTTCCCTCTATCACGAGGGGATATTCGAATTCTCTTCCTTGCGATCTGAAATAGCCGGTTATTTTCCGTCGAGTTACTAGCGGCAGAGTTGCGAACTCGATGTAAACTACCGTGGTGTCGGGCTCGTTCCCGTATTTCTCACGAACTTCTTGGCAACGTTGGCAGTTTTCCTTCCCCAGGATCGTTACTACTTTCAACTGCGGTCCTCCTCTCGTTTGGGTCAATCATGGGAACGTCCGGATTCAGGTCAACGACGACGTTGTAGAGTGGGACGTCATCGACGGTTTCGACTATCTTTCCCATGTTGTTCATCTGCTGGTAGGCACGGAAGACGTGTACTATCTGGAAGTCTTTCGTTTTGTCGCCTTGGAGGGTACGTATCCTATCGACCTGTGTTAGATATGAGTTTTCATTCGGGCGAATTATCGTCTTCACCGTCTCGCCTATCTTTTGGATATCGTTGCTGGAGAAGATCTCAATATCTCTCTCGTCGCGTTTCCTTCCGAAGAAGCGCGCGATAGCAAGCCTTTTCATTTCCACTGGCTTCACCCCTTTTCTGCGTTGACGTATATCGCCTGTCCTACTGTCGTTATGCCTGCTTTCCTCTTTTCGAGGGAAGGTCTGAACTCTTCCTCGAAAACTCTGGCATCTATAAGGTTCCCGAGTTCGATGGTGATGCTCAACGCCGCGTGATCGGCCGCGTCGTACTTCTTCAGTAACTTGTCGAATGTTTTTCTCGTTGCCAGTATTACCTCGTGGGGGCTATCGAGCCGTGTGGTGCGCGGCCCTTTCGAGTATTCGCAGTAGATCATAAGCACAGGTTCGTCCATGGCGGGCGGATCGAATTCGATTGGAACCGCAGGTGTCTGCAACACCGCAAAATCTATCGCGGTATCTTCGTCGGCGATGAAAGTTGCGTCGAAAACCTTCGTCATTTCAAATACCTCCCTTCGTTTTTTTGATTGTAAGTTTGCGTTTGGCTGTTAAAAAAAGGTTGTGGAAGATTCCGCAACCCTACTACCACCCGAAGCTTCTCACCAGTTCCATGAGCGTGTTCCTCTCGTTCATTTCCGGTTCGTCCTGTACCACTTCGAGCAGTTTGTTCAGTGTTTCTCCTATTGTTGTTCCATTCATTCCCAGCGCTTTCAGGTCGTGTCCGTTGACGGCCAGCTCCTTGAGCGAGCACGGCTGTTGGAGGGCTTGTTCTAGCATCTCTTCGATAATTGCTATCTGCGCGAGCTTTTCGGTTGCGAAGTTTTGCGCGAGCGCGTCAGATTTCTTCATGTCGATGAGCTTTTGCACGAAGTCGCTTCCGAATTTCGCCAGCATATTCTTCAATGTCCTGTTGCTAATCTGTCTGTCGTGATGAAGCACGAGGTTCACGACGGCGGTTCTCGTAGCGTTGTCGAATTTTAGCCTGGCCATTATCTCGTCGGCCATCTTTGCGCCGGCCTCGGCATGCCCGAAGAATCTGAACACGCCGCCAACGACGGTTGCCGATGAGGGCTTGGCTATATCGTGCAGGAAGGCCGCCATTTGAGAGACGGTGTTCCTTGGTGAATTCTTCATTACCGATGCTGTGTGAGAGAGGAGGTTCATGCTGTGGTGCGGGTTGTTCTGGTCGAATCCGACCATGGCGAGCGCTTCTGGAACTATGAACCTCATGAGACTCGTCTCGAACAGGTCAAGTATGGCCTCTGGCGCTGCGAGTAGCGTTTTGACCAGCTCGTCGCGTATTCTCTCGGCCGATATGAATTTAAGAAGGCCGGAGTTTTTGCTTATTGCCTCGAACGTATCGCTTGCTATTTCGAAGCCGAGCTGCGCCTTGAAGCGTATGGCCCGCATCATTCTGAGTGGGTCCTCGCAGAATCTTGCATCGGCGTTTCCGACACTCTTTATTACTCCGTTTCGAATGTCGTTTGCGCCGCCGAATGGATCGACGAAGCCCTCGTATGGCGAATAGGCTATAGCGTTCATTGTGAAGTCTCTTCTTGACAGATCGTCTTTTATGTCCGCCGAGAAAGTAACTTCGTTGGGCCTTCTGTGGTCGCTGTATGCTCCGTCTTGCCTGAATGTTGTAACTTCGAAGAGTGCTTCTGCGATAGCGACGGTTATGGTGCCGTGCTTTATTCCGGTCGGTATCGTCTTTGCGAAGAGTTTCTCCACTTGTTCGGGAGTAGCCGAAGTCGTTATGTCCCAATCCTTCGGCTCCCTTTCAAGGAGCATGTCTCTGACGCAGCCTCCAACGAGGAAGGCCTGAAATCCGTTCTTTTTCAATGTGTCTATTATCTTCAACGCTTCCCGATTCGGCTGTACCATTTCGAGCCTCCTTATTTCGTTATGAATTGGCCGCTTTTTACGGCCTCTATGAAGCCTTGTTCCTTTATGTTCCTTGCAAACGTGGCAAGAAACTTGAGAGTATTGTTTTTCTTGCTGGTATGCACGTAAAAATTACCGTGCTGGAGGAACATTATTTCGATATACCCGTAGGAATCCTGGTACGATATTGGATACCCTTCGGGGGTTATTACTACGTCGGGGTCCGGTATGAGATCTCCGTTCTGTTTGTAGTAATGGGCGACGGAGATTACTCGCCGGTTGAGTGCTGAGTTGTAGAACGCTTCTATCGTCAAGGGCATGTATGGGTCGTTGTACACTTTTAGATAGAATTGTTCGCTGGTGTCGAACTTATCTGTTAGGCCCGCAAGCTCGATGATTTCCTCTATGATTCTTGCGAAGCGCGTTTTAGTCGCAGGCATGCCATCGCTCCTTTATTTCGAGAAGTTCTTCCCTTGATAGGGAAGAGAGGTAACGGGCGTAGTCTAGTGGTACTTCGAAGGAATTCTTTCCTTTTGCGAATTCCACCACTTCGCCGATTCTTATATGCGTTTTAGGACCCTTCGAGAGAAGGAGCCATCTTTCACTGATCATTTCAATTTTTGGGCTATCGTCTTGTTTATAATCAGCGCGATGATTATGAGCGGCACTCCTATGAACGGTACCGCTACGCACAGCGCGAACAAGACTAGCCAGACTACGATCTGAATTGCCAGTCCGAAGAACACTATTCCTCCGTCTTTCACGTTTATTCCTCTCCTTTTTTGCGTTGTGAAAAAAGGATAACCGCCCGAAAGCGGTTATAATTTTGGTTTTTGAATCAGGCGCCTGGTATTACGAAGTCGTCTGTATCTATTGCGCTGTTTCCCTCGCTTTTGCCTCCTATGCGGCGTCTCGCCACTCCTGTTTTTCCTCGCATGTCTGCCGCTTCCTCTCTCTGAAAGAGTGCCTTACGAGGAAGAAGACGGCGATAGATATTGCAAATATAGAGAATGCAAGTGCCAACGACGGATAAAATCCTTCGACGTGCAAGGTAAAACACAGCACGACGAATACTATGGCGGCCGATATACTCGCCGCCGTCTCAACTATCGACCTTCTCATATAGCCTCCTTATGCAAAGGGCAATATCGCCGGCAACCTTCGCATCTCCTAAAATCGCCGGAAAGTAGCCTGCAATATATAAACCTATATACTTCGTATAGTCCCTAGTACCCGTAAGCTTTATCTTCGCTAAAGGTACGCTTCGGCTGCGTTCGAATATACCTGCCCCGCTAGCCTATACCACCTCACTTCCTTCGAATTCGTTTGATAACTCTCGAATTATAAAAGCTTTGAAGCTAACCCGCATGTATGGCGGATTACAGATACATTGTTCGTATAAAATAATACGAAAGAGAGCGACGAAAAAAATCGAATTGCGGAGAATTCGAAGAAAGATCGTCGCGAGTGAGTCGAAGTACAAGGCACCTCGACGTATAAGGTATAGGATTCTCTATATATAGGGGGAGAAAGGACACTTAAGAGGGAAGAAATCGGCGGGGATTTTGCGCTGGGATATAAACGATTCAGCTTCTCCCTATATATAGGGAATAGTATATCGTCGGAGTATATCCGGCGATAAAAAGAGACCGGGGAATCCCCGGCCTCTACTCATTAAGTTTGATGAAATTCGACGCATAGTTGTGAGCGTCGAAGAAGTTCTCGAAGTGTTTTACGTCGTCCTTGGTATTGGAATCGGAGACGCATTCCACTTCGAATTGGGAGCCGTCGTATTTTATGCCGGCCCAGGCGTCGTTCCCGTCGAGGACTTCGACGTAACCGTTTTCGTCCTCGGAGAGAACTATGATTGGTTTGCCGGAATAGCCGGCAAGGATATCGGCGAGGGTATCGGGGCCGGTTGCCCAGCCCTCGTACTCTCCTTCCATATTACGAAGGTAGAATTCCATTCTACTCTCCTTTCCATTTGTACTCTTCGGGGAGATCCACGAAGCAGTATGTTTTGGTTATAGCACGGTAGTATTCGTAGTCTATATAGTCGCAGACGAGAGTCTTTCGTATCTCATAGACTATGTCGTCATATGGCGACTTCCTTCTCTCTAAGGCTGTTTTCAGCCTTTCTAATCTGGCTTTGCTCGGATCGACGGCGATCACGGTGAAGTCTTTCATGTCGCCGACGCTCTCTGTCGAGACGAGGCAATAAGTGGTTTTCGGAAACATGTAATACCTCCTTAGAAGGAATAGTCGGGTTGCCCCGACCCTACTTTATCTCGGTGAAGCCTTTCTCGATCGAGAGTTTCGCAAGTATGGACACTACGTTTCTGTTTTTCACTTCGTGGACGAGTTTTTCGTCGTTGTAGAATTGCATTTCGTCTCCCTTCCCGTAGTAGCTCGGGGAGACTTTGAATGTTTTTGCGCCTACGAACCAGGCGGCGTCGTACTCGAGTTCGGCGGCTACGTTATATATTTCGGGATAGTCTTCCTTTATCCCTGCGTAGCCGTAGTTGCATATTGCGAGATCCCACGCGTGCGGAGTGAGTATAGATTTCAGTTCTAGCGATTTGCGTAGTTCCATTCGTATGCCTCCTTTAGAGTCGGATTCCACTATGGTTCTCGCTCAACCTGTTGCTACACCACTACCCCGACGTTTTTTGCCAACCTGCGGTTTGCGTTTATTCCAAAATTAAGAGCCGGGTTTCCCCGGCTCATTATTAGTCGCAGCCCACGAGGCGAGTCACCGCCTCAATCTGCCCTTTGTCGTTGCGGATCGCCGTCGCTCCTGTGTCAGGAGCGAACACGTCCTTTCTTTTTGTTCTCGACAGCACGAGTCCAGACACGATGTAGATTGTGTCTTCGGTTGGTTCGGGGAGTCCAGTTACCTCCCCGTACACGTTCTTGACGACAGGAATGCCGTCGATTTCGCCGACGACTTCCTGCTTTACCGATACCCTTGCTACGTCGCCGCTAGGCTCGACGGTGATTGTTTCGCCGCCGACTGATATATTTAGTGCATGTGGCACGAGTGCGATTTTCTTCATAACGCACCTCCTTGTATGGAATTGTATTATTCTAAAAAGTGTGGCGGCCGGGGGTTGGCCGCCGAATGTGGGTGAAGTGTGTGCTGATCTCATATTCAAGCCGACGATTTCTCGCCGACTTGATATGTTATCAACTCTTCGACGCTTTTACCTGTGCCGGCGGTGTCTCGACCGGCGTTTCCTTTACTTCTTTGACTATTTTCTGGAAGGTTTTAGTCGTACCTCGCACGATTGCCTTCCAGAATTTAGCTACGACGAAAGCTATTACTACGCCGGCCGCGATGCCTACGCCGACGCTTTTAACTTCGATATCCATGTCAATGCCTCCTCTTCTTTTTTGTTACGACTCCACTACTCCGAGTTGTTTTGCGTTTGTAGCTGAAAAAACTTCCCGATCCTCGGTGTGATGAGAATCGGGAAGCTAGGACTAGAACTCGACCTCGACTACCTTGCCCGTAGCGGGCTTGGCAGCGGGTGTGGCAGCCGTTTCTTTCTTGTCTTCGCCGCCGAGGGCCTTGATTGCCGCGGAAGCAGCTTCGGCGGTGATTGCCTTGAGGGCTTTGACGGGAATGGTGACGCCCTCGATAGAGTATGTTTCCAGACCTGCCTTGGCGGCAAGGTCAACTATGTAACCAAGTTGCTTTCCGGAGGCACGCTTTATCTGCGCCTCCTGAACGCTTTCGACTTTCTGACCGAGAAGATCGACTTTCTCGGTTAGTGCTTTTATGAGGGCAAGAAGTTCCTGTTCCATGTTTCTACCTCCAACCAGCTCGCTTCGCGCGAGCGGAAATTTATACAACCCCACTACTCCATGCTCTAAGGAACAAGCAGAAGTGAGATTGTACAACTCCACTACCACGGCTCTAATCGAAGGGTACCTGCACGAATGGTTCTATTCGAAGAGTAAAAGTAAGAATGCACTCTCGGCGCGCTCCTGCAGCGTTACTTAGTCCTTTCATGGTTTCCGCGCTCGGGAGATGCGCTGAAGGTTAATCAAGCGCCGGCGGTTATGCCACTAGCACTTGATAGTCAGTATGTTTACGCCGCCGCGTTTACGGGCATACGACAGGGCGTTGTACGTGCCACCGTACTTATCCCCGTCGAACACGGCTACAAGCGTGGAAGCGCGGTCGATCATATACTCGTTGCGCTTGTTCATTTTCCACGCATCGTATCCGCCGCTGTGGACTACGACGACTTTGTCCGCGACCGATTTCAGGGCGGCATATCTTACCTTATGCTCGTCCTTCCACTTCGCGTCGTGGCCAGCGAAAGGCTCGGCGATCACGAGCCTGATAGACGGGTCGGCTTTCTTTAACTCGGCTATTAACTCGCCGGCCCACATATCGACTCCGATCGCGCCGCCAACGACGAAGACTTTCTTGCCGTGTGCTATACAGTAATCCACGGCCTTTCTAAGTCTCGCCTTGACGTCGCGGGCCTTCGGGTTGTTCTCGTCGTACCCGCCGATGCGGTCGGGGCGATGGCCCGTGAAGGCAACGACCTTGTCTCTGTCGCCTTTCACCTTCTCAGGCTTGCTCTCGTCCTCGACTACGTACACCTGTATGTTCACCAGAGAGGCGAACTTTTCGATGTACGGCTTCACGACAGACCAGTCGAGGCCACCTAGCCCGCAGCCGACCTTCGGGAAGCAGACCGACCCGATGTTGAGAGCCTTGTAGTTGTCGAGCAACCAGCGAAAACTCTTCTTTATCAGGTCGATGTCGGACTTCTCCTTCCAGTTCTTCTTCGTCGGGAAGTTCACTATCGTCTTCCCGTCTTCGGCTTTATAGGCGTAGGCTTCCGTCAGCCTTCCTGCGAGGTATCTGCCCCGATAATCGTCGTACATATCGGGATACTTCGCGCGGAACTTGGCGGCAAGCCCTGCACCCATCACGCCCACGAGGTTGACAGGATTCACGAGAGCCTCTGCCTTGCTCTGGAATATATCCTTCTCGTAGATGATAGGCTTGTTCGGAGCCTCTACCTTCGGTTCTGCCTTCGGCGCCTCCGCTTTCGGAGCTTCAACCTTCGGCTCGACCTTCGCCGCCGTGGTCGCAGCGAGCTTGGCTCTCAAGAGTTCGTTATCTCTCCTGAGCTCCTCAATCTCGCCAGCCATTCTCTTAATCTCGGCGAAGATCTTCTCGAGGACGTTGTTCGCAGAAGGGACCGACGCCGTCGCTGGCTTCTCCTGTTCCGTCGCGGACGTCTCGACCGCTTTTTCTTTCACTGGTTGTTCCGGTGTTGCCTTCACAGGCGTAACCGGTTTTGCTGGTTCAGGAGCAACGGCAGCCTTCGGTGTTTCGGCTGCCTGCTCCTCTTCTTCGGGTTCCTCGACCATCGTCGGAGGGACTGGCTCGCTTGCTTGAGCATTGCCCTCGAACGCTTCGATCTGACCGCCAAACTTGACGTCGATCGTTGCGTCGGCGATGTGTTCGGTCCCCGATATTTCCTCGACGGTCTTCTTATGAACAGGCGGTTTCCCACCGTTCATGTAATGCTCGACCGCGAGGGGGATGACGTAGATTATATCCCCGTCGTCGTCGCCACCGAGCTGTGTCGCTATCTTCTCGTTGACGTAGATGACGTCCTCGGCCGTGAGGCCGGAGATTACCACTTTCGACTCGAGGCCGGGGATATATCCAAGAAGCGGGTGCCTGACGAGCACGACGCTGTCCTTGCCGTGTTTCTTAAGGTACGCAAGGATCTTGTCGGCCGCGACCCGCTTGCTTTTGTTGTTCTTGACGAAGAAGTTGATGGACTTGATGTCGTCTTCGTCAAGGTTCATCTGCTTCCTTATGGACTCTTTGCGGAGCCCTTTCAGGAACGCATTGTATGGCAGGACGCAGCCGTCGGCTCTTGTGGTTGCGAAGCGTCCCGCCCAGCCGTCGAATCTGGGAGCGTTCGCGGCTATTCCGGCAGCCCTGGTGTATCTGTACAACGCCCTGGCAGCCTCGAGCTGCAACGCCGCGGCCCTCTTGAAACGGTAGATCTTGGAGAAACCGACGTGCGTATCGTCGGTGATCCAACCGTACTCGAAGGAGGCAAGTGATTCGACCAGCCTCTTGAGGTCCTTCACTTCGCGTGAATAGACCCACACTTTCTTATCTTCGTGTGTTTCCACGCGACCCCAGGAATTCAGCATGAGCGTTATGCTCTTTCTCGAATACCCCGGGATCGCTAGTACGATCGGCTGCGTCGCGAGTTTTTTCACCGCCGCAAAACCCTTTGGAGAAGCTATGCTCAGACCGTTAGCGGTCATGAGGGCTTCCTCTCCGAGGTTGGCGAAGACTCTCGCGAGATCTACCATTCCTTTTGACAGGCAGTAGCGAACTGCCACGGGGAACTTCATAATGTCCATTGTCTCGCCGGTCTTCTTGTTGACGACCGAGCATTGCTTTACGACGCCGATCATTTCGCGTTCGTCCAGCTCGATGCTACCAGCGAATGCCAGCTTCTCTTTCCTCTCTTTGATGTACTTGTCCGACCGCTTTACTTTAAGCACGTCGTCCATTGCGTACTTTATTGCGAGGAAGAGCCTTAACAACTCTCTTACGTTGTGAGCTGCCCTGTTGCCGGCTTCGACGTATTCGGCCTTCCTCGGGAAGAGCGTTTCCGAAAGGAAGAAGAAGGCCTTGAATATCCAAGCTAACTGGTTGGCCTGGTAGTAATTCGTTGACACTCTATCTACTCTCGGGCTATAATCCTGAGAGAGGTCAACAAAGAACTTCTGCAGGCCAAGCAGGGCCTGACCGATCTCTTCACGGCTTCCGTCGTCGTTGAATAGGAACAACTTGGCCGTGAGACAATCCACGTTGGCGTCATAGAACCGCTTCGCCGTGCCGCGGTTTCGGGGATCTATGACGTGGGAAGTGCCGTTGATCGACGAATCGAGTCTCATCATGGCTCCGCCGATTACGGCACTTTTGTTCTTTCGCTTACCCTGCGTGTTCTCGATCGCCTCTACGACGAACTCGCGACCGTCGGGTAGAACCGCAAGGATTTTTCCGAAGTAGCCAACGACGACTCCCTTGTCTTTGGCTATACTCTGGAGCTTTGCTCCCTTCGGAATGGATCTCCACTCGCCGCCGAACATATACTTCATGCCGGCTTTGAGCGCCTTCGCTATCAAGAATCCGTCCCCGACGAGTGAAGCATGCGGGTGGATTCTCGACATATCGCAGTCTTTATCCACGAAGGCTGTAACTGCGGTAAGCATACCCTCGTGGATCTCGTCGGCTTCGACTCCATCTATCACTATCCTCAACGGCTTAACAACGATGTTGTTGAGAGCCGTGAAGGCGAGTATGACTGACTTTCTTAATGCCGTCCCGATTACCCTCTTCGCCTGTGTATCATAGACGAATGGGTTGAGGAGCATCGAGACCTTGTGGAATTGGTAGCCCTCGTGCTTGAAGACATAAGTCTTCAGAGGGCTGTTGGTTGACGACAGGTTAAGCCCTTCAAGGGCGTCGAAGCTGAATATCCGAATTACTTTCGGATCGCCTTCACCCTTTTGTGTGTAGAGCTTGGCCTGCCTTTCTCTGCACTTCCCGAGGATCTTTTCGGTGGAAATGTTAAGATCCTCTGGTTCTATGGCGGTTAGTAGCTCGTCCTTCACCAGATCGGCGAAACGACCTGCCTTGTCCGCCAGTTTAGCCTCCATAGCCTTCGGATCGAATGCGAGTTTTCTGGCTATGTCGGCGGGGATTATTGCCGCCACGATTTTCTTTCTTCCGTTGGTTTCCGTCGTGATGGGCAACACCGCATACTTGTAGTTAAAGGTACTGTATGCGGACGGCTGGTCCAGCACTTCATCGTCCACCGCGCCAAATTCCTGGGCTTCGGTAGGATCGACTATTTCGTTAATGTCGAACCCGATTTCACCCTTCGACAGGTCTGGTTTGTCGAACGCCGGGCCGAACCCTTTAACGGCGAAGTTGTTAACGATGTTTCTTACGGCGTTGTTGACCTCTCCGACCGACTGATCATTGGACGCAGCGGACTTTTTGTCAGCCGCCCAGGACTTGACAGCGTCGGAGGATTGGCGCGTGTCACTCTCGGGCAGTAGATCAGCGCCGCTCCTTAGCCTCTGCACAACCGAGAGTATGTGCGCAATAGAGCGCAACCTTCCACCCTTATGCTGGTCGTCTGCTAGTTCCGCCGAGCATCCGAACGACCGCATCTGTTTCAGCGCCGCAGCAACTTCTTCGATGGTCTTGAGTTCGTCTTCGGTAAAGCGACCATCATCGTTGAAGTCTCGGATTGACGCGAGATGCTTCGCCCATGAATCTGCACCGTTCAGGTTTCTTCCTAGCGGGTCCTTGGGCTTGATTATCTCCGCCAGCCCCTGAACTATTTCTATGAGCGTCTGAGCGTTTGACGATTTGTCAAGCGCCTCGTTGCCGTCCTTATCTCTAAGAAGGCAGAAACGGCGTATGAGATCTCGACCCGCAGGCCCGCCCTTTTCCGACAGTTCTATCAGCATGCCGACGATGTTGTTGTACATGCCGACCGTCAACGGAGCCCTGTTCTTTACCCCTCGGCAGGCGTTCACTTGCTCCTCGTAATCCAGTACAGGGTCAGTCTCCGACTCCGCCTGCATGCTCTCGGCTATCTTCTTCTTGTTGAAGAAGAGAACGGCGACGGATACTCCGCCGATGGCCAGCATACCTATGGCGTATGAGGCGGCGAGGATTGCGGACAATACTACTGCGAACTTGACGGCACGCTTTAACGCATACCTCCGCAGTACCTTTCGGTACGCTTTGTACGCCGCCATGCGGACCTTGCGGCGATGGACTCTGATACGATGCCACACACCACGTGCAGGCGTGCGTGGATCGCAGAACTTCGGCGCGAACCCCTCGTAGGACAGGGGACAGAACAACCCAACGAGGAGCAGAAGAATCGTAGCTACCATGCTTACACCCCCTTCAAGCTGAGCGTGCTTGTGCACGACGGACAGTTTGCGTGCAACCACGACGAAGTTGAACGCGAAGCACACGACGAAGACAAAAAGGATCAGAAGATCGAGCATACACATGCCTCCTTTCTATGTGTCCCGGGAACCGGTGGGGCTAAAATCTCACTACCCATTTGTACCGGGCCAACTTATACACCCCCCTATACCTTTTCTGCACAGATGTCTTTTCTGCACAGATGCCTTTTCTGCATAGATTCGAAACCGCCGAAAAAACGCCGGCAAGTTATTCCTGTATTAGGAGGGAATATGCTGTTTGTTTACGTATGTAGAACGTGCGGGTTGGAATACCCGTTTCTGGAGAAAACGCCGGAACAGAAACTTCGAAAATGTCCAATTTGCGGCGGTTATTTAATTCGCCAGGGGCCGGAACACGTTCCCGGCGATTCTTCTGGTAACATACATGGACACTTGTGATAGATATTCGAGGCAGTTGGCAAACCAAACTCACTTCCCTCGTCAGTTATCGTTCGCTGCGTTTTTGATTTCAACTAAGTGTCCGGAGTTGATATAATTTTGGCGGTGGGGGTTCACAAATAGGACTGGTGTCCATGTATAAGGGAGTGAATGGAATGATAAAGATTGCAAGGCCGGGTTATGGGTTCGTTCAGATTCCGAACACCGTTCTCGATTTTCTGACAGAGGTGCGTCCACCGTCGATCACGAGGGTATATCTGGTTATGTACAGGGACTCGATAGCCTTCGGGAAGAAGACGACTGGCCATCTTTCCTTTCGCGGAATGGCGGAAGTTACGAAACTGCGAAAATCGACGGTCGAGAAGAACGTGCGTGCTCTTGTAGATTGGGGCTTCTTGGCGCCGATAGAATCGAACAACTACGGTACGCGCTACGTCGTCAGGTTGCCCAAGCGTGACAGGGAGAGTCGAAAATGGTTCCCGGTCGATCTCAAGAACGCCAAGTACATGACCGAGCGCGAGGTGCCGCTCGCCACCGTCAAGTCGCTCGACAGGTTTTCGGAATACTCCAGGCAGATAATAAAGATGCAGGCTTCACAGACCGGCCTTTTCGAGGGCGAAGATGGAGAATCAGATACAGAAAATAGTTAGTCTTCCGCTAGACGTCAACGAAGTTCTAAAATTCGTACCGGACAAGTTCAATCAGGACGAGAAGGCCGCCATACAGAACGCGGTACTCAACATGTCGGCCGGCGTCCTCTTCACTTTCCTCCTCGAATGCAAGGCAGAAAAGTGCATATACGGAGCGTCCTGCCCCTTCTATTCGACCAAGAAATTTCCGAAAGGCGAAAAATGCCCGATGGAGAGAGCCTTGGCCGAGAAGTGGACCAGGGAGTACATGGAGCAGTTCGACGTTTCCTTCAAGGAGAGAACCGATGTTACCATGATACAGACGCTCGTGGAGACAGACGTCGAGATAATGCGTGCCAAGGCCGAGCTGGCAAGCGAAGGGTTCCGCGAAGTCGTTGTAACGGAAACGGAAACGTCGAAAACTTTCTCGAAGAAGTTGAACGATCTCGTTATGGCCGTCGAGAAATGGCACGAAAAGAGAATGAGAATATTGAAGGCCTTGAACGCCACCAGAGAATCGGGAGCCAAGAAGGTCTCCGACCCGTCTGTGCTGGCGGCCAAGATGAAACAGAAACTCGAGAAAAAGATGAGAGGTGAGTTCGGTGCCTAAAGCCCTGGATATAATGGAAAAAGTTATAAAGAAAGTAGCCAGTTCAGTCAACGACTCCAACGAGAAGATCTCGAAGGCAGTAAGCGAAGTCTCCGGCATGAATTCGAACGTTGCAAGCATTAGAGGCCGGCACGCCATAAAGAAGGGCGAGAAGATACTGAGCAAGGTTATAAGCAAGGAGAAGGCCAACCTCGGCGGCCGGTTCGCCATAACCGACGAGGTAGCAAAAGGCACGCAGAAGATGCGCGTCGATCCTAAACTCGATTACGCCTATTCCTTCGCCAACAAATTGAAGAACGAAAACCTCGACTTCCTTCACGACATGACCGTCGTGGAGGGAAAGACTATTGGTAACAGACTTGGCGGCCAGTCCTGGGAAATGGCTGCAACGAAGGAATACGTCGAACATCTCGACAGGGCCGCAAAGTTCATGGTCGGGAACTACGACGACCTTACCGGATTGTCCACGAAGGGTCAAAAGCACGCGCTATACGGCGCCGCCAAGAAGGGCGATCCGCTCTTCAACAAGCAGCAGAATATCCTCAAGGAGTTTTCCGGAGTTACCGGCAAGAACCTCTCCTGGGACGAGTTCAGGGACAACTACGCCAACACGATAGGCACGAGGCTCACCGCTGCCGATAGCGGAGACAAGTTGTACAGATCGGCAAAGATGGTCGCCGAATCGAAACTGCAGGGCTACTCGGCCGCCCCGAGATTCGTCAACAAGGAATTGGGGTACGGCTTCACGGCCAAGCAGATAGCCAAGACTTCGCTCGGCCTCGGCGCTGCCGCTGGCGGCGTGTACGGCGCCTTGACCATTCCGATGAAGACCGTCGAGGCTATCTCAAACAGCACTTCCAAGATAAACGCCGGCGGGAACGTGGCGGTAATCTGATATGCCAAGCGACTTCTATTCGCTTAACAACGAACAGGTCTCACAATCCGGCGTCGGCGGCACCGCTATTGTCGGCGGCGTCGCAACGTTCATAGGCCGCGCAGCACTGGCTAACTTTTTGGAAAACATAGAGATGACCCCGTTCGGAGTCTCGACCGGCCTTTTGACTTCCAAGCTCTTTAAGAAGCGAATAGGAGGCGACGTTGTCAAGTGGATAGACGACATCGCTGCGGCCAAGGGCATAACCGGCGCAACGCTCCAGTCGTATGTGCCGTTGGCGCAAAAATCGAACATAGGACTCCTCGGCTGGCGAAACAGGGTCCAACGCGAAACGGCCGGCCGCTTCTGGCAGGTTATCAAGGAGACTGGACTTGAAGACGCGCTCTTCAAGAAGAAGTTCCAGTTGAAGCCGACATGGTCCATCTTCGCCGGAAGTATGAAGGAAGCGTGGAAGGCCGGTGCCGAGGGTACGGAATTGGGCTTTGGGAAGAAGCTGGGCGCCGTCTTCGGAAACTTCGGAAAGAAGTACGCGAACATAGTCAAAAACGATCTAATAGATCCATTCCTCCTCATATTCGGGAAGGGTGATCTCTCTGGCGTCAAGAATGCGCTGGCCGGAGTAGTGAAACCCGACGAACTAGAAAAGGCCGCCGTGAAACTGGCGAGGACCGTCGGAGTCGCAAAACTCGGAAGCGTGGTCGCCGACGTCTTGACAGTAACCAACGTGGCTTCTACGATAGGGCTGGTCTCCTCGCTAGCCAAAGGCTCTTTCGAATACTTCAGATATCTCGGCAAGGTGTACAACGATATACGGCCAGTCGTAACTTCCAATTCGGATTTTCGCGGAGAGTTCGTCGATTCGAAGGCCGCGGCCGCCGTGAGGCAGGCGGCGATCCAGAAGATGATGGCGGCCAAGGCGGAGAACGCCGGCGTCCCGAGACTGGATAACCCTTACATAATGTACAGATTCATGGGATAGGTGAGTTATGAAAAAGGTATCGGAAAGTGAAAAGAACAAGTTTGCGCAAGCGATTTTGAATATCGACTACGAGCTCGACCCGATGTGCGCTAACTGCGTATTCCGGCACGTTAGCGAGAAGGGCCTCGATTTCGACGTGCGTTGCCGCCCAATACCGAAAGGCGGAATAAGAGAACTGTACGGCATAGATGAAGGCGACGACGTCGCGATGATGTTGTTCGACCCTGTATATTTCGCATTTGACCTCGGCTTCGAATTGAGAAGGTTCCAGCGGGAGATCCTCACCTGTACATCCAAGAGGAAGACTCTGAGAATCTCGCGCCAGTGCGGAAAAACGATAGCCATGGGAATCTCGGCGCTTCACTATGCCTTCACCAACGAGAGGAAGCGTGTGCTCATAGCGACCCCGCAAGACAACCAGGTGAAGAACATCTTCGACAAGATGAATTCGATGATCCAGTCATCGGAACTCCTGCGTGCCTCAATAACGTCGAAGTCGTCTATAAAAGGGCGGTTTTACAGCTCGGACCCATACGAGATCTCTTTCTCGAACGGCTCGGTCATAAGCGGTTTCACGACCGGCTTCTCTTCCGGTAAGGGAATAAGAGGCCAGTCGGCCGACTTCATAGTCATAGACGAGATGGATTACATGGGCGTGCCGGACGTCGAAGCTGTGATAGCGATACTGTCTGGCAATCCCGACGCCGACCTGATAGCCTCCTCGACTCCGTCTGGTGACCATTCCTTCTTCTACATGTGGTGCAACTCGCCGCAGTTCAAGGAGTTACACGCACAGTACCAGTCGATGGAACATTACTCGGAAAGGCAGGACGCCGAGTTCAAGGCTATGTACACCAAGGAAGGCTACGAACGCGAAATCCTCGCGCTTTTCACGGCGCAGGAGAACGGCGTCTTCCCAAACCACTTCATAGACAGGGCCGTCAAGGATTATTCGTACAACGTGGATAATTTGCCGCAGGGCATATACACGCTCGGCGTTGACTGGAACGAGTCCTTCGCCGGAGTGCATCTTGCGCTGGTGAGATACGACACGGAACTGAACAGGTTTGTGACATACACCGATATAGTCGAACCTTCGCGTTTCACGCAGCCGGAAGCGGTGAGAAGGATAATCGAATTGCACAAGAAGTACCATTTCCAGAAGATAGTAGTCGATAAAGGCTTCGGCCAGATGCAGGTTCAATCTCTATACTCCATAGCCGACTCCAATCCGTCGCTAATAACAGAGGACCAGATAGTACCCGTCGGCTTCTCCGACACGATAGAGCTGTTGCATCCTATAAACGGGCAGAAGTTCGAGCAGATGATGAAGGTCTTCATCGTGCAGACCACTTCGAGATACTTCGAGAGGAACCTCATAACGCTATCTAGCTCCGACGATATAGGGAACAGGCTGGTAAAACAGTTGCGCTCCTACAAGGTCGAAGGAACTACCGACAGAGGGCCGCGATACAGCAAGGGTTACGTCCACACGCTCGAGGCTTTCATACTCGCCCTCTACGGAATGTACCTGATAAACGCAGAATCGAACAGGACGCTCACGCATGCAGTTGCCGTCGAGGCGAAACGCGAGGAGGAGGCCGGCCGTTTCGTCGTTCCCGGCCGAGCCGGTTTATCCGACCGATCGTGGGCTACAATGAACAGAAGAACTAGGAGAGGCTTCGCACCGAGGAGATGAACGGCGTGATAAAGAAGATCGGAGATCTGCGCAAGACTTCAACCAATAGCGAGATCAGCAACGCCAGATTTGAGGAGCAGAGCAGGGAAAACCTGCCGCCGGAGTTCGTCGCGTATATAAATGCTGCGCAGAAACGCTTCAAGACGCTGAGGAAGGCGTACATACTCGGAGTCGCGAACGCTCGCGAAGGTTTCAGGCGACTGAAAAACTACGGTATAAAGATACCTTCTAACAGGCCAGACGTTAAGGAGGCCGTGAAGTACCTTCGTCTTATAGGTGGCGCTATGGAAGGCCCGTTCCGCAAGGCGCTCGACCTTTTCGACAGGGAGGCCGGAAACAATTACTATGTCGATTACGGAGACGGCTCTTACATGCCCATAACAGGCCCGGGTACCGGCGGAACCACCAGGCCCGGCGAAACGCCCACGACGCTGCCTGGAACAGGCTCCGCGACAGACCCGATCACCGGATTGCCAATAACACAGCCCGGCACTACTGTGCCGGAGATAGATCCGGTCACCGGCCTGCCGATCGAGCAGCAACCGTCAAGACCACCGTCTGGAGAGTACGATCCGTCTAAACCGAGGCCCGGCACCGGAACGGTTGACGACGGTAAGGGGATCGAGAAGATAAAGCTGAAAGATTACATAGAGGCTTTCGAGATAGGCGGCGGCCACGGATACAGGGACAATTTGCCGGAAGACGAGGTCACGTACGAGGATTACTTGTACGCCAACGACATGATACGGCTCACCAAACCGCCGCAGGAAGCGTTGCTGTACAGCCCCGACATAAACCCCGTCTTCACTACGACCTTCACTCAGTGGGGCGAGAACACATACGTCTTCCCCGACGGCAACGTCTTCGTCTTCAGCGACGAGGAGGACAAACCGATCGCCGATTGTACACCGACGCAAGATTACCTTCTGTACGTGCTTTTGAGCCTCGTAATTTCCGAAACCACGAACCTCGACATGATGCAGATCTTCGTCTTCGTCTTCGGCTGGCTCGAATACCTGCACAACAGGGCCGTCGATGCGATAAAGTCGATAAAGATAGGACCCTTCGCGGTAGGAGAACTCCTGTGCCGCGCCTTACATTACGAGAAATCCTTCGCTTTCGAGAAGCTCGCGTACTTCACCGCCTACAGGAAGCAGCGCTTGATGTGCCGCAGGATAGTCATACCGAAGGCCTACATCGCCGACCCCATCGACGGACCGAGGCTGCTGTACGATTGGGTACGCGAGAACAACGGCGATTTATACATCGCATCGAACGTTACGAAGACTTTCGCCAGCGAGATACAGCTCTACATAAGATCCTGCGGCGGCTATCGCTATCTGGCGTACCAGAATGACTACGTCGCCAACATGCTCCCGATGTTCATGGAGGAGCTGGTCTTCAGAGGGATAATAAACCTCTCGATAGAAAAGGTGCCTGTCTTCGGCTCGGTGTGGGTCGATAAAACGCAGGCCGATCTGACGCCTGCCATAGACGAGGCAACGAACATACTCAAGAGCATACAGGGACAGGGAACGGAACAGATGAACGAACTGGTTGACGAACTGCTCGGGAAACTCAACTATTCCCGTTCTAACCCGTTCTTGCAGGCCAGCGCGCTGGACGACGTCGGAGTGGAGTTTGGCGCCGACATAACCAAGGACACTTACATAATAAATGTGAACGCCACTCTCTCCGTGCCGAAGGGCTTCATACCGCTCGACTCCACCGAACTACTCGGACTGCAGGTGAAGTACCCTAACATACCGAACGACCTGATCCTCGCGCTGGTCTCGATGGACGAGATAGACGAGCTGTACCACAGCGGCGAAAAGCTGAGGTACAGGTTGTGTCAGGCCTACAACTTGCCTACCGAGCTGACTCTCGAACAGGTGAGCGAAGCGATCAGGCTGTACAGGCTCCACAAGAGGAACTCGTATATCTTCCTTGGCGACGTCTTCCCGGCCGACGTGCTTGAGGCTGTTAAGTAAAACGGAGGAACAACATGGCTGCGAAAAAGAGAGAGATATTCATAGAATCGAAAGTGGTCGATAGCAGGTATTCCGTTTCCCCGGTTCAGGCCAATTCCGACCCGAAGGCGCGCGCGAGCGCCGTAACTGTCGCCGGCTTTTTCCGCGACGGGGTGGAACAGGAATTGTCTAAGGGAATGGCAGACAAAGTCGTACAGCAGGCGGCGAAGAAGAAATGAGTTTCGAAGACGCACTTGACGGCGCAAAAACGGTTGCCGTCGCTATGGCAAATTCTCTGAACACTCATCTCATAACCGACGCTATATGCGACGAGATGAACAACTCGGCCGACATGATGCGCGACCTGGCGGGCTCGCAAGGTTCGGCAATAGAGAAGGCGCTCGGCGGCTACGGCGACGTGGCCACGTTCCTGACACAGGGTCCAAACTCGCTAATGAGCGAGGCCGAACTCGCGATAGCCGGTCAGGCTTCGCAGACATGGAAGGAGGGAATGGACAAGCTAAGGCCAGCCCTCACCGCCGATTACTGGAAGAACCTGAAAATGAGCGACCTCGAAGGGAAATTGTCGGACATTCTCGACGGAATGTACAAGGTCGTTTCGGCCGCGCAGCTATATTACCAGGGATATGCGCCAGTCGTGAAGTCTGTGCTTCTCGAATTCATTTGCTGCACGTTGTGGACAGCAGACACCGCGGTTTCGATATACGCTCCCGGAAGCGAGTTTAGCGCCGTCGATACGGTCAACGAGACAATGGATAAAGTCGTCGAGAAGATGCGAAAGATACGTAAATCCGAATTCATAAGCAAGATGGACGAGTACGTGAAAGACCTCCAATTCTACATGGACATATACACAACCCTCTCCTCTCAGAACGTTGTGAAGTTCATGACCAGCATCGGCTCCTTCTTGGTGGCCGCAACCATGTACGGCGTCCTCAAAAAGCTCGCCGATGTCTTCGAGAGAATGTTCGACCTCCTCATGCAGTCGTCGATCGCGGCGAGGAACGCGCTTCTTTTTGCCAACACGCAGGTCGAGATCGAAGGTGTTCCAACGACCATCAGCGATGGCGGCGGCATGATAAAGCAATTCGTGATAGCCAAGATGTCGAAGAACCCGAAGCGGCTCGTTATCCCCAAAGAGATGGCGAAATGCGCCTGGTACATAAACTTCTCGCAATCCATGATCTCCGGCTCGGTCAAAGCCGTCGAGAAACCTATCGACGACGTGCTTCTCAACATATCCTCATACGTGAAGTCGATGGCCGAACAGGTCGATTTCTCGTTCTCCTCGATAGACGTAATAGGCTTCTGGCGAGCCCTGAAAGACGCGATGAAGTCGATAATGGACGACATAGACGACAACATGAATTGCGACAAGTTCCTTACGGCGAAACCGGAAGAGATGGAGATAAATATAGAAGAGTCTATTCGCGGTTCTCTGCCGGACTGGTGGAACGTTGACGTCGGCGACAACATATGGGAGAACATAGGCGATAATCTGTGGAACGGTTTCATCGTCAACCCCATCATCGACTCAATAAAGGACGGCGCCGAGCTGCTTCAGGACAAGTGGGAAGAGAAGAGACTCGACCAGAACAAGAAGAGCGAATGGGAGAGAAACGTCGATACGCCGAAGTTGCGCGCTGCCGCGTCGAAGGCCGTGCAACAGGCCGTCAAAGAGATAGTCCTCGACCTCGAAAACTACGCCTACGAGGTCTCCAACTCCATGCTGAAGGGTATAAACCAGAACGTGCCGGCCACGAACACGCCCGGCGTGTACCTGGACCCCGTCGGTAACATAAGGATCGACGCCTCCCCGAAAGCGACGTTCATAGACTCTAAGTACGACGACCTCCTCGTGGTCAACAGGCGGCAATCGCCAGACTCGACCACCTTCCTGCTCGAGGACGGCACATACGTGTACGTGGATCACGAGATAATAAACCCGGCCGAAACGCAGAGCGACGAACTGGTGGCAGCTCAACCTGCGGGCGGCGGCATGGCTTCGCCGTCGAATTCGCCCGAGGACACGGCAGCCGAGGAGGTCTTGAGATCCGTGCTGCTCGAGGCGCCCGCGAAGTTCAAGGATATTGTGAACACGGTCAAGTTCATAAAGAGCAGCACATCTAAGGATATAGAAAAGATAAGAGGTATCTTCGAAAGAATGTAAGTTGAATAGGCATTGAATCCGGCACGGTGTTATTCCTTCAAATGGAGAACGAGCGGAGGTGTAACACCGTGTCTTTTTTTGATTCCTTCAGAAAACGATCGAACGACGCCCAGGTTCTGGCTATAGAACCGAAGATAAGTCAATACGCTAAAAAGGAACGGCCGAAACAATCGTTCGAATTTTCCAATCTCGTCGTGAAGTTGAGGGACGCCATTCGGTCCGACTCCATACTTCGTCAGTGGGTATCCAACACCGTCGAGGGTTGTATGCGCCACGGCTTCAACGTTATGAGCAACGATGAAGGAATAAACAAAAAGCTGCAGGAACGCATGAGAGAGATAGAGGTCGCCAGCAAGACCACGATGTACCGCTTCGTGAGAACCATGCTGTACAACTTCATCGCCTACGGGAACGCCTACGCCGTGCTTATAAGGAACGCAGGCAATTCGTCTGGCCGCTCTTACACGTGGATAGACGACAAAACGCTCGAACCAATCTCCGGCGTTTATCCGATAGATCCGCTCATGGTGAAGATCGACAGAAAGAACAACGGCTCCGTGAAGACATACCAGCTCGACGCGAGCGTATTCGAGGCCTCGCTCTACATAAACGCGAAAAGCCCCGACGTCGTCAATTACCCGACCAACTGGACTAGAACGCAGGGCGTCGTTAACGTCGATAAGAACGACATGGTCCACATAATCTACGACGAAAACTCCACGCCGTTCGGCCGGCCGCCGCTCTCGGAGGTCCTCGAAGACGTACTCGCTCTGAGGACGCTCGAAGAGGTTATCCAGGACATGATACGCCAGAACATGTACGTGATAACCGTTTACAAGGTTGGAACTCCGGACCGCCCAGGCAAACAGCAAGACATAGACGCCGTCAAGAAGAACCTGACGTGGAACCCTTCCGACGGAATGCTGGTGATGCCGGGCGACCACGATATAGGAATAGTCAGCGCCAACATAAAGGACATACTCTCCTTCATAGAATACTTCAAGACCAAGATCTACTCTGCGATCGGAGGTTCCAGCGTCGGATTCGGCGAGGCCGGCGCGGCAAACAGGGCGACTTCCGGCGACGCGCGAGTGCCGCACTTCGACAAGGTCCGCGATATGCAGCTCCTCTTCGCCAGTTTCTTCCAGACTTACTTCCTCGACCACATCGTGTGCGACATGGGCTACCACCCGGCCACGCTGGTCGAAGGCAGACCGGTACTCCTGTTCAACGAGCCGGACATCGAGACGTTGACGAAGAAGACCAACAACAGTGTCTTCCTGTACGAACACAACGTCGCGACCTTCAAGGAAACGAGGACAGCTCTCGGGTTCACGGGGAAATCTATCGACGAAGACTTACATCTTGTGCGGGTTACGAAGCAACAGGCCGAATTCACAGCCAAAGCGCAGGCGGACAACTCGAAAGAGACCGACAACAGAACGGCGCCTAAGAATCAACACAGCTAAGGAAAGGATGACGACATGAAATTCGATAGATTCATAAAAAACAGCGGTTTCATAGACGGAATAATGAAAGGTCACGTCGAGAACAGGAACAGCGAAATCATAAAACAGACGATGCCGATCATCGCCTTTGCCGACGATTCGGTTATCGAAGACGCACTCGTCACTTCCGGCAACAAGTTTTGGGTGATCGCCACACATTCCGACGTGGAGATAAACAACAGGATCTACATTCAATCGGAGATAACGGCAGCGATAGATACGTGGATTTATCCTTACCAGAAGCCGGTACTCAAACACCACAACGACTGGAGCGATCCGGTTGGAAAGGTCCTCGAAGCCATTTACTTCACCTCCGGCGAACTCGGAGTTATTAAGGACATGGTCGGAAACGAAAAAATACCGTGGCCAGAAAATGCCACCGGAGCAGTTTTGCTGAAAGTGGAACTGACCGACCAGGATATGTACGAGAAGGTCAGGAACGGTGCTTTCAACACCGTCTCGGTGGGCATGTTCCCGGACAGACACACCTGCAGCATCTGCGGCAAAGACCTCACCGATTACGACGCCTGCCCGCACCGCGTCGGAAAGGTTTACGACGGGAAGAAATGCGTCGATATACCAAAAGGCTTCCATTACAAGGAACTGAGTTTCGCAACTCTACCGGCCGACGAATTCGCCTTCTTCGTAGGAAAAGTACCTGATAAAGACAGTAGTGTAGTTATTTCTTCTTCTGAAGGCACCGATTCAATAAGCAAAGAAATTGGGGAGGAAAAACAGATGGAAAAAGAACTTGCCGACAGACTCGCCTCGTTAGATGCGATTGTCAAGAACCTCGACGAAAAGCTCGGCGCTTTCAATACCAGAATTGAAAAACTCGAATCGATCGAAACCGACAGGCTGAACGTGAAGAGAAGAGAAGTCGCGGTTAAGGTTGTAGATGGAAAGACTCAGCTCGGTCTGTCTTCGTACCAGAACCTTACCGATGACGAGAAAAACAAGATCATAGACAAGCTTTCTTCCAAGAGCCTCGAAGAACTCAACGAAATGTATTCGGAAATCTCCGAACAGCTCAAGAAAGTCGAGGACTCCAAGGTAAAGCCGGCGCCGGTCGAAGACGACAAGCCGACCGACAAGACGGAAGATGCGCAGACGCCGCCTCCGGCCCCTGCGGCGGATACTGCAGCGCCAGCCGATCCGACCAACCCGCCTGCCGTCAACCCCGAAGCCAAGACGATTAAAAGTTCCGAAACGCTGATCAAAGACGGAGACGTAAAACCGCAAATCCCCACAATCACAGAAATGGTCAACGATGCTCTGAAGGTTAACAAAGGCAAATAAGGAGGGTAATTATCAATGCCACTCATAACTAGAAAAGGAAGTGTCAAGAAATTCGCGGAATACACAGAAGGTGTAAGGATAGCCTCCGGACTCAAGCTCAGGCCAGCCCCTTATCTTCCTGTTGTCAAATACGATACCGAAATGAAGAGAGGTATAGTCCTCGAAGCCGGCACGATAGTCTCGCTCGATCAGTTCGGTTACGTGGTGCCTGCCAACGGCGGAGTCGATTCCGTTTTCAACTATACTGTGCTCGACGTTGCCGAAGGAGTTTACGACATAACGACCTTCACCAACAAAAAGACCGACGCTAGAGTGGCCGCGCCCGCCGAAGCAGTTCCCGGCCTCAGAGGCAACAAACCGCTCGGTGTCGTGTTCAGAGATTACCACGTGTGGGACATGCAGGCCGATCCTTCTTACCAGATGGACCTTGAGGTCACGATCCTGGCCGACTGGATGATTCTCGTGGCACTCTCCGGAGATTACGATTCCAGCGAATATCTGCCGGGTACGCTCATAGTTCCGGACTCCACAGGCTGGTACGTTCCGCTCGCAGTCAGCTCGATAAGTGATGCTATCGAAGACGTGCAGCCAGCCGCTGCTGCCATCATAGCAAACATCTCGGCCGCGCTCGAACAGGTCGTCGGAAGAGTCGTCAAGGTTATCGACCTCGAAGCTGATCCGACGTGGACCGGCGGATATGAGAAGGTCATAACCGTTCCTGGACTCGGACTGCCAGGCATGGAAAACGGCGGAGTTCTCGACGGCATGGACCCTGTAACCAAGAAGGCCGCTGTAATTCAGCTCAACATCTAGTAAGTAAACAAGGAGGATAAACTAACATGCTCACTGAAACAATGACAGCCAATCCTACGATAGAAGATCTGATGGCCAGGATCGAAAAGACCATAGACCAGAAGATACAGAGCAACGTCGTCGCGAGGGACTACGCGCTCTTCGCACCAGAGGCTATCAAGAAAGCCATAGAGAGAGACAGGGGCTCCGCAGCTCTCGATATGATTCTCTCGTGCGACGGATACATCGACCCCGTTGCCGCGACGTATGCAAAAACATCGGTCGAAAGAAGAATGCTCAAGGACCTCATAACCTCGGAGGAGTTCGCGGAGTTCTTCCCGAAAGTCGTCACCAAGAGATTCGTCGAGGCTATCGAACCTAACCTCGTACTCACCAACATGCTCCAGAAGATGACCTTCACCGGCCTCAGAATGAAGTGGCCCTTCCTGTCCGGATTCGGCGGAAACCTTTCGATGGGCGAAGGCGCGGAGCCTAGAGCCTTCAAGATGACAACCGGCTCGTATCAGGAAATCGAAATCGGCAAGCACGGTATCGCCGTGGAAGTTACAGAAGAGACCCTGATGTACAACGAGTTCCCGGTCTGGAATCACATGATAAACGAATCGCTCAAGGCTCTGGCGAGATGGAAGGAAGTACAGGTCTCCGAAATGCTCTTCCAGAACGCTAAAGTTGCGCTCGACAACGACAGCGAAGAACCGACGATGCACACCAGCGGCGTTGACGCCAGCGGAACCGCCAACGGCGGACTCACGTTCGACGACATAATCGTGGCAGCCTCCAAGCTCATAACCAAGGGCTTCAGCCCGAACACCATAATCGTGCACCCGCTCTCCTACCCGGTGTTCCTTACCAACCCGACTCTCAGAGGCCTGTTCCTTTTCACCCAGGGCAGAATGGGAAGCTGGTACAACAAAGCCGGAGTCACATTCAAGAACACAATAGATCCTTACCTCGGAGAATTCCAGTACCCGACCGCCGGAAGACAGATCGCCGGAATAAATTTCCCGTCGCTGTTCGGTGTTGACTTCAACGTCGTGCTCTCTCCGTTCGCTCCTTTCAATCCGACAGAAAATACAGTTGACCTCATTATCGCCGACAGCGCTGCGCTCGGTCTTCTCGTCGTAAACCAGCTTCCGACCACCAGTGATTACGACGACAAGTACAGGGATATCCGCAAGACCAAGATAATCGAGAGATACGCAGTCGCTCCAGCCTACAAAGGCGATGGTATGTCCCTCATAAAGGGCATAACTCTCAAGAAGTCTTACGAGAAGTTCCCGACGCTCATTCCAAATCCATAATCGAATGAATAACTAGCCCGGCTCTGCCGGGCTTTTTTGTTATTCCTTCTCAGGGTGAGAGCATGAAATTAACGAGCATAGTTCCTGAGCATTCGTCGATCGGTGTAAGCCTTAACCAGCCAATAGTGATGAACTTCGACAAGCCCGTGGACCACGACACGTTTTCGCAGTCGTGCATAGCCTTGAGAGACGACGAGGGGAGCGCAGTTGCGATAACTCTCGTCTGGAGCAACGACAACACTACGCTAACCGTGGGACACGACGAGCTTTTGAAGGCCACTACTCAGTACACGTTTACGTTTACTAGACTCAACCTCATGATCGGCGCGGTGGTCAAGTCCGTTTACGGCGACGAGCTGGAGAACGACGTGATAATAAAGTTTCTTACCTCGTCAACCGTGAAGTCTTCGACCAGCATACCGACCGAAAACCCTTACCTCGACCCTCGCTTCTCGCCCATAGACGAATCTTTGAGCGTTTCCGACTGGAACCCACGCTACACTCCCGTACTCAACGGGCGACTCGAAATAGTCTTCTCCAAAGAACTCGACGAGATGCAGAACTTCAACGAACTCACGACCATTCTCGTAGAGAATCCGTACGGGATCATAGATTCGGACATGATGTTCGCCGCGACGCCTTACGGCAACGTGCTTCAGATAATCTTCCTGTCTCAGCTCTCGGAAAACAGCGCGATAATCGTCGAGCTTTCGCCGGACATAAAATCGTCTGACGGCTCGACTCTCGGCTCATCGACCACGATGAACTTCTTCACGGGAATAAAACCGGCCTACGTCAGCCTCCCGTACATAAAGTCGCAGGTAGGCCCGCTCGAGAAGCTGCTCGCGCAGAACACCATATACATTTCGATCCTAGAAGCCATAAGGGACGTAGAGGACATAACGGCGAAGGTGCTCATAGGCAGCAACGCCAAAATAACAGGCCCGGAGAGGCAGTACATAAACGCCAGAACGCTCGAGATAATCTGCGAGAGATTGGCCATGGAGGCCGCCGCCGCTTCGAACGACATAATGATAGGCAACCTGTCGGTCAAGTCGCAAACCAATCGGATCGTGGCTCTGCTTGAACACTTCAAGAGAGAACGCGAGAAGAGGCTGGAAGAACTCGAAAAGCAGGTGTCAAGGAGTGCTGGATACGTAGCCAACGCAAGGCGCGGAGGCTCATCTCCTCGCTTCTTCGAGAGGAACTGGAGAACCGACGGACGTGATTACAGATGAACAACTTCCAGTCGGTGATCAACGAAAAGCTGAAAGAATACGGCACATTCTATGGATTCAGAACGTTCCGCGGCGATTTTAAGGCCGATTACCTCGTGAAGATGTACCACACGCTGAACACAGCCAATTACTCAAAATCGGCGAGCATACGGCACGAACCGGTCGGAGTGTCGAACGAGACATATGACGTCTTCTATTGTTCGGCCGCCGACTTCAAGGTAGAACCTAGCGGTGGCGACATGGTTTTGAGATTGGCTCACGAAAACAACGTTCTCAAAAAACCTTTCGTAGTTATTTCTTTCTTTGAGGTCAACACGGTGGAACGAATAGAAATCGACGGGAACACCATGTTCTACATTTTGTACTGTAACAAACAAGAGGTGGCTCCAATTGCTAGTTAGCGCAGAGAACCTGAAAGAAATAAAGCCTTACGAGATACGGATCTTTCTCGAACACGTAGAGGCCATGTTCGCAAGATATGTCGAGCTGAAAAGCAGGAACGTATCGATCACGCACGAAACTCCACTCGACGATTTCGGCAAGAGGGCGTATTCCGGTCCGGTGATAACTTACTCTCTGGTCAAGAGGCAGCCGGCCAGTTACAAGTCCAGTCCCTTCTCCGGCCAATGGCAGCCAAAAGATCCGCTCGAGGCCAAGACCGTCGATATAGGAAACATCTCGGCAAGGATAACTTATTTCCTCGAATACGACAACCTGGTCAGGTTCAGAGTCTATTCGGCCGATTACAGCGAGTGTCAGCGTGTGGCTGAAGAGTTCGAGAACTTCATGATCTTAGCGAAAAAAGCAATCCTCTCGAAGGGCATAACGGACTTTTCGCTGCTCGCCAGGGACCAGGATTCGACGATAAGCGTATCGAACGAGACTTTATACGTCGCCACTTTCGAATACTACGTTCGCACCAGAAAAATCTTTGAAACCGATGAATCAGTGATCAGAGAAATAACAACAGTTCTCTCTATGAATTAAAGGAGGAAAGATCTCATGGACCTTCCAGGCGTACAGGCATTTTACACAGACGGCGGAATATCAGAAAATTACAATACAAGCCTTCCGAGAATAGTCGTTTTCGGCACTAGCTCGAAGGATTCTCACAACGGTGAGAGAATAATGTTCAACGAGCCTTACGTGATCTACGACTCGGAACAGCTCGCCAGCTATTTCGACGGAGCATTGCTCGAAGCCATAACCAACACCAGACTCGGGTTTGGAAGCAACGTCAACGTCGCGACCATCGTTGGAGTAAGGCTCGGAAAGCCGAACGTACCGACGACCTACACGGCGAAGAAGAACGCTACCGACACCGAATACACAGGTGTTTCCGTCACCGGCACATACACAGGCAAATGGAACGGAGACATAAGGATCTATCTAGTCGATGGAATTTACAAGGTATCTATCGACGAAGGAAGATCCTACATCGAGGAATACTCGACGGCCAAGCTCGCAACCGGCTCCACGGTTATAGACATTTACGCATTTGGCCTAAAGGCAACGATAACAGACGCAGCCGTCTTCGCGCAGGGCGATTATGCGAAGATAGCGGTCAAGTATGCTGACGTGCCTTCAACCACCGCAGATTACAAAGCCGCTCTCACCGAAGCCTTCCTCTCGCTCGGCGCAGTTTCCCCTTCTTACGCCGTGTTCATGGAAAAGCCTGCCGATGAAGCTACCGGCGATACGGACGCCTATATTGGCTATACATTCGCCAAACTCCTCGAAGGGCTCTCAACCAATTACGGAAGCGTAGTCGGGTTCATGACTGTCAAGAAGCCGGTGTCGATAACCTCGACAGGAATAGCCACTTGGAAGAGCTCTCTGGTGACCTTCGGGAACACCGGATTCTACAAGACCGGTGATGGCACCTACGCCGGCTCCAGGGTTTCCGACGAACTAGGAGTAGAAATAGACCTCGGCAAGCACGTGGTTGTGTCCGGTCTCTTCAGCTCCGACGGAAGAACGCTCAAGTCAATGGCAGGATATCTCTGCGGACTCGCGGCCTCCAGAACTCCTGGCAGCGGCTCCTTACTCATCGAAATTCCCTCTTCGGCAAGATTCAGAAGCGCATTCGCACTCTCGGAAACAGATATAACAGATCTTCTCGCCGCAGGAATAATCGTCCCGAGGGTGGCCGGCGGAACAGCTACCGGCCCGGTCTATGAGATTCCCGACTTCAGGACCTTCGCCGACGAGGCCAGCTCGTACTCCAGATACGATTCGGTCGCGGTGGCCAATTACTGTGTTGACGGCGCCAGAACCATCGCGAAGAGATATATAGGCAAACCAAATAGCCTTGCCATGCGCGAGTCTATGAAGAACGAGATCCAGAAGTTTCTCAACGAAGCGGCCGCCGACGGTAAGTTCGCTTTCGGCGTCGCCGACGTAAAGGTAACAGAGGCCGGTGGAACCGTCGGACAGGTAGAAGTCAACATGACTATCCGCGCCTACATGGAGATCAGAGCAGTAAGAATCAAGGCCGTTTACGGAAAGATCGCAGCCTAATTGACGCCGGGGGGCGTAAGCTCCCCTGCGTTTTTACGCTAAATCAAGGAGGAAAAGTACAATGCCACAGTTTTCAATAGGCGGAAGCAATATACAGCTTGTTGTTGGAAGCACGGTCGTCGGTAACGCGATGTCTGTAAGACTGAATGTTTCCAGAAAAGTGAACCCTCTTTACGGACTTGGTTCTATCGATCCCGACCTGTTCGGAAGGTCCGTGAGGCTAATTACAGGTTCTCTCGACTACGTAATCTTCGACGTTGACAATGTTTTCGAGGCGATAAAGGCGCAGCAGAAGCACAGAATCGGCGCGCTCGGAGCAAGCGGAAAGTTGTTCGGCATATACGACCAGGACTTCCTCTCCGGCGAGATTGACACCATAGGGAACCTCGCGGAAGGCGTTACTGCGTACAAGTTCGTGCCGAGAAACATAACCGAGTTCCTTCCGGTAGATATTATGCTCATCGGCATTCAGGAAGACGACGTGTCGGGTGCTTATTATAAAGCCGTTATGAGAGACGTGGTTTTCAATTCCGAAGACTTCGGAGTCGATGTTGATGGAACGGCTCCTGTCAAGAGACTCGAATTCCTTTGCAGAAAGTTTAGTGGTTGGCACAAAGCTCAGGCAACGGCGTAAGAGGTGATCCTTATGCCTAGAATGTTTGCGATAGGTCCGACCAACATCGTTCTGACAGTTGACGGAGTGACTATAGCGACCGCTCAGTCGATAATGGCCAGGATAGCTAAAAACAGAGTTCCGCTTCACGGATTAGGAAGCATCGACCCTATCGACTTCGGCGATTCCGCGTACGTTGTTTACGGAAGGCTCGTGAACGCCGTAATAGAAGACTCGCTTTTCAAGAAGATAGTCGATGCCAGGTACAACGACAAGAAGCGTTTCGAAGTCGTGAGGCTCTCAGATCCTATCGTGGGCGAAACCGTGAAGTTTTCGGATTTCCCGTATTTGAAGGACGGCAATTCGAAGTTCGAGAACACGATAAGGCAGTTGTGGGATATAGAAGCGGTCCAAACAAACTTCTCCAACGACACGCCGATCGATTGGAACACGTATCTCCCTCTCGGCCTAGACGAATTCCCGGCGCTCGACATAATGCTCATAGGAATGCCTGAAGCTGGCGCGATAACCGGAGACGATGCCAACAGAGGTTACAACGTGCAGGCATACAAGATGACCATTCGCGACGTGAGATTCTCGACGATAAGAATGGATATAGCCGCAGGTTCGCCCGTGATATCCGAAACCATAGATTTCGTTGCAAGATCAATAGACTCGTGGAAACCGATCTTCTCAGAACCGGCATCTCTTTAACCTCTTCGCATTACCCCCTTCTCAACAGCGGACGGCAAAACAGGTCGTCCGTTTTTCGCTTTCGTTGTTATTCCTTCACTTGGAGGTGAGTGAATTGCCCGCTTTTACGCCTAACCAGATTTACATAATCGACTCGACTCACGGAGTGCGCCTCGGAACAATCCAGGGCATAACCGTCCAGGTCAACAGGGAAATGACCAACGTTCCATTCGTAGGTTCCCGGGACAACACCGTCGTTTACAGGGGAAACAGGGGGACTACCGGATTTATAAGGAACGCCAACATCGACGGAACATCGCTTTACGAACTGCTTAAAGACGATTATAGGCATACTGCAGGATTCTTCAAAAGAAGATTTAGCCCGAATGACCCTGGCGAAAGTTATGCCGGGAAAATAGGTTCGGTTGGAGACGGCAGTGTAGTGGATCTTCTTGTGAAAATAACTCCAAAATTGCTTACAGACCTTTTGCCTATAGACATCGTTATACTCGGTCATGCCGGCGGCTTGAATGACGAGAGCGATATCGGAATAATGATAGTCAAAGACGTCATCTTCGCGAGCAACACCCATTCGATCGAACTCGGGCAGGCTTCAGTCGTCGAAGGTTGCCAATTCGTTGCCAGAAGAGTGTTCCCGTTCATGAAAATAGGGAAGGTTAAAGATTTAGTTACTTCGGCAGCTCAGTAAGCCGGTGGTATTATGCCGCAGGCCGTAATAACACCAAGCGACGCCCACATATTCATGTACAGAGCCGACGCCATGGCGACGCCGGTGTATATGGATACAGTGGCGTCAATAACCGTATCTCGCGACGCTTCGGCAAGGCCAGTCTTCAACCTCGGCACTCAGGAAGTCGATGGTTTCACTTTCGGCTCCAACGTAGTCGTCGGGAACATCGTGTTCTACAAGACGACGGAGTACCCGTTCGCGAAGGTCTTGAGCCAGATATCGGATTCCCAAATCGGCAACCTCGTCTATTACAAGCGCCTGTCTGACATAGAGCAGGTTCACTACATAACCTCTCTGGACACAATACCGGCCGAGAAGACCGTCCCCTTCTCTATAATCATAATCTACCGTGCCGAAATACTGGAAAGCAGAGTTCCGATGGACATTCTCGACGAAATGAAAATAGTGTCGTCGCGCCAGGAACTCGACCACAATTCAACACCGATAGTTATATACGATTTTGTAGCTAGAAGGCTCAGGCACTCGTACGCGCGGGTCTCCACCGACTCGCAGAATGGCACCATAGAGATAGACGCCAGCGCGATAAGGTTCAACAAGCCTAGAGCCGACTGGTCCAGAGAATACGAAAAGATAATTAGATCAGGGACGTGATGCCGATGCTGATGGAACAGAAGCAGTTTTCCGTTTATTATTCCGGCTCCGACGTCGAGATTGTCGTCGGTAGTTACGTCCTCGACCTTGTCTCTTACATTCAGTGGGCCAACGGAAGCGGCGTCGTTCCGTTTTACAGTTGCTTCTCGCCGGAACCGCGCGGCGTACTGCAAACGAACAAGATCGTGAAAGGCCAGCTCGGCTTCAACTTGAAATACGCAAACTATCTGGAAGCCCTCACCAAGAAAGTGCCGGGCTCCAAGATTCTCTGGAATGGAACGATATATCTCCCATCCATGGTCGTAGCCGCGACCGGCAACGATATAGTTCCGACATTCACCTTCAACGGTCTCTATCTCAGCGGCGGAGTAAAGACCGCCGTACCAGACGGCAACCCACTTCAAGACATATACCAATTTATTTCTATGGATCTCGTCAAGAGAGACGAGATATAAGGAGCGGAGTTAAATGGAAGATAAAACCAATGAAACGGAAAAACTAGAAGAGACGAAAGTCGAATCCATGTTGAAGCTGTACAACGAACTGGCCGTAGCGATGATAAAGGAAAAGCACCCCGAGGCCTTCGCAATCATGGAGGGCGCCGAGGACAAGAGCAAGATATTCGCCTACATCTTCGACGAAGACAACGTGTTCGTGTTTTGCCCGGTGAAGAGGTCCGTTTACAAGAAGATAAAGCGCGAGTCTAAGGACGCTCTGGAATTTACCGACAAACTCGTCGTCGCATGCTCCCTGTACCCGAAGATAAGCGAAGATATGATAGACGACATGGACGCCGGCATAATCGAGACGCTTTCCGACATGATACTTGCCTCGAGCAATTTCGCGTCCGATAATCCGGTAGTAACGATATGAAGGCCGTAGATTCCGCTATTTACAGGGCGAAGAAAAAGCACGGGTATATCCTTTTCGTCGAGGAAGAAGGAAGGTACGTCATCTGCAGACTTCCGAGCGTGAGAGAGTTGGAGGCTGCAGTGTCAACCGCCATATTCCGCGACGAGGACAAATACTTCATCGCTTCGCTTCTGTACGAAGACCTACTCGTCGAATCTAACGACGATTCCGATGAACTTCGCTACGACATGGAAGAGAAGATAGCAGATATCCTGCCTGTAAGTTCCGAAGAATACAAGACCTTTGAAAATGACGTGCTGAACAGGTCACACTCTGAAGTTTACAACTTGGCCCTGAAGGTCAGCATCTTCACCGGTGATGGGTTCGACGAGTTGCTCGACAAAGAGATCGATGCGCTGGTCGTGAAGAACGCCGTAATAGACGAGATGACGGAAGAAAAGTCTCAGACCACCGCGCCGGCGAAGGCCGACAGATTTACCCCCACGACCGTCGTGCCGAAGAATCCCGAAAAAAGCCCGACGTACCACAAGGAGTTCAATCCGTTTGGTTTCCCTAACATAACAATCACAGAGGATTAAAACCATGCCCGAGCGCGTGTTTGACGAATACGACCTTCAGAGCGACACGAAAAAAGCACGCGAAAGAGTTGAAAAGAGAAAGACTTCACCGCTCGGCTGGGTAACGGCCGGAGCTGCAACTCTTCTCTTGGGCGGTCAGGCAACCGGCCTGTTCAAACGACTCGACTACATAATCGGAGCCTCGGCTCTCAGGAAACTCCCGTCTCTCCAGAAATTCTTCGACATAGACACCCTCGAGAAGGAACTGAATCCTACAGTTCTCAACACAGTAAGACACAACCTGAAACACACGAGCATATTCACCAAGTCGATAGAAGGATTCGCCGACGTCAGCGTTAGCGGCATGCTAACCGCCGCACTCAGGAACACCGGTGCCGGTGAGATAATAAAACGGTTCGACGAATTGACCGACGAATCGAGAAGCAACGCGATAAGCGCTTTTTTAAGAAACGCAATGGTCATGTCAAACCCCGCTTCTTATCTTGTTTACAAGGCCGTCGGCGGTGAAAGGGCGAAGGAACAATCGTACGGAGAATACCTCGCCACCACGGCCTTGCCTTTCTCTGCGATTTCGTCGGCTTTGAATATAAAAGGCGTAGCCAAGGCCGTAATGAAAAACAACGCGTTGAGAGAGAAAGCGATCTCGGCTATATCCTTCGCAGACGATTTCGTCGATAGAATAACCGGAACTGTCAATTACATAAACGACGCGGTGAAGGAGCGAAGCTGGAAAGACATATTCGATATCTTCTCCGGTGGCCGGAAGGCCGTTATCGCCAAGATAAAGGCGAAGTCGGAAGGAATAAAGGGCGAACGTCTCGGCTTCTACTCGTACAACATACGCAGGCTTTACGAACTGGAAAACGTTTTGCGGCACGTGAACTCGACGGAAAACAGGATATCCGAGGCAATCGAAAAGAACATCTTCGAAGAGTTCATGAAGATCTCAGAAGAGGCCGGCAACGAGAGAGGCATAAAGTCTATCCTCGAACTCAAAAGTGTAACTGTCGGCGATTATCTGAACATCATAGACGCGAGCAAGGGCAAAGTCAGGGCCGGCGCCCAGCACTTCGAAGAGCTCACCGAACTTTTGGAAAAGCGCGGGATCGATTCCTCCATCCTCGAGAAGATGCCGATAGGCCGAAGCGTCTTCGAGGTCGGCGGGAAACCGAAGGTTATAAGATCGTTCGGCGAACGTGCTGCCGACGCTGCGCTCTGGCTCGCCGAGAACACGAAGATTCCAGTGATCGGATTCAATCCGATCGCGCTGTTCAATCCGCGTTTCGTTCACGAAGCCATGTATGAACGCTCGGCCACCGTCTTCAGGAAGAAGCACTATATCCCGACGAAAGAAGGACCCAAGAGCGTACTCGAACTGGCCGAGGATTACTTCGCCAGCAAGGGCATAAGAATACCGTCCGCTTTCCAGGTTGGCGATATAATCGGCGACGCTAACATGATAATGATCGGCAACAGGTCCGTGCTCGAAGTCGATTTCACCCCGATGATCGAATACATTAAGACGAAGAAGAAGCTGCCGGCCGTGTACATAGATATAACCGACACGATCGGCGAAGGCCGTGCCTACGGAAAATCCTTCATAGGCAGCAGAATGTCGAAGATCTACATGATGCAGGCCGGAATGTTGAGGCTTCCTGAGCGTACCAGTGTACTCAAAAGGCTGGACCTACCGTTCAACAACATCGCCAACTTCGAGGAGACTTACTTCGAAAGGCTCGGCCGCGCCGCCAAGGTCATGACGCACAACACGGCGCTCAAAGATATCTTCGAACGCCTCGGCGTAGAAGACGATGTTTCGGCCGGCAGCGGTTCCGCTATAAGGGATAAACTGGAACGCATTAAGAAGGGACCGGCTAAGAGAGTCGTTCAGGGCTCCGATCTGGAACAGTCGGCTTACGATCTCGGCTTCGTTATAGACCTCGTGAAGTTTTCCGAATCTTCGCCGGGCCTCAGAAAGATAGCGAGGAAATACAAGGAATCTGTAGGCCTGGAAGAGTGGTTCGAAACGTTCATCAGGGGAGTCAAGACCGACGCGAAAACTTTCGGCCGCATAAGCGGTTCGTTCGAAAAAGCACAGATCGACGTCGAACACGACGCAACAGCCCGCGCCTTGCTCGCAATGTTACGCGGGATAGGCCCGACCGAGTTTGAGAGACATATCAAAGACGAGTTCGAAAACCAGTTCATAAACAGCGCAAACGTCGGCCTCTACGCCGATATCTTCAAGAGAGTGATAACCAGGTACGGCGAAACGACGGAAGACATAATGCTCAATTCCGCCCTCGTCAGCAAATTCACCGATATCGCACTCCGCTCGGGAACGAAAGACAACGATTTTCTCATACGCCAGTTCGTGAAGGAGACCGGCCTCTCTCTCGACGCAGAGGACTTCGAACAGTTGCAGGGCGTTGTGATACTGGCGAAGAAGAAATCGGAGGCTATAATAGCGTCTAACGCTTTCGTCGATTTCGTCTGGCGTAAGAATTACGAGGAAGCCGCCGACGCTATGAACCTGTTGATCGGCCGCCAGCTCTACTCTCAGAAGAACATAGAGATAGAGGACATGATACCCGATGTGCTCAGAGAACTCGTAACGCGCGACTACGAACAGCTAGTGAGTTCTTCGTACGAAACGCTCGTGCCGAGGTCCTTCACAGGCGACTGGTTCAGGATAACCTCTCGCGCCATGCGCTCAAAATCGAAGCTTGACAACATAGCCAGTGCCAATACTTCGCTCTTCTTCAGAGAAGCCGAGCCGGGAGTCCACGGCTCCATATCTCCGCTGCGCAGGATATTCCCGAACGAAGAGAATCAGGTACCGTCGATACCATCTACGATACTCCACTACATAGCCGACAGGCCGATATCGCTCCTTGAAGATCTCGGCATAGGCAGGCCGAATCCCGAAAAGACGAGAAACGCCCTTCAATCCATAAGCAGAGTCTTCACGACGAGGATACTCCCTATATGGATGGGCATAGAGGCGTTGAAATTCGGAGGCTTTTTGCTCGACACGGCAACCGGCGGCGACGCTTCGAAGATAGGCGCCGAAGCAGTTAAAACCATCGCTATAGGCGCAAACACGGTCGCGGAAAGCCTCGGGATAGTCGGGGCGGCAAGACATTTCAGGGAAAAAGCGCCAGGTGCATCTGCCTCGCTCGCCTTCGGAGGCACCATGCTTCTCACACGCTCCCCGATGGCAGCGATGATAGCAGCAGAAGTGGCTGCCGTGGCCGAACATGATCTCAGGCCTACTGCCCAGCTCGAACGCGAAGTCTCCGGCGAGAAGGAAGTAGAAGTCAGGAAATCGAGGTACTGGACTTTCGGACGTCAGCCAGTTTGGGGTTCGAAGATATCGTACTGGCGGCCTTCGCTGATACACACCGCGACTTCCGGCTGGCAGTACACAGACATTCTGTACGGCTCGAAGCTCGAATACTTCCAGCATGCGTCGTGGCTCCCTACGCCGCTCAATCTCTTCGGCTTCAACAAGCTTGCCGATCCTTACTGGCTCGAAAGGAAACATTACCACGACAGGCCCTTCCCTGTAACCGGTTCCGGCCCGCTTTCCGAGATCCCGATCGCAGGGAAGTTGCTCGCGCCTATAGACATGTTCATAAAGCCGCCAGTCGAGATGCACACCGAAGACTACCGCAGGATTGTCAACGCGATGGCCGCGAATTCGAAGGCGGTAAGGGCGTCGCTCGAAGAAATAGCCGGCGAATACAAAAACATGGTTATCCAATTGAGGGCCTTCGCGCAGGAGATGGAAAGCAAATACAAGTCGAAGATAGCCAAACCGGCGTACGATATCTATTCGTCGGAATACGCGCTGCCTAAATCCGAAAACGAGCTTAAAGAACGTCTGCGCAATTTCACCGACTGGTTGAAAAACTACGCAGGTATGATAGGGTTCATGGCCGGCACGATAACGCCTGCCGGTTCGCAAGAGGAAGAGCAGTTGAAAGCCAAGGTAGCGACCTCCGACGTAGGCTTCGGTCGAGAACGCCAGTTCTACAACATGGAACTCGGTGGCATGGCGGGCTTCACCGAATACATAAGAAGAATAGTCATAAAGAATTACTCGCTGTGGGGAAATCAGTACGTCAACGAGATAGACAACGAGTACGTAAAGGAAAAGTATCCGTGGCTACCCGGAGAGGACTACTTCATGAATTTCCAGGAGGGCGATATCTATTCAAAGATCCCGATGGGCGAAATACGACTGCCCGGTTCCGGCTATGAAGCAACCCACGAACTCGTCGATAACTATGGTCTGATCGACCAGTTCCTTGTTCTTGCAAATGTCGCGCCGTATTCGAGGGAGTACACCATGAAGAAGGCGGCCGTGAAAAAGCTCATGGCTCGCGACGTCTTGCCGAACGAAGTGCGCTACAAAGTCGCTTCCGCACTCGAAGGAGTGGATATGCTCAACGAGCGGTACGACCTCAGCGAATATCCCTATTCGATGCCTATGGCCCGCGAGAAGGTTTCTCTCGGCCGCTACATCGGCGAAGGCATGTTCGAGACGGTGCTGCCCGGCGGCAAGAGCACTATGCCCATCAAGGTTTATGGTTTTGAGACAGACGTGGACATCGCGGCCAAGAGGATATATGAATCGGAGGGCGTCGATATAGACACGGCCTATTCCATAGCGAGGGCGAAGACGGAAAAAGCTGCCGAGATACTCGAATCGTATTCTGGCCGCGAGGTCGAATTGCTCGTTCCGAAAGACAAGGGTCTGCGCTACCACTACGAATCGCCCGAGTCCGTTTACAAACGCGCAATAATACCGGAGACTCCGAAAATGATTCGCGATAACGACCTGGTCGCAGACACGTCTGACGACTTCGGGAAACGCGCCGTTTACGGCACAAATCCAGCGAGACAGTTGTGGGAAAGGATCTCGCATATAAACACTTTCTTCTTCGAGAAGTTCGCCGGCCAGTATTCGGCTTCCGAGTATTATTCCAGGTACGAGACTTACGGCAAGGAACGCGCGCTCTGGCAGAAGCCGATAGAGGACTTCCTCAAGCCGATAGCCTTCAACACGGCCGCAGGCAATCCATTCGCAGGCCTCGCAAGGGGCGTAATGCTCGGCGCGTTGAGCGGCTCCAACATCGGAACGCAAGTCCTCGCGGGCGCCTTCCTCGGGGCAACAGGCCTTGCCATTTCGACCGCCGAAAAGATCTCGCGGCTAGACGGATCTCCGTGGATACCGGCCGAAACGAGGGAACGTTGGGAACTGGAAACGATGTACGACTATTTGAGGCAGAAGAGAGAAGACACTCTCGGAGAATCGGCCGTAACGGTTTACGGGCTTGAAAACATCGGCAGCGTGTCTAGGGCAAAAACCGCGTTGCCACAAACGGAAAAGCGTTTCCTCGAATTCTTCACCAACGCTCCGGAGGGAGACAGAGAAGAGATAGCCAGAATGGTTTCGCCGGGCTTCGAGAGCGTACTCCAGCATATGTGGACGCTCAAAGAGAAGACGATATCTGCAATAGAAAGCGGGACACGACTCCCCGAATCGGCGAAAAAAGTTATTCCTTCAGATAGGTACAGAGAATACGTACAGGCCAACAGAGAAGAGTGGGACAGGCGCGAAGAACTCATGTCTCCTTACGTGGATATAAACGCCGTTAGGGCGCTGGATATCTACAACCGTTTCGAGGATATATCCAAGTTTGATATCTATTACGACGATATAAGGAACGCGAAAATCTCGCTGGCCAATTTACAGGCCGCCAATTCGATGTACTCCTCCGGCATGGATATGTCAAACACGCTCTCCATTTTCGCCGAACTGTCTAGGCTCGGCAACGGCCATGTCAGTATGTCGTTTGCGCCGCGCGGCAGCAACATGACCGTTTATAAGTGAGGTTGAACGAGATGGCTATAAAGTACGATCCGCCAGCATCACCAGAACCGCCAAGCTCTTCGATCACCGTTTACGACATAGCCAACGACGCGAGGAGGATCGAGAGAAACACGTTCTCGCACGGTTTCTCACGCAGGAAAGAACTGGCCTTCTCGACTTCCGAACCGCTCGCGCGGCTGGCCGGTATGTTTGAAACGAAGTCCGCCGCTTCCTTCGAGAGGATACCGGTCGCTTCGTTCATGACGGACCCGGAAAGCTCAATCGCGGTTGGGAGACGCCAGTTGAAGGATACGTTCATCGCCGTGACCGGCTCGTTCAGGGAATCAATGGTCATGTCCAGAAACACGACTGTGGTGAACGCGAAGCAACTGATCGGCGCCTTGGGTGAAAAGACCGAACTGGAATACGCGCAACTGCCCGGCGTTATATACGACCGCCTTAGCGGTGAGATTGGCCTGGGCGACACTTTGCTCGACGATTCGGACGGTGTGATACAACTGTCAAGGCAGCACAGGGTGTCCGGCGTCGAAATGTCTTCGCAGATTGTAGGAATAAATTTATGGCGCGAAGGGGAATCGACGGACCTGCTAGGCGAAGAGGAAGTCATGGACTTTTTGAAGACTAAAGGGAAAAAAGTGAAGAACTCCGAAGCGCTCGGCCCTAAGCTGTCGAAAGAAGCCATGGCCGGAGAGCTATTCGAGCTTCCTGGCTACGAGATATCGCCTATAATCAAGGTCTCTGCAAAAGCCGGCGGTGAACCGTTCGATGTTATATACAACACCGGCGAGTTGAGGAGACAGGCCAGCGACAACATAAAACTCGCCTTCGAATTCCGCGACAAGATCGATTTCAAAGAGGGGCGCACCAGCCACAGCAGACTCCAGCCGCAAGTTTACAGAATGATCGACGCAATAGCCGGCAGGCGACTAGGCGAGGAGACGAGGGCGCTCTACGGGGACACCAACTTCCCTTCTCTCGAACTGAAAAAGCCCGGCAGGATCTTCTTCGACATAGAGACTTCTTCGAACAGGTATCTTCCAGAAAACAAGAGGACGATAACTCAGTTCGCTTTCAAAGACGACAGTACAAAGAATTCTCTGTCGTTCTTCAACCTTTCCGAAATAGTCCGAAAGGAAGACGACGGATACAGGATAAACTACGACGTGCTTGAATCGCTTCCTTCTTCCACAGCTCGCTTCAGAGAGCAGAAGGCACTGATCGAAACTCTTGCCGAGGCTGTAACGAAGGGCGATTTTGTGGAAAACGACGAAGGCCTCTTCGAAACCGTAATAGGAAGCGAGAGGCACGCTTTCTCGCTCACCAGAGAGCAGGCCTTTGGCCGCATAAGCAGGTTCCTCAAGGAGAGCGACGCGAAGGAAATGGCCGGATACAACATAAAGGAATTCGACATACCTTTCCTTGAAAGGTATTTCGGAGGCGACATTTTCCAGAAGGCCGTTGGCGATCACACCGTGTACGACGTGTACGAAGATGTGTTGAAAAACAAAGGGTTCGCGGAAGGCTTCTACGGAGTGGACCTCGGCAAGACAGCGACGCTTTCCTCTATTTACAGATCATTCACCGGGCGCACGGTTTCCGGAGCTCACGAAGCTGGATTCGACGTAGAAATGACCATCGACATAGCCGACAGACTCGCGGCCATGAAAAACACTACCGAGAAGGTCAGGGCTTCCGGCGGCGAGAGTTATAACCAGTTGTACGACAATTTCTCGCGTTTGCTCGAAGCTGGCGGAAGGGCGCTCGGAGCAGAACCGACCGAGTATTATTACGACTACGACCAGTTCGGCGATCTGGTCAAGTACGCTTCGAACATGCCGTACCTTCCAATATCTCTGAAGGGCAAAGAGCATAAAGGCATATACGGCGCCTTGCAGGAATCGCACGAGGGTTCTCTCGAAAAACTCGTCTCGTCATTTCTTAAAGGACGCGTGATTTCGTACGGAGGAGTCGATTTCACAATTTCCGACGCGAAGCCCGCAGAGTCCGACCTGTCCTCGAGAGTGTTCGCAAAACCACTTAACTCGATACACATGAAAGATTTGAACGCCGTGAAAGACGTCTCGGTATCCGGCCGCAGTCTGAAAAGCGAAATAAAAAGCTACGCAAAGAACTTCATTAAATTCATGCGGGACGTTGAGTACGAGACGAAGGCCGACGAGTACAAAAGTCTTAGATTGTATTCTCAAAAAGAAATAGACAGAAAG